ACCCTCACTCAGCAGGAGTGGCTAGAGATCCTCGAGTACTTCAACTGGACCTGCGCGTACTGCTTGCGGACGGGGTTGAAGTTGACACAGGAGCACGTCATCCCTGTCTCTCGCGGGGGCGGAACAACGGCCGAGAACATCGTGCCGGCTTGCGGCAAGTGCAACTCGAAGAAGCGCAACCGTTGGGTACTCTGCATGCTCAGTTCTAGTTCTTTGCGGGGTTGCGGGATAAGAACCATGGAGCGCTGAGCGCGCTCTGTCCCCCAAGGAGGAGCCAGTGACCTCACAGAAGAAGAAGTTTCGCGTCGTCGGTGTACAGTACAACAAGAAGATGCCGACGTATGCCGCGGCCATCGAGACGGCGGCGAACAAGCTGGATGCGGACGGCTACACCTTCCAGCTGCATGACCAGGACGATGGATCGATCCTCTTCGGGGTTCTCCGAGAAGAGAACCCATTGTCTGCGCTACTAGGACATCTACGCCCTCAGGGTGCTCATCCCGCGGCGCTCAAGTTCAACCCTCGAACGAAGGCACTGTTCAACCGGATCATGGATGCTTCGGGTGACAGCTGGGAGGCCAAGCCATTTCTGGAAGCAGTGCAGAAGAAGATGCCTGGCCTCTTGCACGGCTTCAACGCCGACGAGCTGACCACTGCGGCAGAGGAGTTCGCTCGCGAGGCGGAGGCACACGCCAGGACGCATGACGCAGACAGCGAATGCAGCCTGCCAGAAATCCTGAAGGCCGTCTCCGAGATGTTGAAGGTCGCCGCGCGCGCGCAGCTTCAGTAGCCGTGCCCGACTACAGAGAGCGGGTCCGACGACTGCTCGCGATGGTCAACGGACTGCCCGAAGGGGAGGAGCAGCGTTCGATGGCCGTCATCGCCTGCAAGCTCATTGTCGAGCACAAGCTGCTCGACATGAACTCACCCAAGCCTCCTCCGCCATCGGTAGACTTCTCAGACATCTTCTCGGACCTCTCTTCTATCAACGACATGCTTGCTGCCGCCACAAGGCGCGCGCGTGAGGAGCAAGTAGCTGCCGAGGTCCGCGCGAGGCGCACGGCGCAGTCCACAACCAAAGAGGTCCCGAGAAGGGTTCTTCTATCGCAGCCGGTCAAGTGCCAGCTGTGTCGCACCATGATCTTGCCAGGCAGCTACTCGTGCTGGAGCAAGATTGGTGCGGTGTACCACACACCTTGCTGGGATTTGTATCAGGCATCCAAGGAGACTCCATGAGCCGAACGACGTGGATGAAGGAAGGCGAGATCCGGGACCTCGAGAAGCTCGACGAAGCCCAGATGGGCGCCTTCATTATGCAGGTTGGTACGCAGAAGAGCGCCGAGAAGATTGTCACGCTGCTCCGCAGCTACCGCATCGCAGCCATGGTGGCCAATAGCGCGTGGCAGGTCATGCAGGAGAGTCAGGCAGGGCAGATCACGCCGGAGTCCTGGGCGGAGTTGCAGAAGCGTCTGAACCTCTACGCGCCGGCGCACTTCCCACCGTACCGCAGCGACCTCGAGTTTCTCTGCCGGTCGCTGGAAGAGCTCTACGACTGGCTCTCCCCCCACAACCATGAGGGAGGAAGTACCATGGTCATCATGGAGCAGCTCTTTTCGCGCATCGACTCCATCCGCAAGGTGCTCTACGGGGAGTAAACAATGGGAGAGATGAGCGATTACTACAACGATGGCGCCGAACTTGCCGAGCTTCTTCAGCACTACGACGAGGAGACGAAGCCGAAACTCAAGGACCCGCACTACTGGCGCAGCAAGAACGGCCGCATCACGCGCATTGAGTTGATGGACGACCGGCACCTGCTCAACACCATCAACATGCTCGGTCGTCAGGGCATCCAGAACGCGCTTCCTCTCCTCAAGGAGAAGAACAAGCTGCTCCGAGAAACGCAGCTCAGGATGATGGGCTTCGGTAGCACCCTCACCCTAAGACGCTACAAGAACATGATCGAGGAGTACGAGAAGAGAAAGGCGAAGGAGCAGGAGGAAGAACTTGCCCAGATCAAGAAGAATGACCGCTCTGACGCCGGAGATGGTTGAACGCTCCATCGTTCATCTGACGCCGGAGGATAAGTTTGCGAATCTCGTTCGGGAGACCGAACGCAAGATGATCGACCCGTCCGTCTCCATCCCGAGCGGGTTTTGGGACGGGACCATCGGCAGCTTCACATCCGTGGAGTTCAAAGTGCGCCAGCAAGGCAAGCTCTTGCAGTTCGCACAGAACTACGGTCAGCACCAGCTGCAGCGTTACGCGCCGGAGGATGCCAGTGTCACGCTGCAGATCTACGAGAAGATGTTCGATGGAATGAACCTCGTCGGTGCGTCTTTCACGGCGGCAACAGGAGAGACCTATGTCATCATCGACACGGTTGGTGGAACTGACGCAAGCCGAATTCACGTCGCTGCCCGCGTACTCGACGTCGATTCCTACTGGCAAGACCGTCGGCAAGCGCTGGAAGCGGAACGTCAACTGTGGCGGTCTGCGTTTCGAGAACAAGGTCGACGAGACCGAGGCCAGGATGCTCGGTCCCGAGTGGTGGCTCGGCGAATACAAAGAAGACGAACCCCCTAGCCCCGACCACGTGCTCATCGTGTGGAGCAAGATCGTCATCAAGGAGAAGTAGGATCACATGCCGCTTCAGCGACCAAGGACGCATGAGCTGTTCGACAAAGTTTACAGCGCGCTGGTAGCAAACGCCGGCGCGCCTGAGAGTAACCGAGAGTACTTTGTACAACGGCATGTAGCCTGGAGCGAGAACCCGTACGAGACGACAGAGTTTCGCTTCATGGGCCGCTTAGGATTCGGGGGCAAGTTCTGGTGCACGCCGGACTCGTTTCACATCAGCTTCTACTCGGAGGATTCAACTCCCGCTCGAGAAGAGGTGCGCATCAAGACCAACGAGGCGTTGAAGAAACTCTTCGTTGCGCCGGAGGTGTGCCTGGCGTGCGAGTACGAGCGCAAAGTCGGTAACCCGTCTCCCAACCCACACGCCTGCGAAGAATGAGGAGAGGTCATGAAGGTCAAAGGGCTGAACACGCACCGTTTCAAGAACAACCCCGAAGAGAAGAAATTCGCTGAGGCTTGGGACAAGCTGAACGAGCGCTTGGGTGGGCACGCTTCGACCTTGGATCAACTACTTGATACTGTGCATGCTACGACGTGCACCGGACATGATGAAGTAGTTGCTGCGACCGTCATCCAGTGGCTCGGCTCACCTGTCGGACAGGATTGGCTGCGAGAGCTCGGCTACGAGAAGCGCGACCTGTGAAGACGTACAGCGAACACGAAGTCTTCACCCACGAGGACCTGCTGATCTTTCACGAGGCAACGCGGATCGTCGGCGTGATGCCTCGGCTCGACAGGAGCGGTGAGTACATTCGCTGCCACGAGCTGGCGCGTGTCGTCTCGAGGCGCACCCACAAGCAGATAGGCAAGACCCTCGAGGTGGTCGACGGCATCTACGAGGTTGGTGCCCAGCATTCGTGGTGCGTCACGCCACGAGGGCACGTTCTGGACGTGTACACGGTGGCACGCATACCGCCTGTGCAGCTCGTGGCGTCCGTGCTGACGATGCCCAACCGGTACACGCCGCGCGACATCGGCCTCAAGATACAGTACGACGTCGTCACATGGCTGCTAGGACTCCTGGAAGAGAGGCTGCATGAGTTTCGGTAAGAACGACAAGTCGAACTTCAATGCGGTTGGCTCGTTCAGGCAGCACGCTGCCAGCGTTACCAAGAGCAAGTATACAAACCCGTACACTGTGGCTCCCACGCCTGATTTTGAGACGCCTCCAAAGGAGGACAAGCCCACCAGCGACTACCGGTTCAAGTTCGTCCCCAAGACGGACAAGAAGCCGCATGAGCTGCTCAACGAGGGCGAGCGCAAGATGGGCGGCAAGCTCACCGAGAACAGCCTCTCGAAGGAGCAACGGGAGGTCTTCGACACCATGAGCAAATGGTATGAGCGAAAGGAGAGCGACTTGCTGAAGGTCGGCGGTTATGCCGGTACAGGTAAGAGCACGCTGCTCTCGGTGTTCGCCAACAAGTACCTCGATGTGCAGGCCGCCTTCTGCGCCTTCACCGGCAAGGCGACGTCGGTACTAAGAAAGAAATTCTACGAGGCAAATATCGTCAAGGGCGCCTTCGACATTGGCACGCTGCACAGCCTTATCTACTACCCCATCCCGAACGAGAAGACGGGAGGCATTCGCGGATGGAAGAAGCGCCAGAGGCTGCCCTACGACCTCATCGTCGTCGACGAGGCCTCGATGCTCAACGAGGAGCTCTTCACCGACCTCCAGAGCTACGGCATCCCCATACTCGCGGTCGGCGATCACGGGCAGCTGCCGCCGGTCTTCGGCAGCTTTAGCCTGATGGACAAGCCGCACCTGAAGCTCGAGACCATCCACAGGCAAGCTGAGGACAGCCCCATCCTCGCGCTCAGCGAGTTCGTGCGGCGTACGGGACAGGTACCGAGGATGGCCGACTGCGAAGAGGTGCAGGTGCTCGAGCACAACCAGGTCAACGAGGTTGTGCAGAAGCTCTTCACGGCGCCGGGCGTGCGCTACGACGACGTGGCGATGCTTTGCTACAAGAATGAGACTCGCGTTGACTTGAACAACCGAGCGCGTGTTACGCGCTGGGAGTCGTCATGGGCTGATCCTCCACAAGTCGACGACCAGGTCATCTGTCTCCGCAATACCGACGCCACTATCTTCAACGGGATGCGCGGCACCATCCAGGAGATCGAGGAAAGCGCTCGGTACGTCTACGAAGGGCGCGTTCTCTTCGAGGATGACGAGATTGAAGTGTCGGGCAGCATCAGCGCGCCGCAGCTCGGCCACCCGACCACCTTCAAGGACTTCAATGAGTACCACGCGGCCACTGGACATCGGCCGAACAACTGGAGCCAGGTGGGGCTGCTGCTTGATTACGGCTATGCCTTGACCTGCCACAAAGCCCAAGGCAGCCAATTCGAGCACGTCGTAGTGGTGGCCGAGAAGCCAAACCGCATCTCGTACGACGACTGGAAGCGCTGGATCTACACGGCCATCACGCGCTGCTCGAAGTACTTGGTGGTGCTGCAGTAGCAGCAAAAATACAAACTCCTCGGGTAAAAGAGTGATGGAGAGGTTCTTCTTCTCCCTACAGCCATCACTACAGCCACAACTGTTCCCGAGGAGGCCCACATGGCCGCGAAACGTCGACTGTGCCCACGTAGTACCTTGAGCAGCGTCGGGGCTTCGGCCCTGTACGTTGTTCACTAGCCTCTGCAACTCTGGCATGCTGCACGGTAAAAGAACTTTGAGGAGACCCAACCCACCATGCGCGTTCGTACTGTTCCATCCGAAGACATCTCGCCTCGCTCTATGCGTGCTCGCGACTACATCCCGCAGGTCGTGAAAAAGAAGACCGCGGCAACCCTCACTCCCACCCGGCCCGGGGAGACCTATGAGGAGAAGGTCCTGCGTGCGTGGCGCGATGCGTCCAAGACCAACGGCCCTGGGCAAGGCGCGAGCGCCGCCGAGGTGACCGAGCTGCTCTTTCAGCGCGGGGAGCTCTCCAGGCTCGACTCGTGCCTCGACATCGCCGACATCATGAAGAAGCTGCGCGCTGAGGGGCGCCTGTAGGAGCTCATCATGCCGTTGAACAGGACCGCCAAAAAGACAAACAAGAAGCTCGAGGAAGCACGCGTAGAACGCCTCGCAAAGAAGTTGTGGGAGGTCTACAGGCGCGGTACCGGCATACGCATACGGCTTGCCTCGTGGGGTGAGCTGCGTAGGACACAGTCATTTCTCGCCAAGGGTTTCATCGCCGTCGCGAAGGAAGTTCAGCGCATATGCGCAGAAGGGAGACTCTGATGAAGTTCATTCTGGAAGTGAGTGCTACGGACGGCGCCACTCTTGGATGGCACGGAGTCGCGGTCGTCGATCTCAGCAAGGAGAACATCCAGAAGCTGCTTGTACGTCAAGAGCTCTTTCAGATGGTTCGGAGCAAGGACGACGGGCTCTGGGACATGTTCTTCGCCGACGACACCGCCTGTTGCTACTACGAGAACGCTGATCTAGAAGATGTGCTCAACACGTCGGAGCTGGCGACGTTCGAGCAGGAGGAGGTACTTCTCTTTCTTGACTCGTCGCGTGCCTCGGTGCTCGAAGAAGCCCTTGGAGACGTGGAGCGCACAGAGATCGATCAGGTCGTTATCGATGACGTAGGTGTTCGCTTCTACGCAGGTCTACGTAACTCCGATGAGAGCATTGAGTCGGTGTACCTAAAGTACGACCGGCTGCTCACGGCCTTGAGGGCCTCTCCGTGATCAAGCCGCACCCTCTTCTGGGAGACGCTACGCCTGCAGAAGAAGCGCTCGAGCAGATGCGCGAGCGCGGTGGTACATGGGCCGCATTCCAGAACATCGCCATGGACAGCGCGAGCCTTGGCCACCTGCAGTTCTTGAAGGTGGGTGAGGGCTGCACATTCACGGAGCCGCCGGAGAAGTACCCCAAGGACACCGAGCACGGCATGGGATGGAGGTATTACTTCGTCGGGTTCGTCGATCTCACTGACGGGACAATCAAGCCAAGCCTTTCTGCTCCCGTGTGACAGTGCAGCCCGCTCCCTCACGACGTGCCTCCCCTTCCCAGTCTGCGTGACGAGTCGGCCCCAACCCATCCATCTCGACGTGCCAACCCTACCCGTCCCGTAGTGACAGTCCACTTCCTACCGAACCAGGCGACAGTCCATTCCCACTCGAGTCTGCGCGACAAGCCAGCCCTATCCCGACCTCGCGACATACCTAGTCCATTCACGCCTGCACGACGGGCCGATCCGACGCATGCTGGACCACGCGACATGCCTCGTCTCTTCAGTCCTCCCCTTCGCGACTGGTCATCCCTTTCTCGTCTAGGTGACCTGCCTTCCTGAGCTACGTCTTCGCGACGATCCGTTTCTAACTTCGCCCCTGCCGTAGCGGCAAACTGGACCGCACCTCGACATGCGACGAACCTGTTCTATCCGTTGCGACGTGCCTTCCCATATCCCGCCGATGCGACATGCCGCGCCAACCTTTGCCTTGGTGACATGCCGATTCGTCTCGTAACAAACCACGGCGACTACCCATCGCAACCCAGGACCTTCCTCGTCTCGGCGACTAACCACACCTTACCCAACCGCGCGACATGCCGTGCCGACTCAAGCCGCCGCGACTGACCACACCTGCCGCGGACCAGTACTAGTCACACCGTTGCGACATGCCGAAGCAACCCGTCACGGGCCATCACGACTATCCGCGTCCGTCCAAGCCTCGTGACCATCTGCACCAATCCCTTGTGACAACACAAGTCGACTTTGGACAAGCCCTCGCGACTATCTACGCCGATGCTCGCCTCACCTGCGTGACATGCCCAACCGCACCCCTTCCGTGCGACAGGCCACGCCGATACCTGCCTATCCTTCTTCCTTTTTCCCCCACCTAGGAGAACAACCTCATGACCACGACCCACGACTTCTCGTCCCGCGCTCTCTACGACATCTACAAGGTGACCGTCCGCTTCCGCGAGAAGATCTGCGGCGGCTTCCCGAAGAACCCGGACCTCATCAAGGACTGGATCAAGGCCGGCACCGGCTTCGACGACAAGCAGACCGAGGTCCAGACCCAGGAAGCGCTCAAGGACCTGACCGACAAGGTCACCGAGAAGAGCTGGAACACGTTCAAGGCCGACCCGGAGAAGGGCCTGTTCATCGAATCGCGGCAGATCAAGGCGCTCTTCAAGGAGTGCGCGACCATGTTGCGCTTCACCAAGAACAAGCGCGGGTCGAAAGACCTGCTCCAGCACGGCTTCGAGATCAAGGCCATGGATGGCGGCCAGCGCCACTATCTCGACCGCAAGGAGCCCGACGGCAACGAGGAAGGTCCCATCCACGTGCAGACGCCGCTGGGCCCGCGCACGGCCCTGAAGAAGGTCGACTACTGCGAGGGCGTCGAGCTCACCTTCGAGATCTGGGTGCTCAAGACCCACCCGAGCGACTCACGCTACCTCGGCGAGAAGGACATCGTCGAGATGCTCACGTTCGGTCAGGAGGACGGCATCGGCGCCGACCGCAGTCAGGGCATGGGCAAGTTCGACGTCGCCGACTTCACCGTGGTGCAGAAGGTGAAGGTCACGACCAAGGATGAGGACAAGGACGAAGCCTCGAATGGGGAGAAGAAGGAGAAGGGCGGTAAGAAGAAGGCGCCCTCCGAAGCCTCCGCCGAGAACTGAGCGACGCACCAGTACTAGCCTCGGCGACGAGCTTTCTCTGCCCAACCCGATCCCTTCCACGAGACAAGCCTCTCCACTCCGAGTCGCACCAGAATGACATCCCTGACCACACCGTGATCTTCCAGGCCAGGAGACATTCCGTCCCGAACAATGCCTCGTGACGTGCCAAGACTAGCCACCCCCCCTCGACGAGCCAAGTCCAGTCGTCCCCAGCGACATGCCTAGTCTCATAGGACCTGCCCAGGTGACGAGCCATCTTGCGCCAAGTCGCTCCATCACGTGCGACGTGTCGTACTCCACCATCCCGACATGACAAACCATGCCCAGGCCAGCCGTGTGACAAGCCAACCCCAGTCGGAACATCCCTGGCGACGAACCATGCCGAAGTCCCGTCCGACCGCGTCCTTCCTCGCGACGAGCCCAATCTTCTCATACCGCGTCTAGGTGACAAGCCAACCCCACCCCTTACTACGCGAGGTGACAAGCCGCGCCTGCACAAGCCCGCCCGCTAGACATGCCACGTCGACCCGTAGCGCGTGACGTGCCAGTTCGAGTCCCGCCCTGCCTTGAAGGCCCTCTCCGCTATGGCGGCGGGGGCCTTCTTTTTAGGCAAAAGAAGGTACGATTCGGGAACAAGAGTACTGGAGGCCCCTCATGAACACCCACCAAGTACCGACGACCGTCACCGAAGACAACAAGGCATGCGTCATCTGCCGCGCGAAGAACACGGAAGACGCTGCAGACTGCGCTGCTACTCTCGCGCTCTGCTCGGATCAGAAGATCTTCACGACCCTCTGCTCCGGGCTGTGCAAGCCGCACCGCATGCACGTCGTGCAGGCTCTCGCGCAAGTCGCGAAGAACCAGTCCACGCTACCGCCTCTCAGTCTCGACGTTCTTCCGAAGGGAGACCCGCGTGCGCTCGCACTGAGGTTGCGCGAGTACCCTTTCCTCGAGATCCTGGAGCTCTTTCTGCGCATCCTCCAGATCAACGCGCTTCTCACGAACACGTTGCTGGGACAGGATGCGGTCATCGCCATGCGCCGACACATTCTTGCGCGTCGGTTCCAAGAGAAGAACAACCCGCAGTGGGAGAAAGCGTGGGCGGACCATCTGGCATCAGAGGTGCGTAATACGCGTGCGCTGCTGTACAACTTGGGAAGCGTGTCTCCCGAGCGAGAAGCACAGGTGAAGCAGCTCTGGTCAGCCACCTGGTCACCGGAGTGAAGTAGGGAAGGGGTGCGCAATACGCGCCTCTTCTTTTAGCCAGAGGAACTACATGAACAAGGCCCGTGCAAAGAAGAAGCTCCTTCGAGAGCTCGCCTACTACCTCCGGGAGAACGGCGACAACCTGTTCCCCGACGACATCGCGGAGGGTTCGAAGGAGTACCTGGCCTTCGAGCGTGCACGCGACGAACTCGTAGAAGAGTGTGATCGGCGTGGTGGGGAAGAGGACGAGGAAGAGGCGCAGGCAACCCTCGACGAGCAGAAGGCATAAGAAGCATGGAGGACACCATGGGCCATCATCTAATTGAGGGAGAGTTCAAGAGTGACAAGCACCCCGACTTGCCTGCTGGCAAGATCGTACTCAGCTTCAAGGACCCGCATGCGCAGCGCGCCCTATGGGAGCTGGCTGAGGACTACAAGGACGCCGACCCTGAGCTCGCGGGCGACATCAAGGCAGCTCTCTTCAGCAAGGGCTTCAAGGCACCGGCGAACTTGAAGAAGGCCCTCGAGGCCATCCTTGCTATCAGCGCCGACCGAGAGCGCTTCGTGCTGATGGGTGCTCGAGCCTTTATGGCTGCTGAGCAGATTGCCAAGGGAGCGCTGGGACTGTGATACGCAAGCAGAAGGACCCCAGCGAGAAGCTCTATGGCTGGTTCTCGTACAGCCAGGCCAAGGTCGGAGGCTCCTGCAAGTACACCACACCTGATGGTGCCGACGTCCTCGTCACCTGCGTAACGTCCTCCCCTACGGTGCATGGCACGAGCTGGAAGGACATCGGATGCGTAGGACAGGTCCTTCATCAAGTGCCGAACAGCTACAGGCAAGGACCTATTTCCGAGGAGCCGCCCAAAAAGAAGCCGCCAAGGCCTGCTACACGGAAGGAGCTGGCCTCCTTTGCGCGAGGCGTGGTTGATGACACTGTTTGGCAGATGCCAAAGGGCGGACGCATCGTTGTTGTCGTCACCGACGAAGAAGGCGCCTTCGTCGGCGTGGCCAGCAACACGTCCCCCGATGACACACAGCGCATGCTCGAGTGCGCCGTCAAGAAGGAGGACATGATCGTTCGCTCCGCGTAGCGGGCAATTCCAGGGGCCTTTCGGGAACAAGAACAATGGAGGCTCCTGCCATGCCGAAAGTACAAGAACCCATCACGCTCGAAGACATCGCGGACTGCAACCCCGAGTTTCAATGGCTACTCCGAGCGGCGCGTGACGAACGCACCGAAGAGGAGATGCTGGCTGAGCTCGAGTCGCCTTGCCCTGAACTGGTGGTAGGTGGAGGCGCGTAGTACACTGAAGGGGCCCTCGCCCCTTCTTTTAGCCATGGCCATCCTCCTTCGAAGAGCGGACCAGCGCATCCCTGATCACGGAACCCACGCTGAGCCGTGCACGTGGGACTACGCCAAGCACACGCCCAAAGGCAGCATGTTTGAGCACGACCTGGCCCTTGTGACCTGCGCCAATGGGCACACTCTTCGGCTTACGAGTCGAGTGCACTCTATCGAGACAGACGGTACGGTGAAGCCGAGCTGGGTGTGTACACGCACAGGCTGCACCTGGCACGTGATGATCAAGCTCGAGGGGTACAAGGCGCCATGAAGCTACAACCGAAGCCCGACGAGAACGGCGTGATCGTGGGCTACGTCTTCTACTGCCCTGGCTGTAAGCACACCCACATCTTCTACACGAAGAGCTGGGAGACCAAGAACGGTCCAACGCCAGCGTGGGAGTTCAACGGCAACATGGTGGCGCCCACGTTCACGCCGTCGCTGCTAAACACGTGTGAGAAGCACCCCGACCCGAAGCAGCGGCGCTGCCACCTGAACCTGACCAACGGGAAGCTCATCTTCCACGGCGACAGCGTTCACGACTTGAAGGGCCAGACCGTCGACTTGCAGGAGCGTCCGTCTACACAAGGACCGTGACCGCTCGGGTATAAGAATAGTGACATGAACTTCTACGAACTCGCAAAGAAAGTGCGTCTTGAAGAAGGTGCCTCCGTGGAATATGCGGAGGCCGGTGCCGACGCCATGCTCCGTATGTGCCCAGAGGCCTCGCGCGCACAGCTGCTAGAGCCTCTACCAGAAGAAAACATTCCAGGAATAGTAGCGGCGTTGCGGACCCTCATCGCACGCGCGAAAGCCAACCCCGCAGCGGCGCTCGAAGATTACAAGAAGAGCTTCAAGGAAGTAGATAGGATGCGCTACGAAGCGCTCTATAATTCCTACCTCTTCAAGAAGAATATGGAGCGTAGAGGACAACCTCTGACGCAGGGGCATTGGAAGCGTGAAGACCTCATGCGCATCGGCATGTTCTGGTGGCAGTTCACTCTGGCACATTGCGCCCTTTCCGACACCGATGGCTTCTCGAACGGGATTCAGCGCGGCATCGATTCCATGCCACCCGATCAGGCAGAGCTAGCCTCTCAGTGGGTTCGTACAGAGGACGGCAACTTGCTGGCGTTCATGGCGTCCCACTGGACGCACTACGCTTTCCCTGCGGTGCGCTACCAGGGGCACAAGTACGCTGCTGCTCTTATGTCGACGGGCATCCCGAAGGACATTGAGCTACACGCGCCATGGCCCACATTCCTCATCGAGGTGCCTGACCGTCTTCTGTCTGTTGCTAGTTCAATCAACGGAGAGCAGGTTGAGGTGCGCTACATCATGGCGTGCTTCCACCCCACGCGTCGTGAAGACGAGCCTGTGCAACCAGGTTGCACGTTCGTTGGGTGGTGCGAAGACGGCACGACAGTCTATCGTATTCGCCAGACGTACAAGGAGCTGCTCTCAGAACCAGAGGAGTTGGAGGATATGGAGCGAGCGGCCTGGGGCGCGTTCCAGCAAGAGTTGTCCAAGCAAGACGACCGCGTTTTGAACCTGCTGACGCGTCTTCTGGTCAACACCTGCGTCCTGATGACCGAGAAGAAGGACGTGAAGCCGTTGGGTCACCCAGCCTCCGATGAAGTAGCCATGGCACGCAAGACGCGAGAGCCCGTCTGTCGTGTCTACCAAGTCGGACGTCCCGTGACAGTGGACTGCCGTGAGGAAGTACGCCAGTACGTACACGGCAAGCGGCGCGGTACTGCATCGCTTCAATGGCTCGTGCGCGGCCACCTTCGTAATCAACCACACGGGCCGCAAAAAAGTCTGCGCAAGGTCATCTGGATCGAGCCGCACTTCAAGGGTCCCGAGGATGCGCCTATCTTGGTGCGCTCGCATGACTTGGAGAAGCCACTGACATGAACGACACTAAGCTCCTCGAGGATGGGCGCAGACTGAAGCGCGAGATCGACGACGACTACGAGAAGCTCTACGAGCAGCTCAGTAGCATCGGCACACTCAAGCGCCGCATCTTGGCCAAGGAGAGAGCGCTGCGCGGTATCCAGGATCGCCTTCTCTCTTCGCTCGAGATGCCGGCACCGTCTGATACAGACCGCGCCAAACGCAAGCGCATGATCGAGGCGCCAGATGATGAAGGCCTCACTAGGTAGACACCTGCGTCAAGAAACGACGGGAGCGGGCCGCAGAGGAAGGCATCAGGGAAAAGGGTGCTGGAGGTGAACCTAGTCAGAAAGGTCCCACCGCGCGCGTAGGCTGCGCGCGAAGAAAGGGGAGACGGGAGACGATGGCGAAGAAGAGAGTCGTGGTGAACCTGAGCGAGGAAGCGGCGAACCGCCTCGACTCCCTCACGATCGCTGACAACTGCTCACCGGGCGCCATCGTCGAGCACCTTCTCATGGGACGGATGCTCATCGAGGACGGCGTGGGGACGGTGCCTGAGCTGTCGGCGGTACGCGCCACCCGCGCGCGACGAGTCACGAAAGGACGGAGGCGATGAAGCAAAAGCTGGAGCCAGTGATCATCATCGAGGGGGATGTCTGGTGGTCTAGGCCCATGGTCGCCCGCCGCCCGCATCCGAGATTCTTCTACGACACGGACAACAACCGACTCGACCTGGTCGGATTTTGCTGGGGCCGCCCAGTCTATAGGACAACGGCGCTGGAGACGTAAGTGGCAAAGGAGATGGCGCAAGTAGGAACGATCCGCGCGCGTAGGCTGCGCGCAACGCTCGAAAGGAAAAGGCGATGAAGCGAATCGTAGCGATCATCCTTGCAGCGTCGGCGCTCGTCGCCTGCGACTGCGTACGCAACCCGATGATGCAGTGCGTGGTCAACGGTGCCGACTAACCGCGTGCATCGTGCGCGCAAAGGAGGACGAGATGCAAACGATGAACGACCCGTGCCGAGGGAATCACGACGGCGACCACGATGGGGCAGACCTGGACCCGGCGCTTACGCCGGAACAGATGCGCGTCCTGACCATCGTTGCCGACACCCCGTCATCGGAGGTGCGGTTGTGGACCAAGGAGAACGTCGTCGCGAACGAGCTTGTGGCCCTCGGGCTGGTCAAGCGCACGAGGGCACCCGACTGGGTCAAGTTGACCAATGCGGGGCTGTCGGCGGTTCGCCCGCCCCGTGGGTACTAGTAGTGACGATCCGCGCCACCCGCGTGCGCGCAACGGAATAGTAATAACACCCCCAAGAAAGGAAGGGTAAGTCGATGAACGAGCTATGGATGTGGGCCGCGTTTCTACTAGTTCTGACCGTCATCTTCTGGTTCGGATCGAAGCGGAAGATGCAGGCGTGCCGCGAGTGCGGCACGCAGACGGACCGAGCCTTGTGTAAGGACCACGATGGTGGGTGGTGAAGCGTCTTGATGAGCTGACCGAACATTTGAACGCAGCACTGCTTCAGGCTGCGGAGCGTCTTCGCGAGAAGCATTTGGGGTGCGCCGCCAGCGTCGAGCTCGATGAAACGGCCACCCTCTGGTGGAAGAAGCACGAGGGGCAGTGGGACCTCTACCTCGAGGACCACAAAGACAGCTTGCATTCCATCATCAAGGCAAGTCGCATGTATCGCGTGATGGCTGCATCGCGCCTGGCACCGAATGCACGTGCCTCTGTACCGCGTGCATCTGGCAGAAGGGCTTCACCGCCGGCTACAGGCAGTGCAGGCAGGACAACGAAGCAGCAGCCAACGACGAGAGGTTCCCTTGAGCCAGCCCACCTGCTGGAAGTGCAGTAGCTCGAACGTCGCCGTAGTCTTCACCGGCTACGCGCCCGTCTACCACAAGGCCAGCGAGTGCCCCGCCGACTGCCAAGGGCGTCTTCCTGGCAAGTCGTGCGGGGAAGTGCCGCAAGGGAAGCTGACCTGCCGCGCATGCGGTAACGTCTGGAAGGACGGCGACATCAGCGAGTACCAGCTGAGCGCGTGAGAGGAAGACATGAAGGACATGACCGTAGAGGAGCTCATTGCCCTCCTGCAGAAGCAGCCGAAGAATGCGCGCGTAGTTGCAAGCTGGGAAGGCGTCTTTCGCAGCATCAAGGTCTACCGCGCCAAGGCCGGCGAGGTCATCATCGACGCGGATGGCGAGGACTACAAAGACCGCATTCAGCGCGGTGTGCCCCCGTACGTAGTACCGGAGAAACTGTACCGATGACCCAGCCCGCCACAGAAGAAGAACTGGCCAAGGCCAGGGCGGCAGTAAAGAACGCCCTCAGTCCGCACGACCTCGACCTCAGTCACTATGCCGACCGCCTTCGTGGTCTACTCCTGGAAGCCTTCGGTCAGGACACGCGCCTAGAGGCGAACGGCACCAAGGTCACCGTCACTCTGCCTAACGGGCACAGCCTCACTCTCAGCATGTAGGAAGAACATGACCCAGAACACCACCGGCTACACCGACGACGAGATCCAGAGCGCGGTCACGTCGCTTGTACTGTCAACCATCCGGAGGCCGGTTGATACTTTAGGTGTACTCCGCACGGATGTTTCATTCAGTGATGTACAACAAGCTGCTGCGGGCGTGTTCTTGCTCTACCCGAACGCGCCTTTTTACGTTCTGTTCCTAGGGTGCCAGCGGCTGAACGACCAGATCACCGCAGAGTCTGCGCTCATCAGCCAGCTCCTGTCGGACATCCAGGCCCTCGGGAGGAAGGTACTGCCGGTCGATGACGTCTCGCCCCTCTTCGGAGTGCAAGCCTCGCTGCAAGCCCTCGCCTCGGCAGCGGCCAGTCGTTCTTCCACCATCGTCGACGTGACCAAGGCGCCCGCCTACCAGCAGTTCACCTCGAACGTGGGCCAGTTTCTGGGAGGGCCGGGTCAGGCGGTCAAGGAGAACGGCGCCATCGTGCAGACGCCACAAGGAGCAAGGGCCTCCATCCCAGGACTGCTGACGCAAGTACAACAAGCCCACGCCCAGCTCGTGGCGACCGTACAAGGGCTGGCTGCTGGCATCGACGACTACAACAGCATGAACCTGCCGAGCGTGGTCGCGGGCAGCATCCTGTCAAACAGCGCAGCTCTCGTCGGCAAAGACGCGGCAGCCTTGAACAGCCTGACGCCCACGCAGCGGCTCGCGGACATCCGGCAAGTAGTACTGAACCTTCTGACGACGCAGGCGGTGGTCAATACGTTCGGTGTGGTGTCCGGGCCGAGCGACTTCTACTCGCTCGATGGCCTCGGCACCGCCTACTCGGACGTGAACCATCTGGCGGTGCCGGCTCTAGCCGAAGCGACCATCGGTGGCGGCGCAGCCATCATTGCGGGCGTGAGCGACACCCTTCATCTGACTGTGGATGGCGCGGCGCCCTTCGACCTTGTTCTGAACCCCTCCATCATGGCGGAGCTCGATGGCTCACGCGACGACTCGACCTTCGTCATCGGCGATGGGGCACATCAAGTAGGCCCTGGCGGCTCCTACCCGAACAACAACAAGGTCAAGGTGAACGTGGGGGGTACTACTTACGTCGCCACCCTCACGCTCTCAGGCGCCCCGACGCACGCAGTACTGACAGGCACGGGCGATACAACGACGGCAGGGTGGTACGGAGGAGGGGGCACCCTCAATGGCAAGACCTTCAGCTTCCTCTTCAATGGGCTCACGGTGGAGTCGGGCTCCTTCACGGCGCCTGCCGACTCGACGGCGCTGCTTGCTCAGCTCAATGCCGCCATCTCCTTGTTCGGTACGGCCTCGATTGTGGGCAACCGCGTGGTCATTACAACCATCGGCGTAAGCTCTACGACGACGGTCACGGTTCTTCCAGGCACGGCCAACAGCATCCTCGGCTTCACCAACCAGGAGTCGGCGGCAGGGGGCGACAGTACGCGTACGGCAGACCAGGTGGCAGCGGACATCCAGGCCGTTCTTCCGGCAGGTGCGGTTGCCGAGGCCTACTACTCCCCGCTCAAGTTCTCCGGGGCGATGGACATCCCTGCGGGCACCAACACAACGTGGACGGTCACAGGTGGCCCGGTGACCGACCTCACGCAGCTCGGCGTGGCGCCTGAGGACACAGTGACCGTGCAGTCAGGGGCCAACGCTGCCCTCGGACCGCTGCCCATCTCGGCGGTGACCCCTACTTCCATCACCGTGACGGGCACGGTGGTGGTCCAACCGGGGGCGGAGGTGGAGATCGGCGCCGTTCATCGCAAGGTGCGAGTACGCTTGGACAGCCCCTCGACCCAGCTCGGGCCCGAGACCTCGCTCAGCGTCTTCGGTGACGACACACCGAGCACCAACGCTTGCAGCACGCTGGGTTTCGTCAATGGCGCCGTGGTCAACTGCCGAAGGACCACGCCCGACGTCGTGGCCAACGACATCAACTCCAAGACGCAGGTGGTGTCAGCGGGGACTGTGACCGTCCCTTCTGTCGGCCCCGTTGCGACGGCGCACACTGATGCCACTGTACCGACGCATGTGGCCTTCTCGACGGCGGCAGCTACGGGCACGACGTCCTTCGTGGGACCGCAAGTAACCTTCGTTGTGACTTCGGTAACGATGGGTGGGACCATCTCGACGGGTGACACCATCGCATTGCGAGGCGGGCCAAGCCCAGGTAATGGCTACACCATCGCGACCATCAACGGCGTGACGGCGACAGGGCACACGCTGGCGGTGGGCGACAGCATTGATGCCAACGGCACGTTCGTGGGTGTGGCAGGCACTGGTGTGTCTGCGGAGTTCGGCCCCACGCTTGTCCTGACCAAGTACCGCGTGGTCACCATCACGGGTGGGCCCAACGCAGGCGATTACTTCGTGAGCGGCCAGGGGGACACGGCCATCGATGCCATCCTCCTTCAGAACCTGCCCCAGACGCAGCAGGGCACGACGCTGCAGCCCGTGACCATCACGGCCAGCCTGGGGGACATGTACCTAACCTTGTCGTCGCTCAACACAACCACGGCGAGCGCGCTGGTCATCGCCGGCAACGCCGTGACCTTGTTCTTCTCGGGGCCCACGACCGTGGTCGGCTCGACGCCCTGGATGCAGCTGCCAAGCCTCCCTCGAGGCCTGCAGGCTGGCGACATCCTCGAGTACTACCCGACCGACTATGCACTGCCGACCCTGTCCTTCGAGCTCGTGAACGTTGTGGCCGGCCTGAACATCATCCAGGTGGGCGTCGACAAGAACACGGGCCTCGGCATCCCGAGCAATGCGAGCTGGCAGTTCTCTGTGCAGCCCGTGCCCTTCGCGCGCCTGCGCCACGGCATCAAGAACGACTTCACGGCGGTGCAGACGTCCTTCGAGCTCTGGCTCTCGCGCAGCGTGAACCAGCCGCTCTTCTTCGAGAACTTCAGTCGCGTCGTGAACCCTCTTCTGGCCAACCAGAACCCGACGGCGCTGCAGGTCGCCGCGGCGTACAACATGCTGCAGTCGCTCTTCGTGTTCCTGACGGCGGCAGCGGCTACTGCGCAGAGCCAGGACCCGAGCCAAGCGCTCGACAGCATCGTGCAGACGTACACCGTGGAACCCATCCCCGCTGTCGATACCCTCATCCAGAGCTTCGCCCAGAAGGGCAGCGACCGCGCGAACGACCTGCTCTTGCAAGGGCAGTTCTCCACGTTCTTCAACCTCACGGCTGAGGAGGCGAGCTACGCCGGCGCCTTCCAGTCGGCCACGCGCGCGGTGGCGATGAACGACCTGCCGGTGCGCAAGATCAACAGGCCGGAGACGCAGAACAGCCAGCTCCTCACGTCCGCAGCCTCGCCGGACTTCGAGTTCACGGGCTCGGACTTGAACGAGGCCATCCCTGGGGCTCCTGTCGATCCACCGACGGACTTCGGGGAGCCGAGCACCTTTGGAACAACCACTGGCTCGACAGGGTCGGGCAAGCAGTAGGAGAAGAACATGGCATGCGCCCATGAGAAAGAGAACAACCGCGGCGTTGAAGGAGAGCCTACGGACAGGCCGGGCATCCTCCACATCGAGGGTTACAGCATGGTCATCACGGAGGGGGTGAGGACGATCAACGATGGTGGGTGTGCTTTCTGGTGCAGGGAGTGCGGTTCCTTCGGGTACTACGTGATCCCTGAGACTGAAGCCTCGCGGGTGGTCTGGCTAAAGCCCGCAGTGAAGGAGTCGACCCCATGAAGACTCGTAGTGTTCGCGCGCTCACATACCTCACTGAGACCACGGCGAACGCACAGGAAGAAGCGAAGCTCTCGACGCAGACGCAGCCCAACGGCAACCGTCACGGGCGACGCAAGCAGAAGGCATTCAACCGTCTGCTCAATCGCAAGCTGAGCAAGATGTCGGAGCTAGGGCCAGTCAACGTCTCGGTCGGCCCCGATGGTGTGCCTCACGTGACGGTGAGCAAGAACAAGCTCCTCACGCAGTCCAAGAAGGAGCTCGAGGAGATCAAGAAGAACCCTGAGGCGCTGGTCTCTGGGCCTGGGCGCGAGGGCTTGGGGCCGCGGCCTCTACCACCCGACCTGCCGTGCGGCTGCCGCTTGTGGGACAAGCCTCCGGTCATTCGAAAAGGGTGCGAATTGCATGACCGCGGCGGTGATGTGGCAGGGCCTCCCGTTCAGGCGCTGCGCGCCATCTTCGAGGGCAACGTCGCGCAGATGCAAGAGGTCGAGCGCTGCCTGGATGCCATGCGCGAAGACAAGTAGTCGTAGCCTCCGCGGCATAAGAACCACGGAGGAACAACATGGCGACCAAAGCGGTGAAGACCGTGATGCGTGACATCATGGAGCCGGAGAACTTCTACAAGGGGCTCGACAAGGGCATTCGCTTCGCGGTGAGGGTGCTGCACGCAGCAGGCATCTACACCTGCCAGTCGTGTGAGGGTGGCAAGGGGCACTCCTACGCAGAACCGACGGTAGACATCCCGCCGAGAGGATGGAGCGATGCCGAGGGCTTTCGTGCGCTCGCTGCGCTGCATGCGTACGACCTGCCTGTCCAGAGCATCGCCATCCTCTGGAACATCGAGACAGGTCTTCCCGTGGAGCGCATCTGGCGCGTGACGTTCTCGGACACGATGATCGCACGCGCTGACGAGAAGCCGATGTTCATCCACGGCTACCGGACGTACGGCTGAAGGAGAACAACATGAAGAAGGGCGTCGTCGTTGAAGTAGAAGTAGGCGGCGTGTGGGTGAAGGCAGCAGTCGAGTTCCGCATCACCAAGGGCGAGCCACTCGGCGAGTACTCGTTCTACCGGGAAGACGGTGGTGGGCGCTTCACGGCCTGCATTTGCAAGGTGCGCGAGGTTGGCTCTGCGAAGAAGTACTGCTGCTATCAGATGGAGAAGCAGCTCGAGATGCCGGACTGTAGGCACCACATGTATTCAGCTCGCAGCCAGTGCCCGGACATCCTCATCGTGCCGCGCTACGACCTCGACCACCTCATTGGTTACGGCATGCCCATCAAAGACGGTGGCAACAGCTACCTCACTATCAACTACTGTCCGTTCTGCGGGCACGACCTGAAGGACTTGAAGTCATGAAGAAGAGCCGCCCGCCAGTTGTTCTGTCTGACGAGCAGCTAGGTTACGCATTACCTGCCCTGCAAGTCCGTCTCACTGCCTCCCAGCTCACCGCGTTCTCTGACATGCCCCAGGGCAGTCTCGGCTTCTACATCGCAAAGGGCTTGTTGCGACCCAGCGTTCGGCGAGCGAAGGGTAAGGGCCAGCCGCACATTTTTGGCTTGTTGTTGCGCGAACGATCACGCAGCTACATCTCTTCTCCTCGTTCCTCAAGGGGCTCCGTGATATGGCCCGCTTTTTGGGGTCGAACACCGGCGCTTCGTTGCTCAATGCGGCCTGTGCTGACATCCAGAAGCGAAGCAGTGGCTGGGCACGTATGAGGGTAGAGAAGGTGTTCCTTCTCTTGTCGGACGGTCGGTGTGTCGAAGAGACCGAGCGGGATGTATTGGTTCTGATGCGAAAGCACCGTTCCCAGGTAGTCCACGTCATCGACGTTGGTCAGCTGGTGGAAGACACCATCATCATCTTGACCGAAGCGATGCTGCTTCACCGACTTGTTCAGCCGGGAGCGAATGGAAGGGTCCCACGGAAGCCGGCAAAGGCGTCAACAACACAGGCGGAGAAGTGACCATGAGCGAATGGAACGACGCGATAGAGAAAGCCGCGCAGCTTATTGAGCGGCGGGACATTGTGGCCGGGCACTGCTTGGCTGGCGACATCAGGGAGTTGAAGCGCGACGAGCCAGAGAACAAAATGCCCGGTCCTCTGAAGGAGGACATCGCTCTGTTCCTTGAGCAGTGTGCCTCTCGCCTCGAGGACGCGATGTCGGTCATCGTGGCCGACTGCGACCACGACGAGGACGACCTCGCGTCCGAGAAGGCCTTCATCAAGGACGTCCGTGACTTCGCAGCCCACGTGCGCGCAGACGCTCCACCGGCAGACCTGGTGACAAAGAAGCCGTGGGTAGGAAGCTACACCTTCGCGAAGTCGCGAAAGCCTAGGATCGGCAACATCGTCCATGTGATGGTGCTAACAGGCCGTAGTGCGCTCAGCATCCGCCCGGCTATCGTGACGCGCGTCGGACCAGCGCGCGTGATCCAGAAGGATGAGGGGCAGATTGCTGTGCAGGTCTTCTTCGCGCCAGAGGACCATCCCATGCAGCTCAAGACACTCGAATTGTATGAGGCTCCGGAGAACGAGTGGAAGGAGAACACCTGGCGATGGCCACCGAACGAGTAAAGCAGTGTGAGCCTGGGAAGCACGTCTGGAAGGACGGTGCCATGCAGCGCTACTGCGACGTCTGCCTCGACGTGCAGTCCTACTACGCCTACTCGAAGCAGCTTGAGGCGGAGCTGGCTGCGTTGCGTGAGGAGCTCGCACAGAGCCGTGCCATCAACCGGGGTGCGCTGGAAGCTGCCATCAAGGTGGGAGAGAACCAGCAGAAGGCACTAGACCGGGTGTGTAAGGAGCTCGGGATGACGCGCGAGGATCTCATTTTCGGCAAGCCACTGCTGCGAAAGGAGGGGTGATGGCCACCAAGCGAGTGAAGAAGCAGTCGTTCAGGCATGGCGACATCGTCAAGACGCGCCCCGGCATTCCAAGAAAGACTGGGCTGCGTGGCGGCAAGTACAAGATCGTCAAGAACCTGCGAGGCTTTCTCATCGGTAATGAGGTGTACGAGGCGCAGCACGAGAAGGCGGACTACGTCGTGCACATCTACGGCGACGAGGTCATGCTGGTGCGCCGAGCGCGCAAGCCAAAGGAGAAGTGATGGGCAAGCAAGCTAAGAAGACCAAGAAGAAGCCGGCGCCCGAGACGCCGTTCGTTGTGACCTCACTGGGGGAGTACAAGGTGGCTGGTGGCGTTGCCTTCGATGAAGCGGCGCGCGGCACGAGTCGCATCGACCTCGTAGGCGAGAAGTTGGGAGGCAAGATGCACCGCGGAGTCTCACTCTTCATTCCGCGTGACGAGCTCGGCTTCTACCCGCTCGGTGCGAAGGTGCGGGTGAAGGTCGAGCGGGGCTAAGGATCCGAGTCCGGAGGAGCTTGTGGTTCAGACGGTGGACTGACCATCTTCGTCATGGTCTCAAGCAGCAGCTCGAAGTTGCCGGCGAAGTCGGTCTTCTCGAGCATGACGCACTTCAGCCCATCGAAGGCGTACGTACTGGCGCGCGTGCGTACGACGGTGGGCCGGAGCGTGCTCGTGACGATGACGGGGATGCGACGCCACGCCTCGTGCTCACGCATCGCGCGGGCGACATCGAGCCCCGTGAGCTCGTTCTCCCCGAGGATGATGTCGAGAAGGACGATGTCGAGGTCCTTCTCGTTGACCAGATGCAGCATCGCGTCCGAGAATCGCGGCGCGTAGCACACCGTGTGGCCCGCTTCTTCTAGCAGGCGCACCAGGGCGCGCCGGAACGTGGCGTCGTCCTCCACGAGAAGAATCTTCATGGATGCTGATGATACCAGCCGCAGTGACAGGAGCAGAGCGATGGACAACAGAGCGAAGCGCATCTACTTGGCCGGGCCGGACGTCTTCTACACGACCGCGAAGGAGCAGGCGAAGGCCATCAAGAGCGAGTGTGCGACCTACGGGATGGAGGGCGTGTTCCCTCTCGATGCGGTCCTCGACAGCATCAAGGTGCCGCACCTGATGGCCGCGCAGATCTTCTTGGCCAACGTGCGGTTCATCAACAGCTGCAACGCCATGCTCGCGAACATGGAGGCCTTTCGTGGGCCTTCGATGGACGTCGGCACGGCGTGGGAGATGGGCTACGGGTACGCGCGCGGCATGCCCATCGCCGGCTACTGCTCGGACCCGAGCACGTACAAGGAGCGCGTCGCCGCCCACAAGATCAACGACGGCCACGAGGTCGAGGACTTCGACCTCGTGGACAACCTGATGCTCACGGTGCCCGTGCGCATCTTCCAGTCGATGCAGGACGCGGTGAAGTACTTGTCCAAGGTGCTCGCGTGAAAGAGTGGTTCAAGGACATCAAGTTCAAGCCCGAGTCGCTCGACCGCATCGAGAAGTGCAACGAGATCATCGAGGACTACCAGGCGCAGGGCCTACGCCTCACCCTCCGGCAGCTTTACTACCAGCTGGTCACCAAGAACCTCATCCCGAACCTCGAGCGCAGCTACAAGAACCTCTCGACGCTCGTGACCGATGCGCGCATGGCGGGCCTGATGGACTGGGAGGCCATCGAGGACCGCGTTCGACAGCCGCGCGTTGTGCAGGACTTCAAGGACATCGAGGAGCTCGTACGGGTGGCCTTGAACGCCTACCGCCTGCCTCGCTGGCAGGGGCAGGACAACTACGTCGAGCTGTGGGTGGAGAAGGACGCCCTCGCCGGCGTGCTCCAGCCCATCGCACGCGAGTACCACATCACGCTGATGGTCAACCGCGGCTACTCCTCTGCGAGCGCCATGTACGAGAGCGCCAAGCGCTTCGTCGAGAACTGTGGGGAGGAGAGCGAGGACGACCTGCGCAAGTCGGCCCACCTGCTCTACCTGGGGGACCACGACCCCTCAGGTGAGGACATGGTGCGCGACGTGCGCGACCGGTTGGCTCTCTTCGGCGCCGAGCTGCACGTGAAGAAGGTCGCGCTCACGATGCCACAGGTGCGCAAGTACAAGCCGCCGCCCAACCCAGCGAAGATCACCGACCCACGCGCAGCGGCGTACATCGAGGAGCACGGCAACCACTCCTGGGAGGTCGACGCTCTGCCACCCAACGTGCTCGCCCAGGTAATCAAGAAGGAGCTCGACGCCCTGGTCGACAAGGACCTGATGGACGACATCATCACGCGCGAGGACGACGACAAGGACCGGCTGCGCCTGGCGGCCAAGAAGCTCAACAAGCATCGCGACGAGGAGGATGAGTAGATGGCCGAGGCCTCGAAGGGCGTGCGTGTGCAGGACTTGCCCGACCTGCTGAACAACAGCCAGCCGATCTTTCTACTCTGCGATGAGTGCTTCGAGCAGAACTCGGCGCACGCCGGCGATTACTGGGACCGGCCCAAGGACCACGTGTTCATGCACTGCGGCAAGCCCATGCGCCTCGTGAAGAAGGAGACGCGCTTCGTAGATGTGCCGCTAGCGCGGAATAAGAAGAAGGGAGGCAAGTAGATGCGTTGCCCTGAGACCGGCTATCCGTGCAGCTGCGAGACCGAGTGCGAAGAACAGCGCAAGAAGCGCGAGAAGGAGGACTACATGAACGAAGTTGAACGAGCCGCGGCGAACTTCAAGCCGGGGCTCTACAGGCACTACAAGGGCGGCCTCTACACGGCGCTCATGCTCGTGACCCACCACGAGACGCGACGGCCGATGGTCGTCTACATCAGCCACACCTACGGTGGCGCGAACGTGCGCCCGCTCTTGGGCTGGGAGGACGACCAGGACGGCTGGCTCGACATCTTGACGATCCCCAACGAGGGAGCCGCCGGCGGCTAGTCGAAAGTGCACCGCTTCGCGTTCGTCGGCCTGCTACCGAGCGACGAGACCATCACGAACCGCGCGAAGCTCATGGCCGGGCAGAGCCTCTAGGAGAAACCATGACCGACAAGAACATCGTCTGCATCTACCACGGTGATTGCATCGACGGCTTCACGGCAGCGTGGGCCGTGTGGCGCAAGTTCGGCGACGACGCCGAGTACATCCCGGCCAAGTACGGCGATGCGCCACCCAATGTGGGCGGCAAGGACGTCATCATCGTCGACTTCTCGTACAAGCGCGACGTGCTCAAGGCGATGCACGAGATAGCCGAGCACCTCATCGTGCTCGACCACCACAAGACCGCGGAGGCGGAGCTCAGTGGACTCGACTTCGCGCATTTCGACATGGAGCGCTCGGGCGCTGGTCTCGCGTGGGACCAGTACTTCGGGCGCCTAGGAGGGCTTCGTCCTTGGCTCATCAACTACGTCGAAGACAGGGACCTCTGGCGCTTCAGGTTGTCGCTCTCCAAGGCAGCCAACGCCTGGATCGGGGCCCAGAAGCGTACGAGCTTCGAGGCCTGGAGCGAGCTGGATCGTGCCGGTGTGCAACGCGCTGCCGATAGTGGCGCCGCCGTGCTCACAGCTCTCGACCGTTACGTCGAGGAGATGTCCGCCATCGCGCAGAAGGTCACCATCTGCGGCTCGCACGTACCCATCGTCAACGCGCCGTACATCAACATCAGCGAGCTGCTGCAGAAGCTCGCAGAGAAGGAGGCCTTCTCGGTCGGCTGGTATCACCGCGCCGACGGCAAGTTCGTCTACTCGTTGCGCTCTAGCGCTACGAGTGCGGTCGACGCCTCGGACATCGCGCGCATCTACGGGGGCGGCGGGCACAAGAACTCGGCGGGGTTCCTCTCGGAGCTGCCTCCCTGGAAGCTCTTCTGATGACCGCGCCGACGGTCGTCAGGGCGTGGGCTTGTGGAACGTGCGGCAAGACGTTCCCCAAGCCCCCCAGGCCGTTCATCAAGGACGGCATCGACGTGCACAAGCGGTTCGCTGAGGTCTGCTGCACGTGCATCGAGTGCGGAGGCACCGGTGTCAGTCGCCTCGGCGGTCAGAGTCTCTGCCGTGTCTGCGAGGTGAAGAAGAACCTGGTCAGCGCACGTGAGCACCTCGAGGGGCAGAAGAAGTTCCTCGAGGAGCTCGAGGCAAAGGCCAAGAAGCTGGGAGTGGAGGTCTGAGATGTCGATGCAGCCGTACCGGGGCGACCAGAAGGTCGTCCTCGAGGCCCGTCATCCTGATGGGACGCTCAACTTCGAGGGCGAGCAGCCGCCGTCGTTGCCTTGTCACTGCGGGCACTCACCGCCTGGTGAGATGACGTTCGACCGGGTCTACGAGCTGTACTTCAGGGAGAATCCCGAAGGCACGGGGAGCTGGGAGTACCTCAGCGAGTGGCTCAAGAAGAAAGGATGGAGCATCCGTGCGAAGACGTGGTGACTTGAAGCCGACGGAGTTCCATGGTCGCGGTTCACAGCGATTCGTCTGCAAGAACTGCAAGAAGTTCTGGCTGTGGACAAGCTTCCACTCAAAGCCAGGTCGTCGACTCGTTGAGCGTGACCGCGTCATCATCTGCGACTGCGGCGTGAAGCACTACCGCTGATGGCCGTCATGTCCCGCGGGCTTCGTCTGAAGCTCGCAGAGTACAGAGAGGACCTGCTAGCGCGCGTGCATCGAGTGGCTTGTCCTGTCTGCAAGGCCAAGCCCGGGAAGAACTGCCTGGCGCGCTGGAACGGGGTGGGCCGTCCGCGCGAGGTGAAGTGGTGCCACGGCTGGCGGCACAACGAAGCGAAGAAACTAGGCCTGCTCAAGGGCAGATGGTACGACTCGGACGGCAGGCGCCGGCCGCAGGTCGCGTATACCAGGCGGGTATAAGAAACGTGGAGGCACTGCAGCCATGACGAAGACCGAGAAGAACAACGCGAAGTTCGACAACATGACGCCTGCCGAGAAGCGGGTGGCGATGGCCAAAGACGCGCTCAAGTGGATCGAGGCTGGCGCACTCGTCCCGACGAAGGGCGTGTACGTGAACACGATCGGTCTGGACATCTTCCACAAGGCGAATGGCCCAGATGCTTTCAGCGAGGACGGCTCTCGTAAGCAAGCACGTGACGTTGTCCTCGGTGCGTGCATAGTGTGCGCGAAGGGTGCGCTACTTGTCGCCAAGGCGGTGCGGTTCAACAACGTCACGGTGAGAGATCTGGCTGACTACAGCGACGACCAGCTGACCGACTACTTCACGCCTGACCAGATCGATTTCATGGAGCTCGCCTTCGAGAACCGATTAGAGCCTTGGTTCACTACGTACAGAGATGACAAGGATCGCCTCGTCGCCATCCTCCAGAACGTCATCCGGAACAAGGGTGAGTTCCAGTACGGCGAGGTCACGGCACCCAAGTGAGCGCAACAGGGCGCAGCGACGTACGGCAGGCTGACGACTTCTACTCCACGCCGGCGTGGTGCACACGCGCCATCCTGCCGTACCTATTGACGCCAGGTGAGGAGCACGTTGTGCTGGACCCGTGCTGCGGAACGGGCGCTGTTCTCGACGTGGTTCATTCTGATTACGGTTCTTGTCGTGCGCAGGGCATCGAGCTGAATGAGGGACGCGCGGCGACTGCGGGGAGCAGAGGCTATGAGGTCCTGCCTGGTGATGCTTTAGAACGGCCGACGTTGTGGATAGGTGCCACGCGCGTTTGCACCAACCCTCCATACAGTTTGGCGCGGCAGTTCATCGAGATGTATTTCAGGATGCTACCTCATGCACATGCAGCCTTTCTCTTGCGCCTGAACTTCCTCGGCAGCGACAAGAGGGCGAAGTTCCACATCGCGCACCCGGCGGACATCTTCGTGCTCTCGAAGCGCCCCGAGTTCGTGATGAGCGTGAAGTGCTCGCAGCGTAAGAAGTACGGCTGCACTTACGAGGAGATCCTGCCCATCGAGGCGCCGCGGCCCGAGGGCTGCCCCCTCTGCGGCTTCTCGGTCACGGTCAGCAAGACCGACGCGACCGAGTACGCCTGGTTCTTGTACGGGCCAGGTAGGGGCGGGCGGTACGCAATCCTGGACGTCGGCGAGGGATAAGAAGCATGGAGGCCCCCATGCAAACTCAATTGAAACCAGGAGACACGCTTACATCCACGCTCGTGAGCTTCGACCCCGACTTCTCGCCCGACCACGAGGTCAACAAGCGCGCGGCCAAGGCGCGAGGGGTGAAGTACAACAGAACGCTGCAGGCGTACACGGACGTCGACGGCTGCCTCATTTACGACAAGTTCGGACAATCCCTCTGAGAAAGGAGAAGGACCATGTTCCAGATGATTCAAGACCATCGCACGCTGTTCTCTCTCGTACTTCTCATCGGCTACGCCAGCGGAGCGCTAGGCGGCTTCCTCGTGTTCCACTTCGGCGTCTACGGCGATGCTCGGCGCCTCGTGCGCGCGCAGCAAAGGTCCCAGCGCGCCAAAGCATTGCGGTGGCCCGCACCCACCATCAACGAGGCCAAGACCCTCGCACCTCCGCCAGGCTCTTCTCTCTACGACAAGAAGACCGTCAACGTATCCGTGCCGTCGCCATGAGCCGCCCGGTCACCTGGCTAGGTGACACCCCCGAGCTACGCCGGCAGACGCTTGGTCTGCTCGGCGTGCTCGTGGCGGTCTCTCCTTTCCTAGCGGGCGCCTTCGTTCTGGAGGTCCTGCGCGTTCCTTTCCTGCGTGATCAGCGATGGCCAGCGCCGAGGATGCCATGAGCATAAAAGAACAACGGATACTCGAGATCTACCGACAGAAGGTCCTTGCTCTGGAAAAGGACAAGCGCGCCCTGGAAGTCGCTCTGGAGCAGCGTGAGGCGTCGCTCAAGCACGTCGACAAGCTTCTGCAGCAGTCAGCGAACGAGACCGCTGCACAGGCTGGGAAGTGTGCGGCGCTCTGCAAAGAGAACGAGGAGCTCAAGGAGCGTCTGAAGTGGGCCGAACGCCGGCTCACCGAATCCCTCGAGGCCGCGAACAACGCTGCCATCGCTACGGGCGCCGTCAGTCGTCTCACGAACAGCCTCTCGATGCTCTTCGACACACTCGAGGTGAAGCTGGGAGAAGACAAGACTGCGCGGTTGAGGCACCGTGGCTAGGCGTAGGCGCTACTGCGTGGCGCCTGGCTGCCCAAACGTGGTGACACTCAAAGACCGCACTGAGTACTGCGCAGACCACCGCTGCCTCGCGTGGAGCGCGTCGTACGGCGAATGCGTGCAGGGCAGAGCGCACAAGGGGAAGCACATCAACAACAAGAACCAGGAGTGGGGTTAGACATGTCGCACATGCAGATCGTGGTGCTTGATGGGTTCCAGCTCGAGCACGACACGGCCAAGAGCCTGACGAAGCTCTGCAAGCTTCGCGGCGTTGAGGCTACGGTCACCTACGACGAGAAGCAGAAGCAGTACATCGCGGGTGAGACGTCATGCGGACCGAGTGTGCACGGCGTCTACGAGTGGCTCGAGAAGCAGCATGGAGTAAAGCCGTGAGTCAGGAGGATGTGAAGAAGGTGCTTGAGGAGGTCGACAAGGCTGCTGAGGACGCGCGATGGATCTCCATGGACAACGCACCCCCAGGCGCCAAAGGCTTCAGCGCCACGGTCGGCGCATGGCGCCTGCTCGTCGTCAGCTGGGAGACGGGCAGGGGTAGCGGCTACGATGGCACGGCAGCCAGTGACAAGGGCCTCATTCTTCGCCTCACCCGCGAGCTCGCCGAGAAGTTCTACAAGCAGGCCGAGTCGCAGAAGGGCATCCCGCGGTGAGACGCGACTTACTCGAGCAGGTGCTATCGCCACGTATCACACTGGCTGACGCTGAACGTGCAACGCGCGTCGTGTGGAAGCATGACCCGCTGCAAGCAGAAGAGATGGTCGGAAGGTTGTACGGTTTGTACTTCAGGCGCCTTGAAGCCGCGTACGATGCGCGTGGAGGACGGAAACGATAACCATGGGGGGAGACATGACAGATCAAGAGCTGATCGACTACTGCGAGGAGCATTGTAGAACGCCGATGGCGATGTTCCACCGCAACCACATTCGCAGGATGTTCTTGCTGGCGGACAACCAGAGCCTGCTCGAACGCTTCGACGCGCTCGACGCGCCTGAATGGTTCTCGGTGCATGCCGATGCGATGCTGCCGCTTGTGAACGCCGCGCGTCGGCGGATGAGAGAAGGACATGGACAACGGCCCGGACGACAGCCTTCAGTCGCTAAATGATGGGAAGAAGTGGGTGCTCTGGTACCTCTTCGTGCTCGCAGTCTTCTTCCTGTTCCTGGTGGTGTTCCCGACGTGCACCTGCGAGCTCCACACGCGTTGTGAGAAAGCTGACGCCGGCGGACAATGAACCAGCAAGAACAAGAGGAACTACTCAAGGGCGGCATCCCCTGCTCGGGGCTGAAGAACTCCGACCCTGACGATCTCAAAGGCTGCCAGTTGACGGCGAAGTTCTTCGACACCAATGGCAATCCTTGGTGCAGCCAGGAGTGCATGGTCGCTGACGCTGTGAAGACCATCGCCCAGTCCGAGATCAACCGGCTGGTCCAGCAGCTCGTCGACCTTCGCGGTGCGCTCGAGCCGTTCGCTGCGTTCGCGGAGTGCCTGCCTCCAGTGGTGGAAGGCGACCCGCGCATCACGGACGCAGAAGGGGTGGCCCTCAACTGCTACTACCTCATGGAGAACTACTCCATCACGTTCGGCCACCTGCGCGCGGCCAAGGGGCTGCTCGAGGGGCTGAAGAAAGAGGACGTCGAGCGATGGGTGAAGTTCGCGGAAGAGAAGATGGCTCTGACGCCAGAGGACAGGATACGAACCCTGGCAGAGGCAGCACGGGCGGTGGAGGACAGCATGGCCTCGGAGATCGCGTCGACAGTGGATGCCGACATCGTGCGGGAGATACAAAAGAAGCTCAAGAGCACCTACCCCTCGCAGGGCTCTCCCTCGACAAAGACATCCAGAAGGCAGAAGTAGCCATCCTCGGACCGCGGCTTCGTCTCAGCAGTGCGCCGCGAGAAGAAGTCGAGCTTCGTAAGTGTACGCAGTACCGCTTGCTCGAGGCGCTAGAGGACCTCTACTCACTCTGCTTCATCTCGCTGCCCGAGCTCACGCTCATGCGGCAGGTGACCGAAAAGCAACTCGTGGTGGAATCGCTCGTGCGCGCCCTCCAGCGCTACGACGCCTACTACACAACGCGGCATGACAGGAAATACAGCGTCGACTGGACGGACGACAAGTCCGTCTTCCCACCCGGCGGCAAACAAAGAAAGAGGCAGTGATGGAAACGAAGATGAAGGCCCTGGCGTACTCGAGGCACCTGCACACGCGGCTGAAGGAGCTGCAGGCCAAGCGCAAGAAGGACATCGTCGTATACGACAAGCTTCTGGCCCAGTGGCGCAAGGACATGGTGGTCTGGTTGCACAACACAGGGTCAGACCGCATCCTCAAGATGTCGAAGACCTCGCTGCAGAAAGAGCGGCGGTACACGGCGACCGGTCTCGACGTGCAGGCCTTCTTCATCGGCGCGCCGCCGGTACCGAAGTACCCCAGCGACGAGCAGATCAACAAGATCAAGGCGCTGCTCCGGCAGCTCGCCATCTCGCACCAGGACACCATCACGGTCTCGACCGAGGACGTCGAGAAGTACCTCATCAAGGGCGGTGAGGAGGAAGACGAGGACTAGGCCATGGGCAAGAGCGTCACCTTGTACGGGGAAGCGGTCGGGGAGTTCATCCGCGCGCAGCGTGGTTCCCCGGCACGCACAGAGGACGAGCAGGCGCTGCGCATCGCCACGCTCGTGCACATGAACATGGGCCGTGGCGCCGACCAGCGTGCGGCCGTGGCCCTCATCAAAGCCGTGGCCAAGGACGGCCTAGAGGCCGCGGCGACCATCTGCACAGCCAAGGCGCAGGGCGGTGGCTAAGCCGAGCCGTGTTGCGCAGCTGCGTGCCGCGGGGTTCGACGGGAGCTTCTACGACAACAGCCAGAAGCGCTGGCGGGTGCGGTGCTCGCAGTGCGAGGCGGCCACCATCAACGGCGTCCCGTGCCACGAGCACGGCTGCCCCAACAAACCCTCGCTCAAGGCGTAATAGAGACCGCCGGGCGAAGCGGGAATTGGGGCGTGGGAGGTGCCCCTAGAGCAGCGTGCAGGAACATGTGCGCCAAGAAAGCCGCTGTCCCTCCTCCGGTGAAGGCACCGCCGAAGAGGAGGGCAGCGCGCGACTTCCACGTGAGGGGGTCGATGGTCTGATGCAGCTTGAGAACGTGCTCGGAGTTTCTGTTGACCACCCTGATGAGCGTCTCTTGCTGGGTGAACAGGGCGTTCATCCTCTGTGCGAGGAACTCCATCGTGACGGCGTCCGGTGACGCAGGAGGGTCGCTGGCGTCCGAGGGCTCGTGACCGGGTTCCTGGGCGGCAGTGGCTTCCGTCATTCCTTACCTTTACCAGCTCGATAGCGAAAAACCCAAGAGGGGCACATGTTCACCAAAAAGGACCTCACCGAAGAGGAACAGATCCAGCAAGACTTGAGCCGCCTGCGCGCGCTCGGCAAGCACTTCGACGGTTACGACGGTGATGACGAGAACTTGCGTAAGCACGCCAACGCCTTCCACGACATGCTCAATCGCATGGAGACGGGACGCCTGCACATCCTCAACGCCAAGCAGCGCTCGTACGTGTCCGACTGCTTCGAGCGGTTCTGCGGCGAGGCGCAGTACGAGAACCTCGTGAGCTCGGGGCAGGTGCCTCGAGGCAAAGAAGTACCGCCGCCCGAGTCACTCAGGCCAGAGAACCTGCCAAAGCTCCCGCCCCACAGGAGGCCGCGATGAACGACAACGAATTCGCAGACGAGATCATCAAGCGCTTGAACGTCCTTCTCGAAGACCCGGAGGTACGCACAGACATCAGCCGTCTCGTTGAGCGACGCGTCCAGTGCTCCGAGAAGACCGTGAACCACCCCACCATCCAGACCGCGCAAGGCGACAGCGGTGCGCTGCCCGTCTTTGGTTTCCTCGGTCTGCTCAACGGCTTGGTGGGCGTCGACAGGGAGCTCTACGGCGTGAAGGAGGGCTACGGCTACATCACGGCGCGGTACAACGACGACGGCGACCTCATCACGCACTTCGAGCGTACGAAGAACAAGGGGATCTGACGCGATGGGTCTGCGGACACTCGACCAGTTCATCGAAGACCACAAGAAGAAGCCCGCGGGCAGAAGCAGCAACGCGTACGTACGAAAGACTGGGTTCGAGGCGCTCTACGTGCGGCTAGGTCCGAGGTACATCCTGGGCGTCCTGCATCCGCTCGTGCTCGACATCGCGAGCGTGACGGTGCGCCGTCCAGGTAGAGGACTTTTCACGCGGCTCGTGGAAGAACTTCACGGACGCGGTTTCTCTCTCTACGTCGAGAGTGTGCTCAACGAGCGCTTTGAGAGGATGTTGCCTCGCCTCGGCTTCGTGCGCGTCTCACCACTCCCTGAGCAGGCCTCGTTCTTCCTTGCACATGATGCCCCGATTCCGGGGATAAGAAGCATGGAGGTGTTCTCATGAATCTACTGGGGGCAATCAAGCGCTTGGTCGGTAAGCCGGAGCCCGCACCACAGAAAGAAGATCCTGGCGAACCGACAACAAAGTCAGGGCAGCCGTTGAGCAGGGGAGAAGAGACGCTCTTCCGTACGCGCGCCGCGTGCCCGGACTGTCTCGAGCCTGTGTGTGAGGGTCCGCACGGTGGGCTTTCCATCAACTACATCTGCTCGAACGCGAGTTGCGGCTCGCGCTTCAACGACACGGGTCCTTTCGGTGTTGACCGAATCACCGACGCGAGCCCCAACCGCACGCAAGGTGTCCAGTGACTGTGGAGGTGCTCTCATGCCGATCGTGAACAACCATCTGCCGTTCGCGTCCGTCGACGAGACGTTGAACAAGGCAGACCTTGTCCTCGCCTTCGTGGGGAACAAGGCGTACGTCGTGTCGGACAAGAAGTATCCGCTGCCCGACACGCACAACAGCGAGGTCGACCCGCTCGCGGTCATGCAGCGTGTTCTCGCTCAGGTGCAGCGATGACCGTTGCGCGATTCCCCGTGACCGGCTCGCTCGACGGCGCCGGTGGCCGGCACAAGGGGACGGTCCTCATCGACCGCGACACCGGCGACTTCCACGTGAGGCCGAGCCGACGCCGGCGGCTCTATACCCTGCCGCTCAGCACCGTCGCCACCATGGTCTGCGAGACCATCATCCGCAGCGAGCTCGCAGAGAAGCGCGCGCTCAAGAAGGCCAAGCGCGCCGGACGCAGCCGATGACCGGAGTAGAGCGCTGCTACCAGATGGCGACCCGGCACTTCGTGGCAGGCTTGTACCGCTGGTTCTTTCCCACGCCCATGTTCGATGACGGCACGGACTGGGAGGCGCAGAGGCACTTCGAGTTCGGTGTGCAGCAGCTCGAGCTCGCGGAAGTCGAGCGCAAGCTCGAAGAGAAGGTGAAGAACTGCGGCCATCCGAACAAGCAGCTGAAGTACTACCTGGGCAACACGCGCAGGTACTTCTACTGCCCGGATTGCTTTCACACGTTCGGTGGTGAAGAGACCGCTGAGAAGAAAGCGCTCATTAGGGCTGCCGGAGAAGGCGACCCAGGTGAGCTAGGAGAAGACTGATGTCCAAGCGTACATGTTCGGGCCACTGCTGCCGGTCGTTCTCTATCTCGTTGTCGCCCGCCGAGGTGCTGCACCACGTCTCGCTTCCGAAGGACGACCCGCAGCGCTGGCCTGAAATCGACAAGCTCCACTCGATGCTCATCTACCTCGGCGACTTCCCCGCGAACCCGCTCATGCGCCTCAAAGGGGAGAGCTGGGCGGCCAAGGGGCTGCGCATCGCAAGCAAGGACAGCAAGAACAACGCGCAGCTGCAGATGGAGGTGGAGGCGCGAAACCCTTACACGCACCGGCAGCAAGCGCAGCACTTCTACGCATGCAAGTACGTCCTGCTCAACGGCGACTGCAGCATCTACGATGAGCGCCCCGACATGTGCCGTCGCTACCCTAACGGCCACGACTGTGAGTTCGCCGACTGCACGTGGGACCCGAAGGAGATGGCCAAGTTCAACGACAAGCTCCTCGGCAAGCGTCATCTGCCGATGGCCACCACGATGAGGAACGAACCAAAGGACAAGGCACTATGCTCAAGCGTTACAACCTCCCGTCCGTCAAGAACGAAGGCTGGGCCATCATCGTCATCGATACCGAGATCGGCTTCTTCAGCACCGTCTCAGACTGGGGCAACTACGCCTACGTCTGGCGTAGCCCTGGCAGAGAGTTCCGCGCGTTCCTCGCCGACCTCGACGCGGACTACCTCTGCAAGAAGCTGACGCATGGTCGCAGAGACGCGAAGGTCTTCGACGAGGAGGCCACCAAGAAGGCGCTGCTCGAGGCGTTGAAAGAGGCCAACGACGCTAGTGAGGAGAACACTGGGCTTCATTGGAGTGCCTATGAAGGCGAGGTCGAGAAGCTCAAGGCCTTCGACATGCCGGACGAGATGGCCTACATGGCCTGGCAGTCCGAGACGTTGTTCTCTCAGGCAAGCGAGTACGCTTGCTACAAGCCCAACCCAGACGTGTGGAGCTTCTGCACGAAGGTGTGGCCTCGCTTCGCTGCCCTGCTCAAGCAGGAGCTTGAGAAGGAAGCCGATATGCTGAAGGCCCTCCAAGAAGCGCGTCCTGACATCAGGGCCGCTGCGCAGGCCGAGATTGCCGCCCTCACCAAGGAAAAGGGATGACCCATGCTGCTACCTGACTTTCTTCTGTCCGATTCCATGCGGAAGGCTCGTGAAGACCGGATGAAGCGGGAGGTCGAGCGGCGTCTCGCAGCCTGCGCGCCGTGGGACCCGCTCATGAAGTGGAAGCCGGAGCTCAACATTCTGGCCGACACATACAAGCCATTCAGCCTCTTCTTGGTTCGAGCGGTCAACTCGAACGACTGCAACGATTGCACGTCCGCGCAGGCGGTGCTCTCGCCCAACAAGAAGTTCCTCTACTGCGAGAAGAAGTTGAAGCGCGGCGACGTCCTCGAGACCGTGTACGGGCGAGACAAGGGCACGGTTCTCTTCGACGGTCCTGTCGTCATCCCCGCGCTGCACGACATGGACTCGTGCGGCACGCGGTGGCGTGTTGTTCCGTGGATGAGTCTTACACCCATGGAGATCTTCACGCTGCGCAATGGGACGAAGCTCGCCAAGGGGACGACTGCGGTTGTCGGCCTTGGGCTAGGGCACCAGCTCATCGAGGTCTCCAGGCGCAAGCAGGTCAAGAAGATTATCCTCGTCGAGGAGAGCCGAGAGCTCGTGGACTGGCTGCTGCCGCGCATCCGGCTCCACATGGCGCGCCCTGTCGATGAGGTCATCATCGGCGACGCTTACAAGGAGCTGCCGAAGATGAAGGGGGTCGATGTCGCCCTGGTCGACATATTCAAAGGCTACGGCAGCAACCACTACAGGCGCGACGAGCTGCGCAGGCAGTGCTTCGGCATCAAGCACATCTGGGCGTGGGGCACGGCGGACCTGCGTGCTGGGGGAGGGTGCTGGTAATGGGTAAGAAGTTCACTCCACGTGAGCTAGCGCAGCGCGCAGAGAAGGCTTGGAAGGAGCTCTGGCTGAGCCTCATCACGAACGCAGACAAAGAGCGCGCTGTGCGCATCATGACCGGGATGAACGCGCTCGATGGTGAGCGCGCCAGGGTTCTGGACAAGCTCGAACAGCTCGTGAGGACGTACCGAGCGTCCACGCCGCCTTTCGATGGCGGCGCGCAGATCTTGTTCCGGCTGTGCAAGGAGCTCGAGCAGCTTTACATCCACGAGAAGGAGGACGCATGTCCCAAAGAGAAGCAGCCCACTGCCCCATGTGCGGCTACCCGACGGTCACCGCCGAAGGCAAGACCTACCGCGGCATCTACACGCCGGGCAAAGAGTGCCCGCACTGCCAGCACAAAGACGTGCGCACGCTGAGCGGCGAGGAGTACATGGGCACCCAGGCCCTTCTCCTCAGCTGCGCGCGGATGATCCGTCTGCTGCCGCTCTCGGACTTCCTTCTGATGATCGACCGCGCCGAGACGACGGGTCCCATCCTCGACCCAACGCTCTACCGAAAGGCAATGCACAACCTCGGAGAGATCAAGGCTATGGCTCAAGGCGCGCTCAAGTTCCAGCAGTCGTTGCCCAAGGTCTGCCCTCAGTGCAAGACGAAGCCTCTCGCCTACCCGGGCGCGAAGTACTGCGGCTCGGTGTGCTCACAGAAAGCAGAAGCAGGAGAGCCACCTGCGGAGCCTGAGTTTTGAAGGTTCATTGGAAGCACGGGACTGTTTTCTGTTTCGGCTGCGGTCGACAACGACGGGCAGATCTGCTGGCTTCTGACGATCCGACGAAGGTGACCTGCATTCCTTGCCGCCGTCGGTTTGTACAGCACACCGAACTCAAGATACTAGGCGGGCACAATCTTCTGCCTGGCTGGCCACCTAAATGGAGGGCTGCCTGATGTCCTTCGGTAAGAAGCAGTTGACGACCAACGAGAAGGCGCGGCTCGAGGAGAACAGGCTCGCCAAGGTCGTGGACCTGACCGAGAAGAAGATCTTGCGTACGGTCGACCCGAGTACGCCACTTGGACGCGTACATCTTGTTGGGGACACGGAGAGGGCCATGTCAGGCAGGTTCAAGATGTGTCCTCACTGCGCGCAGGCCAGGGCAGGGGACTTCACCCTCGAGCGCACTGGCATCTGCTCGATCTGTGCGGGACTCTTCGCGTGAAGGCCTACTTCCCTCACGTCGCGGTCTCGAACAAGAACCTGAAGCGAAAGAAGGAAGTACGCCCTGGCGAGCGCGTCACGGAGAACAAGAGCATCGCCATGCACGAGCTCGTGCGGATGCGCACGGAGAGGCAACACGTAGGGGTGCTTCTGGTTGTCGATCTTCCACATGAGCGCGCTCGACGCCACGACGGTGATTGGTTACGCATGCAGCGTTTTCCGCTGCGTGTGATCTACCGGTACATCCCCACGGCGCAGGACTACAAGATCGCCGCCGTGGAGCTTCTAATGACCACCGGCGAACGCACGGCAACCGATATTCGCACAGGAGACATCAAGAGATCACCACCCCCAGAAGGTCACACCTTGGACACTACGGGGGTCCTGAACCGGAGCAAGCATGAAGTTCATCGTGTACTCACCGACTTCACCCATCGCGGTCATCGAGGCACCCACGTGGATGGATACCAAGACGTACGCTCAGAAGCGTTACGGCGACGAGGTCATCGCTAACAAAGCCCCTGTCGATGCGGACCCTTCCATCGAGCTGCGCTGGGTGGGCAGCGACTACACAGGCAAGAGCAGCGAGGAGAGGCGGCACTTGCAGGTGCGAGAGAAGACAGGGGACACCTGGGGAGAATGGAGCCAAGCATGATGAAGCAGCTCCACCTCCGCCTCTCCAAGCCACTGGAGTTCGACGTCGACGGCCTGGTCGACAGAACGCATGGCGTGAAACTCATCGGCAAGGCGCTCGAGCAGTTCGACGGGACCTACATCTGCCTCGCTGACGTGCACGGCGCTCTCTGCCGTGTTGAGGTACGATTGAGCTGCAGTGATCGCGCGTCTGACGGACCCTTGGTTTGAAGCGGAGTTTGGTGGGAAGGGCACCGAACGAGGGTCCTTCACGCGGCAAGGTGGCGTCATCGACGGCGCCCAGCTGCTCTTCTTGTGGTGCCCGTGCGCGTTCGGCAAGGATAGCCGCGCGCACGGGCTCATCGTCCCTTTTGCTAACCCCCGGAACGCGTCCATCGTTCAGGCCAACTTTGGCATCACGGGCCGGGACGGGAAGACCAAGACGCGTTGGAACATCGCGCGTGGTACGGGCCTCTCGGACCTCACGCTGACGCCATCGATCGACGTCGGGGAGCCGAGCTGTTGGCACGGCTACATAGTTTCTGGAGAGGTTCGATGAAGGGCCGCCGCCTGCCCCTTGGCACGTGGCCTACGGAGCCGGGCGACTACATGGGCCCCATCATGCACGATGGGCAGCTTTGTGTGTTCTTCCTCAAGCCAAACGCGCGAGACAAGGATGCGCCGCGGATCGCACGCGCGATTCACCACGTAGTCTCCCCTCCGCACAAGTTCAGGGAGTGCCCGGACGGCAGCCTGGAGATCCGTGCATCGCTTGGCGACCGGCACACTGAGCTACATGGGGAGGTGAGCGACGGCTGGCACGGCTACCTCGACGAAGGACATCAGTGGAGGAAGTGCTGATGGAAGGCTTCGAAGACTTCGAGGAAGAAGAGCCGTCGCACGTACGCCCTGTCGAGGCGGCCGAAGTCGAAGAGGCGCACGAGACCGACAGGCGTTTCAACGAAGTGCTCGCCGTGCTACGCCACAGCTTCCGGACCGGCAAGCGCATCAGCTTGTACAACGTACTCGCTAGGGCGTACGACCCGGTCAAGGGAGAAGAAGACCCACCCCTTCTGCGATGAGTGACACGCTACCGGCACTCTTGTGCGTCCTGCAGCATTGGGCTGGGTGCAAGATTGTGAACGACACGAGCGGTGACATGGATCACCGCAGCCGCCGTCACAACAGTGCACGCGCGATGAACATGATGATGCGTCGTCGTGGCTTCGAGGGTCTGCGCGCCAATATTCTCTCAGGCATGAAGGGCGAGCAGTCCTTGGAGCCCGTACATCTTCTACTTGGCGCAGGGCTTCTCTACGGCGACGTTCTTGTCGAGACCTCGGTGCGACAGTGCCTCAAGCACCAGATGCTACCGTTTCGACTGGCTGCGACCTTCTCCGCGAGCTACTACATCGCGACATCGGAAGAAATCTCTTCTCTTCTGACAGAACGCGTTGTACTAGCAGAAGGTCCTCCGCTTCTTGTGCAAGCGTCTCGCGAGGCCCTCGCCATCGGTTCCAGTGCCAGGGCAGGAAGGTGTTCCCGATGTGGGCTGACGAGTACGTCGCCTTGGACACAGAAACTTCAGGCGTGGGAACTTCCGCGCGCGTCCTCGAAGTCGCGGTCGTGACCTTCTCGAAGGGCGAGCCGGTGCGCGAGTGGTCGCGGCTTCTCTGCCCGACCGACGTGGACTGGACGAGCCTCAAGGTGCAGGAGGCGCTCGCCGTCAACAAGCTCACTTACGACGAGCTTCGCGGCAAACCGACCTTCGAGGAGGTCCTGCCTGACCTTCTCGTCGAGCTCTCGTGCAACGTGTGGGCGGCGCACAACATGGAGTTCGATCTGAGGATGCTGACCCAGGAGCTGCAGCGATTGAGCCGACCCGCGCTCTCGCCGCAGCTCTCTGTGTGCACGCTTGGTTTAGCCTCCCGTTTGAACACGGGCGGTGGCAAGAACAAGCTGCAGGACGTCGCCGCGCGCTTCGGCGTTACGCAGAATGGCGCCCACAGGGCGACGGACGATGCTCGCGTGTGCGGACTCATTCTGTCGACCATGTTCAAGCAGGGCCACCTTCCTTCTGACGATGGGCAGATGTCGGAGATGTGTCGCTCGGCCGATGCGGCTTGGAAAGCCAAGAGGCGCTGGTAGACTCAGGCGTAAGGAGAACGTCCATGAAGACTCGCATCGCCATCGTACTTCTTGCTGCCGCTGCTGCTCTGGGTGTCGCTGGATGCAAGACGCCGGCGGTTCCGCAGGCCATCACCGCGGTGCAGCTTTTCGAGACCGGGGTACAGGTGGCGCTCTCTACGGCTCAAGTGGTCTGGGCAGGTGTGATGCCCTTGCTACCGCCTGCAGCTGCCGCGCAGGACCAGCAGCTCTTCGATGCGGCCGTGGTGGTCGTCAACGATTCGCTCAGCACGCTGAACGATGCCATCACCGTGGCCCAGCAGACGCAGAACCCGAACCCCGACTTCTCTGCACTCTCTGCAGCAGTCACCGACGCGCTTCAGAAGGTGCTCGCCATCGTCGACCAGTTCCGTGGCACGGCCGTGCCTCCCGGGTACGACTCGTTCAAGGCGCGCGTCACGGCGCTCAAGCTCACGCCGGTGAAGTCGCCGTGACAGTCCGCGCCCTTACCAACGTCGATCGCATCATCGACACCTACACGCCCATCACGGACGTCTTCGCCGACTGGCTTGTGGAGAACAAGTACACGGCGGTAGGGCGCTACCTCGACAACCTGTCGCTCACGGAGATTGCGCGGCTGCGCCAGCGTGGCCTCGGACTCTTCTGCATTCGCACCGTGCGCCTGCCTGGTTGGATACCCAACGGGGCGGAGGGCCAGGCGGACGGGCTCGAGACGGTTCGACTTGCGAACGACTTCGGCATCGAGCCTGGGACCACCATCTCGTGCGACTTCGAGGGGTGCGCGGCGTCGACGACGACCATGCAGGCCATCGCCTATGGCTCCGAGTGGCCCGCCCTGGTCACTTCGAAGTGGCTGGCGATGTTCTACGTGGGCGCGGCGCAGCCACTCAACGGCCAGCAGCTCTACAGCCTGCCTGGCTTCACTCGCTACTGGCGGAGCTGCTCGGTCGTGCCTGAGCTGCCGTGCGGCTACGCCCTGCTCCAGACGCGCCCAGGTAACGTTCTCATTGGCCCTGTGGGTGCGCAGGTGCTCGTGGACATCGACCAGGCGGAGACCGATCTGCATTCCACACCACGCTCTGTGACGGCGATGTTCTGAGGGAGATGACCATGGACAAGACTGAAGCCACGCATGCGTTCGACTGGATGAGCAACCCGCAGTACTTGGCTCAGGTCGGCCACTTCCTCGGAGGGCTCTCGGTCGTGTTCGTGCTGGGCGCTTTCGGCGGTCACACGGTCATGTGGGTCACCCTGGGCCTCGGGCTTTTCGTTGCGGCGCTCAAGGAGTTCGTCTTCGACACGGCGAGCTGGGGAGAGGGCGACAGCTGGTCGGACAGCGCGATGGACTTCGCGTTCTACCTTCTGGGCGGTCTGTTGGGGATGGGGCTGTTCCTACTCGCCGTCGCCCGTCACGCAGCCTTCGTGTAAAGGAGAAATTTGATGGTCATCGATCGCACTGCCGACCGGCTCCCTGCTCTGCGCGCCCGCACCCGCGCGGCCAGGGACTTCTCCGCGCTCTGCCGGGCGCTCGACGATCAGCACCGGGCCGAGCAGGCCCTGGCGCGGGAGCACGCCAGCGCCAACGACCTCGCTCGAGGGTGGGGGTTCATTGGTGCCCTCCCGACAGCGTCGTGGGACAGCCTAGCAACTCCTCGCCCGGGTAGGGCATAAGCGCCCTGGAATGGACGAATCGGCGTCCTCCAGGAGGGCTATGGATCACCACCCGCTCGTATCCCACGTCATCGCTCTCATCGAGGGCTGGAATGCCAATGGTTGGGGGGAGTACCTCCTACACGAGGTCCTCGAGGGCGTACGAGACCGACCCTTCAAGCTGATGGACCCCCTGCCGGAGGCCGACCTCGTGGTCTGCCGACGGGTGCGGGAGGAGCTCAAGCTCTGGGTCTTCTACGACGGCACGACAGGCACCTGGGAGACCGTCGACCTAGAAGTCTTCCGGGAGTTCGCCAAAGAGACAACGGCCAACGACATCGCTCAGCTGACACAGGCTGCCAATTTTCGTAGGCGCAAGTGACTCGGCAGGAGCGCGGCTTCGTCATCGGCCTCCTCCGGCGAAAGAAGAAGCAGATCGAAGCGGTCGGGTTTGCTACAGACGACCCTGCACGCTCACGTTGGGAAGAGCAGGCCATCGAGCAGGCCATCCTCTCACTCGACAAGCCGCTCTTTCCGCTTTCCCCGTTCGTGTGAAGGAGATCGCATGTTTCCAGAAGAAGACAAGACGGCGCCGGCGCCAACCGCGCCTACTCTGACCAAAGAGCAGCTCCTGACGATGGAGAAAGAGGACCTCGTCGACTGCGTTCTCATGGCCATGCAAGCGCAGTCGCTCTTCACGAGCAACCTGAAGAAGGTCGTCGACCTCCTCGAGCAGAAGAACAACGAGGTCAACGAACTCAAGTCCCGCGTCGAACAACAAGAAGCCGAACTCACCGTCCTGAGGAACAAACCATGACCACACCCGAGCACACCATCGTCGCCCTCTGCCAGCGCTCTGACGCAATCTCTCGCAGCAAAGGCTGGGTGAAAGACGGCGATCCGCGCCCCTTCCACACGACCATCTCCCTCATGCACTCCGAGCTCTCCGAGGCGCTCGAGGAGTACCGAGACCACAAGCCGTTGAACGAGATCTACTACACGGTGAAGACAAAGAACGATGCGGTGGACATCGTCACGGGCAAGTGCGCGAAGGACCAGCTGCCTGCAGTCAAGGCGCTCGACAGCAAGTACGGCCGCGGTACGGAGTTCATCGACGCCAAGCCTGAGGGCATCCCCATCGAGCTCGCCGACCTCGTCATCCGCATCTGCCAGCGGGTGGGTACCGACGGTGATGCGGCGAGGCTCGACCTCTGCTGCACAGAGCTTGGGGCTGGACCGCTGTACGCAGACTTCTCGCTGTTCTTGGCGGAGCGTCACCTCGACCTGTCGAATGCCTACGTTCAGCAGAAAAAGAAGGAGATGGTGCTGCGCAACCTCGCCAACTGCATCAACCAGACGTTCGACTTCTGCAAGTTCCACAACATCGACCTCTGGGCCGCCATCGACGAGAAGGAGGCCTACAATAGGACGCGTTCGGAGCGTCACGGTGGGAAGAAGATCTGATGGGCAAGCCTACTGTTCTTCTCGACGCCGACGGCGTCATCGCCGATTTCACTGCAGCGGCCCTCGAGCTCGTCTTCGAGGTGACCGGGCGTCGCTACCAGCCAAGCGACGTGCGCACTTGGGAAGTATTTGACTCAATCCCAGAGCCCGCGGCACAGAAAGAGGTCTACCGCATCCTCAAGGGCGCCGGCGGTTGTCTCGGCATCCCCGTCTACGAGCCTGCTCTAGAGGGAGTGGCGCGGCTTCGTGAGCTGGCGAACATCATCGTCGTGACCTCGCCGTTCAAGGGCTCGCCGACGTGGGCGCACGAGCGCGAGATCTGGCTCGAGAAGCACTTCCAGATCGAGCAGGTCATCCACGCGCGGCACAAGGAGCGCATCCACGGCGACCTCTTCGTCGACGACAAGACCGAGCACGTCCGAGATTGGATCGCCTACTGGCAGCGTTCGGGGCGCAACCCGAAAGCACGTGGCATCCTCTGGAAGACCGACCGCACCATCGACGACCCGCGCGAACCACTCGCCCTCGAAGCCGAGGACTGGTCAGACCTCTGCGAGTTCGTGCGCCGTCATGCACGGGGGGTACTATAGGAGAAGGAGAATGAACAAGTTCGAGTGGACCGTACAACCTGTCGAAGCCGGCAGTGTGCAGCGTTTCGCGCATGACCTGCAGGAGACGCTCAACACTGTCGAGGGCAGCGGCTACGAGGTCGACGACATCATGGACGCACCGGGTGGGCGTGAGCATGGGGGCATCGTCATCGGAAAGAAGCCGCGGCCCTTGGGGTCGTGATGGTGGATATCAAGTTCCCTGACGACCCTCGCATGCAGCGCCTTCACGAGTCATGCGAGGAGCGGGCGGCGGCACAGAAGGCGCGCGGCATCGACCGCCGGGACAACATCGACCCGAAGGCGCCGCACCTCAAGACCCTCACGGCGACCGAGCTGCGCATGATGACGGGCAGCCCGGCGTCGTCTGTACAAGTCCGGCTTGCGGAGGCCATTGCGTCCATCCCCGACGCCTCTCTCGACGCCCTCATTGCTGAGACTGAGCGTAAGATGCTCGGTCTCCCGCCGCCGTCAGACCTGAGCGAGGTGAAGCTGCGGCCGGATGGTGAGATGGCCAAGCCGATCACCCTGCCACCAGAGACTGTGCGAAGCTTCATTCTACGGTATGGCCGTGCGCCCACGCACACCGAGTTGCGCGAACTGGTGAGGGGCGCATGGCCGAAGTAAAGCCGCGGTACGTGCCGGGAGACAATGCGCGCAATCGGTTGGGCATCCCCGGCTTCATCGAACTGCTCGCCAAAGCGCGCAGCATCACCATCGAGGAGGCCGAAAGGCAGTACAACTGTGACAAGGCAGAAGAACTCATCCTCAACACCGGGCCTACGCACTACGAGGGCCCGGACCCTGGCTTTCAACTAGCTTTCGAAGTGCACCGCGAACCCAGCCTGTCCGAGCAGAACGCGATGATGCCTCACGAACTTGAGACGGACTTCCTGAAGACGCTCCTCGGCAAGCCCCTCGGCAAAGGCACCATCATCGCCGAGCATGGGAAGCTTCTTCCTAGACCGCGCCCCACCACACCAGAAGAAGACCTGCAGCACCTGATCGAGGACACCGAGCGCAAGATGACGGCACCACCGCCGAACAGGAATGGTGACGTCTTTCCCCATCCCAAGTCACGCACGACTATGTCAGAGCAGGTATGGAACGACATTGCGCAGTGGTTGAAAGAAGATGTCGAACCGTAAGCGCCGTCTCCTACGCAAGCTGGCGAACCTGCCGGTGAGTCGGGAGGAGAGGGCTCGGAGGGCCAAGCAGCGGCTCATCGCCGAGACCGAGCAGTGGATGACTGCACCACGGGCGTTCTTGAAAGAAGACCTCGACAGGTTCGTGCACCAGATGGCCGGCGTGTTGAAGGTGCCCTACGAATACCTCTCACCATCGCAGCCGATACAAGTCATCATCGACGACCCTCTGAAGAAGCAGCTGGAGGACGACCCGTGCGAACGCAGGTACAATGAGCAGCAGCAGGTCCAGGATGTCGAAAATACAACCGCCTCAGCCGAAGGCCGTGTGGAAGACGGTGGCAGTAACGGGGGATGACCCGCTCCAGTTCGCCAAGTCGCTCGAGTCTTCTCTGCAGGAGCTGACCGATGGCGGCTTCAACATCATCAACCAGGTCATGCGCGGCTCTTCGGTCATCATTACGGGGCAGAAGGTCGAGATGACCGACGGCTTCTTCCAGAAGAACCAGACGCAGCCTCCTCCACACGAACGCCGTCGTATCGTTCAGTCGCCTGCGCGTCCTACAGGTACGACGACAGAAGAAGTCCTCTACCACTTCATCGAGGATGGCAAGACCAAACAGAAGTCGTTCCCTTCCCTCGTAGAAGCGCTGCGTGCAGTGAAGGTGCACATGGACGCGCCGATGGTTCAGGGCGTCGCACCGGTCTGCCCGGTCAGCATCGTGACCGTGGCAATGACTAAGTTCGAGCTGCCGATGTTCTCCACGTTGCTCAAGGCCTTCTCCGAAGACCTGCACGACGAAGACAAGCCTCTGGGGTGAGCCATGGCCAACGGAAACAGTCAGGATGACCCGCAGCTGCAGTCGCAGAACCTCACGCTGCGCACGGCGCTGAACGATGCCTACGCGGCCGTCAACGGCAACAAGGCCGTACAGTCGTTCAGCGCCCTCACCTTCGAGGACCTCGCCGACCAGCAGATTCAGCGCATCTCGGGGACCGACACACAGACGCGGCCGAACGAGTTGCACCGCGTTCAGAACATCCTCACAAACCTGACCCAGGCCGTAGCGCAGATCAAAGCACTGCCACCGGAGTCTTTTGCTGACCAGGATCCGAACCGAGATGTCAACACTCCAGCCTGATGCAACACGCGACGAGATCATCGCCGAGCTCGAGAAGATCAAGATAGAGACGGTCGAGATCACCGGCCCTTCTCGTTGTCTGGGTGTGATTGTTCAGAAGGACTACCTCGAGGCGCTCGAGCGGCTAACAGAATGTGTTGCTGCCGACAGACGATCTTTCTTCGCTGTCTCGTTGCCCTACGCCCCGTCTCGTGGCATCGACGAGCTACTTTACGCCGTCAATCGTGCCGCGGTGCGCTGAGGTTTGTTACATGCGCACCTGGTCACAGCCGCTGTCTAAGCTCGAGCGTGAGTGGTGGCTGAACAATTTCGCGGTGCGCACAGGAAACGGTGTGAACGGAGCCGTACCCAATCGAAAGCTACGCAGGGCGGCCACGAAGAAACAACGAATGGCGCGCTAGACCATCTGCGCGCGTCACCGGAGTGGCCATGACTTTCGATCTCATTCTGATTCCGCGAGCAATCGTCTTGCTCGGGTTCGTGCTTGGTGCGCTGCTCGGCTTGAGCATCGGCAGGCGGACGCGACGCAAACCGTCAAGGCCATCGTGCGTGACGTGTGGCGAGCCGCTTTTCATGTGCGACGACTGCGGCATCAAGCACCGCTTTCGCTACGTGCAGACTCCCCCAGACGTCATCCGTTGGAGTGACGGCGGACCGCATCCGGAGAACGACTGCGGGTCCGTCTGCGCGAAATACGTTCGAGTGCCAAACTAAACCCCGTGCGCGCGAAGGAGGAGAAGACGATGCGAACCGGAGACCATGTGAAGCACGGACCGACCGGGGAGACCTGGGTAGTGGCATACGTGGACGGACCCGACCTCGCGTGGTCCGGTTGGCCGGAAGGGGTCGCCAGGGTAGCCGACTGCACGTTGGTCAAGGCGTGCTCCGACGAAGAGCATGAGTCGCACTTGCGCGAATGGGCCGACAAGCCTCACCGACGTGACAGCGGCGGCACCGACCACCGACACTTCGTATGCAAGAGGCAACTGGAGGCACTGCTGCGCGAGCGTGCGTCGCGGTCGGTGCAAACTACGTGACCCGCGTGCGCGCAAAGATTCACGAACCGATCGAAAGGGACTGAGATGAACCGAAGGAACTTCCTCGCCGCCATGTTGGCCGGAATCGCCGTTCACGTCGTGAGCAGGTTGCCGTGGTGCCCGCACGGCGCAGTGTTCAAGGTGACGTGGGTGGACCCCGATTGCAGTGGGCTCGACTACTCCGGCCACCTAGGCGCGTACGTGTACAACGCCAAGGCGTGCTGCCTGAACTGCACCATTGTCTTCGCCGCGTGGAAGCCCGGTGGAGACGTCGACAACGGCCCATGCTTCGGGCACCGCGAGCTGACGCCGGTCAACAGGGCCGCACGGCGCATCTTCGACGAGATCGAGCGACGGCAGAAAATCATGGGCCAAGGTGCGAGCTACTACGCGGTTGCCACGTGAAGGACGAACCCAGTACGCGCGTTGCGCGCGAAGATTCACGAAAGGAGCGGACGATGAGCGAGGTGACGAGATACCGCGTGACGCGGCTAGTTGGTGCGAAGAGGGAGTACCTCGTGGGGGCTCCGGCGCACTGGGTAGAGGGACGTGAGAACGGGTCCGCATGGGACACGGAGGATGGTGCGCGCCACGTGGCGAAGGCCACACACGATGCCCGCGCATGCGTGGAGCGGTTCACCGAGACCGTGGTCATTGGCGACCCGGTGTATTCAGCAACCGCGTGAATCGTGTGCGCGCAATGGAGGAGCTTTGGAGTACATCATCGGGTCCGACGAAGTTGGTTACGGCGCGTGGGCAGGACCACTCTTCGTGTGCGCCGTGGCGGTGCCCACCACGTGGAATCGACCTAGTGGTCTCGACGATTCCAAGAAGCTCGATCCTACAACACGCGTGATGCTCTACGGGCAGCACTTGCAGCACTTGCCGATGGCCATCAAGCTTGTCGAGAGCGGGTACATCGACGAGGTTGGCGTGCACAAGGCACTTCTTGAGGCGCACGCAGCCGCCGTGCTCGACATGCTCAAGGTCTACCCGGATGCTCACGTCATCATCGATGGCGTGCTAAGACCACCTGGTCTGCCTGACCGAACGAGGTGCGTGCCGAAGGCGGACAGCATCTTCGCCCCAGTCAGCGCAGCCAGTGTTGTCGCCAAGGTCAACCGCGACTTCGTGATGCGCCAGTACCACGAGCAGTTCCCTCACTACGCGTGGGCAACGAACGTTGGGTACGGCACCGAAGCTCACCGCAAGGGACTGGAGAAGTACGGCGTGACGCCTCTACACCGTCGGAGCTACGAACCCATCAGAAAGTTCTTGGAGAAGGCATGCACGTCCAGCTCTACTTGATCCTCGAGCCGGGAGCCGACCGGCCGTACATCTGTCACCACTACCCGGAGAGCTACCCACTGAAAGAAGGGGCGAAGGTCTTCGAAGTCGAACTCGACGTGCCAGGCTTCGAGATGCACGAGCGGGTCATCCAGATCGCGCCGACCAGCGTCGTCGAGCTGACCGAGAGAAAGATGGCTCCGGACATGATCGAGGGCACGCAGTTCACTTGCCCTCGCTGCGGGTCGCATTACTTCGGGTCGTCCGACCTCCCCGGCGAGGGCTTTCAGTACGAGTGCCACGGTCAGGCGCCTACGGGTATCCCCTGCACGTTCACTTGCACGCGTGAAGAGAGCAACCTCTACTTCAAGGTCACGGGCCACTTCTCACCGAAGGTTGTGGTTGGTACAACAGGAACTCCATGACCCAGTCCATCACCTTGATGAGTGAGGCCCTCGACATCATCGTCAGGGGCCGAGAAGATCGTCCAGTCGCTTTCGCCTGCCCCAAGTGCGGCACGCTGTTCATCCTCCGAAAGAACGACGGGGAGGATGAAATGGCGCGCCGTCGGCTGGAAGCCTCGATGCACTGCGTGAAGACGTGCGTCTGCGGCAACCCTATCGACAAGCACTACATGCTGCGCTGCCATGCGTGTATCACCCGCATGGAGCAGGAGAAGGAACAGGCCCGATTCATCAAGGCTGAGAAGCTCTCCCTCGAGGACTATACCGACGCCCCAGTCTACTGGGAGGGTCATGAGGGCGGTCTGGGCGACGGCTACTTCAGTGGCGTCGACGAGATCCTCGACTACTGCGAGACCGAGGGGCTCGAGGTACCGGAGTACGTCTGGGCATGCAAGCCGCACGAGTTCAAGCTGGACGCTGAGTCCATCCTCGAACGCGAGCTCGAGAACCAGGAGATGTACGAGGGTGCCGACGAGGACATCCATGAGGACGCGCGTGGCCGCCTGCAGGCCTACCTCAACGTGTGGGTCAAGGAGCAAGCGCTCGTGGGGTGGCAGTCCGACTACGCGAGGGCCATTCTGCTGCGCAAAGAGAACGCGTCGATGACCGCGCAGTAAAAGGCAGGGGGTTGCAGCCATACCCCCTGCTTTTTTAGCCTTCCGTCTGGTACGGTCGTAGGGTCCACCGAGCGGAGGCCCTTCTTGTCCGTCGACTTCCAGGTGGTTTTTCCTCAGACGGCCATCCAGCTGAATAGCGTGCGCGTGGTGCCGGGGGCCTCGCCGGCGACGCTCGACGTCATTGGCCAAGACTTTCGGACAGTTGACCAGGTCACCGTCAACGGCTTGGTGGCGCCACAGGTCGTGGTGCTCTCCAAGACGCGGCTCCTCGCGCAGGTGCCGCTGGGGCTCTCGATCACCGCGCTGTCGTCGGTGGCGGTCACTTCCCGAGACCTCACCATCGGACCCAAGTCGCTCATCAAGTTCCAGGTCGGCCCGACGCCGAGCAAAGTCTCGGGCATCCTGCGGCTTGTACAGGTCTTCTTGAAGCTTCTTCTCACCACGCCAGGAAAGGACATCTTCGCTCCGCGCGTGGGCGGCAACGCCCTGAAGGACGTCGGTCAGACTTTCGGCGAGGACCAGGGAGGACTCATCGTCGGTGACATGATCATCGCCGTCTCGACGACCCAACGGCAGATCATGTCCATCCAGGCACGCGACCCCACCATCCCCCGTGACGAGCGCCTGCTCTCCGCTGTAGTGTCCAACGCCGACTACAACGTCGCCGAGTCCGCGCTCATCGTGGGCGTCACCCTCACGTCCCAGGCTGGCCGTAGTGCAACGGCCAACATTATGGTCTGAAAATGAGCGTAGCCGACCTCCAAGCGTTCATCGTCCAGCGGTTGCAGCAGGTCGACAACACGCTCGACCTGACCCCAGGTTCCCCTTACGACGTTCAGGTCATCCAGCCGATTCTGCGCCGTCTCGGCACCGATCCTTTCACCGTCGACATCGGCCTCTTCATCCAGACGCTGCTCAACCAGCAGTTTCCGGACATGCCGACCAAAGAAGGCGACGCGATCACCGACTTGCTCATCAAGGCCGCCGTTGTTCTGTGGAACCCCATCGTGCGCGAGATCTCGCGCGTGGCGGGCGCGCAGTCTTTCGCCGACCCGACAACCCTGACGACCGACGAGGCAGAGGCTCTCGGAGCGAACCTCTTCTCTGCGCGCAACGCAGGCAACAAGTCGACGGGCGTCGTGCGCATCTATTTCGCGCAGCCGCAGAACGCCTCTGTCACTCCCTCGAACTTCATCACCGACAAACAAGGCCTGCACTACTTCCCAACCGAGATTCAAAGCATCCGCGTCGACGAGATGCAGCTGAATCTCGAAGGCACGCTGTACTTCTTCGACATCAACACCATCGCCGAGGCAGCGGGAGACCAGTACAACATCGGCCCTGACCAGGTCGTAACCATCGCCAATCTGGGTGCCGCACAGCGCATCACCAACAAGCTGCGCTTCCGGACAGGCACTCCGGACGAGAGCGCCGTCGACTTCGTCGACCGGCTGGACCAGGAGCTCACTGAGCGGTCGCTTGTCACACAGCGCGGCATCGTGGCGCAGCTGACAGCGGCGTTCTCCGAAGTGACGCGCATCCAGCCCATCGGCTTCAACGACCCGGAGATGCACCGTGACGTACTGACTGGAGGAGGACTCGGTCCCATCCTCGCCTCTGGTGTCGCGATGTTTGCCGAGCCTGACGGGCAGAACGCGGTCTTCACGCGCCGCATCAAGACGACCGAGCTCGGAGTCGACTTCACGGCCCTTATCGGACCCACGCAGTCTTCTGGAGAGGGCTTCACGCTCACTGTGGCCGATGCCTTTCAAGCAGGCTCGCTGCCGCTTGTTCGCGACATTGACGTTCTGACAGTCGTCGACACCCAGACGCTCGACCTCGAGGACCAGGTCCTTCTGCAGTCGGCCACGAGCATCGTCTGGACGCTGCGTAAGATGACCCTCACGCTCTCGAACATCCCCGGCGGCATTCTCTTTCCCGACACGCCGGCGGGCACCATCGAAGTGCCACCCAACCAGGTGCATATCGGCGGGGCCACCGACATCTATATCCGGGGACAGTCCTTCGATCCTGCCACGCTCGTCCTGAACGACATCGTCGACGACGACCCTCTGCTCAGCGGCATCGACCTCACGTACACCACGACGTCGACGGTCACGCTCGGCGACCTTGTTCTGGGTGTGGACTACTCGGTCGGAGACTCGACGTATACGGCGCTGCAGCAGGCATCGAGCGAGAACCTCTCGCTGCAGATCCTCGACCCTCCCAACGCGGGCAACTACCGAATCCTGGCGGTGGTTCAAACGCCGCTGTCCTCTCCGGTTCTGACCGTGGACCAGCCCATCGCCGTCGTGGTGGGTACTTCTCGCTGGCGCATCAGCTCGAGCCTCTTCATCGACCTCATCGAGCCGAAAGAAACGAAGGTCAAGGGTCCGGACCTGACGACGGTGCAGGGTCTCGACATCGTCAGCACCATAAGCGGTGTCGACTTTGATACGTACGGTGTGGGCCCCAACGACATCCTGCGCATCACAACGGGTGGCCTCATCGTCGGCGACTACGTTGTGCAGCAGGTCCTCTCGCCGCTCTTCACGCATGTGCAGGTCGACCGGAACCTGCCGGCCACGGTCAACGGAGCCCAGTACTCCATCTTCCGTGCGAACGCTGATGGAGGGCTTCTTCCACCCTTCGTGCGTATCGACAGCATCGACCTGCTCGACACGTCGAGCCAGCCGGTGGGAACCATCATTCCGTACGCCAACCCCATCGATGTCGAGTCCCAGGGCTTTGCGAATGCGGCCCGCGGCATCAAGTTCGACCTGACCGACGGTGTGCTGGGCCTGGTGACACTCTCCATGCCTCTTGTGGGGCTGGCGGTGAATACGCGCAGCATCAACATCCGGTGGGATGGGCAGTCGCCTTTCACGGTGACGTTCTCAGGCCCGAACCCCATCTCGCCGGCGACCATGGTCGCGCAGATCAACGCGGCGGTTCTCACTACTACGGCAGGAGCGGTCGACCTTCTCGCTGTTGTTCTCGACAACGGGCACCGCGTAGGACTTCTGCCTGTCGGCCCGAATGTGCGCGTGACCGGCGGGACGGCCATGGCCCTTCTCTACGGGGCTATGACACCCGTCGTCACTTCCAGGGACGTGACCTCCCTCGAGGTGCGCGGTCTCGGAGGTTGGGCTGCTCTTCGACCCGCACTCGACTCGAACTTCGACGTGGCTCAGGTGGTCGACGGTCTGCAGATCGGTTTCTACTCTCTCGCCTTGATTGGACCTGCGTTCTCTGGCGACTCCTCCGAGCCCGTTCCCAACACACCGTTCTCTTCGTTGCAGAACGACCCGCTGCGCACGCGACACGACTTCAACCCTGAGGTGGGCCGCCACATCCAGGTCGGCTCCCGTTCTCTTGGCACGGCGCGCGTCTACTTCCTCGATCCCACGAGCTTCGAGGTGGACCCGAACACCGTCTTCACGCTCACGAACTCAGACGGCTCGGAGCTCAACTTCTTCCCAGACCCGACCAACAGCTACCAAGCCATCCCCCCACTGCCGAATGGGGTGAAGCCGCTGGATGGTACGACAGGTGGTGCGCTTCCGACGTCGCCGGCGACGTTCCAGTCGCTCTCGACCGACTTCATCGCCAAGAGCATCCAGCCTGGAGATCAGCTCTCCATCGACTTCGTGCCCCTGACGGGGACCGTTGTACTGGCCGACCCTGTGGCCAACCTCAACACCAAGACGCTCGTTGTGAGCATCAACGGTGGGGTCGACAAAAACATAATCTTCATCCACGACGCAGGCTCTATACCTTCGACCGATGTGACCCGTGCCGGCGTACCTGCCCAGATCAACGCCATCGTGGGGCAGGTCATCTGCAGCCTCACAGGAACCAACCAGCTGCAGTTCAATCCTGATGCCTCGGTCATCATTCGAGGCTCTAGCTCTCCCTCGAGTGCCAACGGCCTGCTTGGCTTCTCTGTTGTCGATGGCGTCGACCAGAACAACGACTCGCCGGACAAGGGCAACTACACCATCCAGGTCGTGGGCCCCGGAGGCAATCCGAACCAGCTGCAGGTCACGCCGCCCTTCCCGACGGACGCGACGGCCACATCCAGTCAGCAGTTCAAGGTCTTCCGCGCAGGGCTGCAGCGCATCGTCTCGACGTCGATGGCCGTCAATGTCGATGCAAGCAGCGCGAACCTCTACTTCTTCGACGTGCAGCTCGTTTCGGAGGGTACGGGAGACCAGTACAACATCTCGGCGAACTTGCAGATGACAGTGACTGGTTACCGCTCGGATGGTTACTTCCTGACGACCGACGACCCAGACCTGTCCTTCTCACCGGTCGAGAAGCCGAAGATGCACATCTCGCGGTCCATCCTAGAGGTGGGCGTGACCGACGACCCGGCCAATGCCACGCAGCTCTCAGGACAGAACCTACAGATCAACTACGAGCGCAGCGGGCTCACAAACGATGTCGACAACTTCGCGCGAAGTGACACTGAGAGAGTCATCAACGAGAGCACGCTCGCACGCCACCTGACGCCTTACTTCGTACGCTTCTCGATGACGTACACGGGCGGGTCGAAAGAGGACGTGCTCATCCCCGACATCCAGACGTTCATCACGGGGCTCTTCCCCACCGACTCGTTCGAGGTGAGCGACCTCGATCACTTGGCCAGCGTGCGCGGTGCGCGGTCGGTCGACCACCCCATCAGCCTCATCGCCGTCATCCACAACGTCGACCGCACGGTCACGGTCGAGAGAAGCCAGAACGCCCTCAACACAGGCCGACTGGCTGCTTTCATCCCGGATGTTCTGCTTGTTACCCGGCGGATTGCTTAGGGCCGGAAACAAGGAGCCCCGAATGCGGATCGAAGAGGCAGCCACACCCCGGCGTCGTACAGCGCAGACAAGAGCGCGGAACGAGCGTGTCGGGGTCATTGAAGATGTGCCCCTCGACGTGTTCTCTCTGGCATGGTCCCTTGCATCGAGGGCAGCGAAACTGCCGGTAGAAGGCGTCGAGCGCTTTGGCCTGTGGCGCGAGCTCATTGGTGTACCCTTCCACCAGTTTCGCCGCTACTTCAGGGTTGAGAGGCTTGAAGTGCACGAGGTAGAACGTAGGAGAAGACTATGCCCGGCGCAATAATCGCCTTCGACCAACCCCAACCGTCTACCCCCTCGTTCGGCTCTCCTGGCGTTGCGCGCAACGACTTGTGGCAAAGTCGGATCATCACAGCGCGCTGTACGACGGGGGGCAACATCTCCTTCGCCTGGCAGTTTCTCGACATCCCGCCCGGCAGCGCCGCGGTGCTGAGCAGCACGAATCTGATCAACACAACGTGGAACCCTGACCTTCCAGGCACCTACCGCGTGCAGCTCATCACCAATGGCGGCGGGCCAGGCAACGTGCAGGTACTGGTTGCCGTAGTCCGCTTCGACACCAACGGCAACATGGTGAACCGTGGCTGGCGCCTGCCAGGCCTCGGAGAGGTAATCGGCGAACAGAACTTCATGGGGCAGACCCGTGGGTGGGACGAGGCGTTCCAGACCATCTACTTCGACTTGCTCCAGCAGATCGGGGAGCGTCAGCAGGGCCTCCTGCACGTCAACCACGCGACGCCCGGTACGCTCACGCTGGGCCCTCCCACTGAGCTTCTCATTGGGCTCTGCGATTCGACGACAGGCACTTGTGACATCGCGATGCCCAACCCCTCATCGGCGGGAATCGAGGCAAGTGTCATCGACGACGGCGACGATTGCTTCACCAACAACATCACGGTGCATGGCAACGGCAAGCTCATTGAAGACCCGTACACCCCTGGTTCTTACAACCCCACGGCGACGCTCCGCACCAACAGCATATCCGTGGATTGGATGGACACCGGGGTCCACTGGAAGATCAGGTAGGAAAGGACAGTTCGATGGCGGATCTCAACTTGCAGAAGTACTTCAACGTCACCCTTGCCGCGGCGCTCAAAAACAATGCGTCCCCGGCTTCTCGGTCCAAGACCAAGTACCAGCTGACCATCCCCGGTCCTTCTGGTGGTAGCTGGGTAGTCGACACGACCCTCGAGGAGCCGACGGTGACCGCAGGGACGGCGGACGACGCCAAGGTGAAGATGACGGTGTCGGAGGACGACTTGAAGGCTGTCTTCTCCTCACCCAACATCGTCGCCTCCTTCTGCCAGGCGTACTTCCGAGGCAAGGTGAAGGCGGAAGGGGACCAGAACAAAGTCCTGCAGTTCGGCCTCCTGTTCCTCCTGAAGTAGCTACACGTGCCGCCCTCCCCCCACTCAACTGGATGGGGCGTCGCCCCCTGGGGGATGGCGCCGTGGGCGTCCCTTACGCTTTCCGGCGGAGGAGGACCTCTACCAAACTGCCCTCCCTACGACGTCTTCTGCCTGGGCACGTGCCAGGAAATCGCGCTCACGCTCACGTATAGCAACGTATCGACCATCGGAAGTGGTGGGCAGTTCCCCATCGACTTCCTCACGATGGACCAGGTCTTGGCTTCTGGTGGTCCGCTCTACCCGACGACCGACGCCGCCATCTTTTTCGACGTCTCCGTTCCGGAAGTCTTCACATTCACGTTCACGGCGAAGTGGCAGGACCTGCCGCAGGACTTCCTCGACCTGACCAATCGGCACTCGTACTTCGGCACCTTTTCTCCGTCGGGTGGGTGCGTCGGTCTCTTCATCTCCAAGATTGGCATCCTCTACACAGGCTCGGTCTCGTTCGATGGTTCGAACAACCTCGTGCTCGAGACGCCGGTACAAGCTCTGCCAGGTAGCCAGTCCTTTGTTAGCGAGGACACGTACTGGACCTACCTCATTGCGATGAGCTTCCTTACGGGAGCTGTCTACATCTACATCACCGAGACCAGCCAAGTTCCCATCACAGGCCACCAGCTGCGCTACGTGATGCCGGCCATCCCGTCCTCGAGCGCCACGATTGTACCGCCCAGCCAGTCGGTGGTCAGCGTGCGAGGTTCGCTGACTGAGCCGACGGTTGTTCTGCTCGATGCCATCTGCCTCGGTACGGGCGTCATCCTGCCTTCACTGCAGCCCATCGCCGACCCCGGGCTCGACCAGGCCATCCAGTTCTGCTCCATCCTGCAGCTCGATGGCACAAAGAGCTCCGACCCGCAGAACGCTCCGCTCACGTACAAGTGGCGCCTCATCAACGCACCTCTCGGCAGCCAGTACATCTACGACGAGGCCGATGGGCTGACTTACCCACTAATGGTGCCGACGGGGTTCACCGACCGCCTCTACTCCGCCTCGCTGGAGACGCTGAACAGTACACACCCCATCCTGGCGAACGATGTCATCGTTGTGGGCGGCAACCCTTACGACATCTCCGGTACGGGCACCGACGGCCACGGGTTCTACGTCCAGATCACCGAGTTCCTGCTTCCTGACAGCCTCTCGACGAACACGCCGTTCAAGTACCTCCCACAGAACGGCCTCAACACGCCGACGAGTCCGAAACCCACGTTCTACCCGGACGTGCCGGGCATCTACCTCTTCGACTTGGTCGTCTTCGACGGCGTTCTTCACTCTCTCCCAGAAACTACGCTCGTCAACGTCGTCGAGTCCTCCGTCGCGCGCGGATGCACCCCCGACCTCACGTTCGTCTGGAACTACCTCTCGAACTTCTGGAACCTCGTAGAGGGCAAGGAGCGCATCACCACCTTCTGGCAGGGGATGGCCCAGGTTGCGGCGGCCGAGCTGCTCAACCTCTGGCAGGTCGACTACTCGAAGAGCCTGCGCGACATCCAGCGCACGTTCCAGAGGAAGTGGTTGCACTACGACCTCTTGATGCAGGAGTCGCCCCTCCTGCTCGAGCAGTCGACGGTGCGCGCCGTCTTCGGCGGTGTGGAATCGGTCGACATTCCCACGCCAGGAGGCATCAGCGGCATTGCCAGCACGCACCTCGACATCCAGCTTGCTGTACTTGGGGCACCGACCGTCATCTCGTTCGTGGCGCAGGACCCTTACACAGCGGCGCAGCTTCTCGCGACGCTGCAGTCCATCTTCGCGCAGATCGACACGCGGATTGCGGTGCGCTCGATCCTCAACCGCGCTGGTACGGTCACGCACTTGCGCATCGACGCCCCCTTCCCGTTCACGATCCTCTCAACGTCATCCTGCCCGCTTTTTGTACCTGGTTCAGTGAATGCGCCTCCGCAAGGTACGGGAGGCGCTGGCGTTGCCACGGTAAGCACCTACCGTACCGAGAAAAGCCTCCAGTTCCTCGACATCGAGCTGAACGACTTCTTGTGCATTGACGGTGTGGCCTATCGCATCGCGAGCGTGGTCGACGGCCCGTCTGACACGTGGCCCTTCCAGCGTGTGACTCTTCGAGACCCACTGCCTGTGCCAGTCGATGTGGCCTGGAGCATATCGGGAACGGTTACGTCTCCTGACCTGGACTTCTGGAACGGCCTCTGTGAGCAGGGTGACATCGTTACCTACGAGGTCCTGAACATTGCGTCCAACACGCTGTTGGAAGTGACGGGCCCCGCGTTGGGTTCTTCTTCCGTACTGACACAAAGTTTGCCGGTCGATGCAACGAACGTGGGCTTCTACTTGGCTACGCCAGGGACCTACGCGGTCTTTCTGAAGAGCATTCTGCGGCGCAAGTACATGCCGCTCGACCCCCTCATCGTTGACGTGCCCCTCTTGCAGCAGACCATCGTCAGCACGGACGACACGCAGGTCTTGCGCCGTAACGTCGACTTCTTCTTCGACTCCTTCCGTGGTCAGTCTTGCCTGCGTTTCGTCACGCCCGTGCCTACTGGCGCAGGTGGGCCCGATGTCTGGCAGGCGCAGCTTCCGCCGGCGCAGCTGTGGGCGGAGACGAGCTACCTCGATAACAGCACGCGCATCCAGAACAACTTCGGCATCCCTGCGGACTTCACGCTCGACCAGCTCTCACAGCTGCCGTCGAACGTCGACTACCTCTCGGCGGTGCGTGGTCTCTGGTACGCCTACTTCAACGGACCCACGGTCTTCAACCTGCGCGCCGGCTCGCAGATCCTGCTTGGGCTGCCTTTCGCAGAAGAAGCAGGAACCATCGTCGGCATACGGAACGACTTCACGGTGACGACGGGACAGATCCTCGTCCAGGATCTAGCCGACACGACCATCGTTCGTGCGTACACCTACCCGAAGGTCCTGGCTCTCGAGACCAATCCGGCAACGGGTGCGCCTTACGCCATCGGCGACACAGTGCAGCAGTTCGCTCCCCTTGTCACCGGTGTGGAGATCTCGGACTGGGTGAACAACCCGACCTGGTTCCACGGCTACCTCGAGCAGGGAGTCTTCTTCGAGGTCGAGAAGTACTTCAAGTTCTTGATGAGGGTCGATAGCGCGGCGTTCGACCTTCAGGCGTTGCTCTTTGCGCGAAGCTTTGTCCTGCGCATCAAGCCAACGTACACGTACCCGGTCTTCGTCGTTCTTCTGTCCATCAGTGACACGGACATCAGCGTCTCGGACGAGGTCGACTTGTCGGGCACGCTGCTCATCTTCGATGGCGCGTGCTTCGACGGCACCAAGGGCGTTGCCACGATGTTCGACCAGCCGCGGCCTGCAGGTGGTGGCTGGCGCAGCCAGTACGACCACAACGCAGACCCGCTGTCGCCTCCGACGTACCCGACGCCTAACTACCCCATCGTCTGGGGCTTCGACAAGAACTACCTGTGCCCGGAAGACTTCATCATCGGCACCATCTGCACGACGTTTGCGAGTCCGACGGTTGTGACGTACGACTCGCTCTTCCAGTTCGACGTGCCGGTGTACACGGCCGACATGATCTACTTCAGCGCTGGCGCGCAGGTGCTCATCCCTGGTGCCGGGCTACAGGTAGAAGGGCCCGTGACGGTCCCCTCTCCCGGCGGCACCATCAACTCGCTCACATTGCAAGTTGTCATCCCGCACCCGACGACGCCGAACACTTACGACCTCGTCATCAAAAAGAACGGTACGACTGTCGAGACCCAGGCTTTTACTGCGTCGAGCAGTGTGGCTTTGACAGTTCCGGTCAGCATCGTCGTCGTGCCGGGAGATGTGCTCACGGCCTTCATCGTTCCCACTGGCTTGAGTGACGTTGCCGTCGCATGGGATAGTGTCCTGGTGGAAACCGGGATCTCGGTGCCGTGGACGTTCGACGACACGCTGGCAGCAGGCACATACTGCTCGTTCCGGGTGATGTAGCCATGCCTGCACAAGAAGAACACAAGCTCCAAGGGCACACCGAGCACCAAGGCATTCCCATTGCGATTGAGAACCGCAAGGGCTCGATGCGTTCGGGCGTGGACAAGGACGGCAAGCCTTGGCGCACTGTGATGAAGCACCCCTACGGTTACATACGGGGCACGCGAGGCGCCGACGGCGAGGAAGTCGACGCCTATGTGGGTCCTCACAAGGACGCGCCTCACGCGTACGTGGTGCACCAGCACAAGAGCGACGGTACTGGTTTCGACGAGGACAAGGTCATGCTGGGTTTCAAAGACGAAGCCCATGCCCGCAAGGGCTACTTGAAGCACTACAACGACCCGAAGTTCCTCGGTCCCATCTCGAAGGTCACCATCGAGCGCCTGAAGGAGCTCATTGCGTCGAAGAAGAAGCTCACCAAGATTTCGTCGGTGATGCAGTCGTCCTTCTTCGAGGAACTCGGTAACATAGTCGGGAGCGCTTCATGAGGAAACAGAGGATGCGGCTGGGGGTGCGGCGAGGAGCGACCGTCGAGGTTCGAAACAACCTCGTTCTGATCGCCCGAGAACGCGGCAAGATTGTCGCTCGACGCGCGGGCCACAACATCTGGCTGAACCTCGGGCGGGAGTATTTGGCGAGCCTCATCGCTTACGTGTCGTTCGGTCCGGACACACCCGAGCGAAACGACCGCATCAAGTATATGGGTCTCGGCATCGGCGGTACGCGGCAGCTGGCTCTGACGACGGCCAACTCCCCTCCCCTCAGTACGGCGTACCCCGGCTCGAACCTGCAGACCGACACCGACCCCACGGTTACGGTACTCGAGCGCCCCGTGCGCATCAGCGGCTCCTCGAACCCCTACCCAGGTCTTGGTGGAGATGTCTGGCTGGGCCAGGTGCAGGCACCAGCTACGCACGCCACGGCCACGGAGGTGACCTTCAGCATCCTCTTCGGGCAGACCGACGTCAGCTACTCGCCCTTTCTGACGGTGCCTCTCTCCGAAGTCATGCTCTTCACTTCTGCAGCGAACCCCAACGTGTTCAACAACACAGGTGTCGCGTTTGACACGTTCGATACTATCTCCAAGACCAACGCCTTCGACTTCGAGGTCGCCTGGACGGTGAGGTTCTAACCATGTTCCATCGACTGACGACTCCTTCCTATTTCGGCGGACTGCCTGCCGGGTACGACTACATCAACAATGCCGTCTCCGGCACGCCGGCGTTTGCTGATGGGCAGAAGTCGGGTGGACCGAACGCCGGCACCTACTTCGTGGCCTTCGGAGAGGACGCGACGAGCGCAGATGCAAACCGCGCCAGCCAGGCGCTGGCGACGAACACGGACTTCATCGACGACTTGCTGCATCGGGACCTCGCAGAAGTCACGGTAACAGCGAATGTCGGTCCTACCGGTAGCCCCACCCCGAGCGTCACGCTTGTCGGCCCCGGCATCTTCCTCGGCATCTCGGCTTTCACACCGCTGACCGAACTCTTTCAGATCACCGACGCGAACGACAACGACATCCAGGTCGGGGGTGCGAAGATCGTCGTTGCGAGTATCTCGGGTGGCTCTGTGGGCGGTGGCTTCTCCGCAGGCAACGTGACGCTCACGCTCAACCTCTCCATCCCGACAGGTGCGACGTACCGCGTCTACTACGGGAGTCGAACCAACCTCGCCACGCTGCCGGCGGACGCCTTCTTTGCTGACCGACTTGGCCGCGGAGATACGGCGGACTTCGAGGACTTCGTCAAGCAGGTCTCGACGCCAGGTGTAGTGGGCGCGACCGTCACATCACTCTCGGCCAGCATCTTCACCACGCCGGACGGTACGAGGCTCGCGCAGAGCCCCCTCATGACCTTCTCGGTCGACCCCAACGACTCGGGCTCGCCGACTCGGTCCGTTCTGACGCTCACGCGTGACAACACGATCCACGCGCTCATTCTTCACCAGCTGCTCGATGACCCCACGGGCACCGTCCACCCCGGCATCATCTCCGGCAGCTACCTCCAGCCTACGGGCGGCGGCGCTTTCGGCGTGCCGAACGGGACGCTGTTTCTCGAGGACGGCAATCTCACACCCCCGACGCACTTCGTTGCCGCCATTCCTCTGACGTCGGCCACGGCGTCCGAAGGGGACCAGTGGGTACGGACTCTCGAGCAGCTTCCGACGGCGGGTTCGCTGACGTCTCCCGATTCCCTTCTGAAGAAGCTGAATGCACGCTGGAGCTGCACGGTCGGCGATGGAGTGAACACCTTCGGGGACTTCAACGGAGCGCTCGGGCTGGATCACGCCATCGCCTTCTACGTCGCCTCGGGTGCCGCTTCTGGGCACATTTCCGTCAAGTCTGGCACGTACACGATGAACAACACCTACACGGTGACGGGCAACCTCGTCATCGAAGGGCACCACGCGTACACGACCTTCTTGAACGTAGGGGTCGGCGACCTTCTGGTCATGGGCACTGCGGGCGTCATCGACTTGCGCAGCATGACGATGACCAGCACGGCTTCAGGAGGCGTTGCGGTCGAGTGCTTGCTGGGCGGCGTTCGGCTCACCGATATGGTCCTTGTGGACCTCGCTATCTTGGTCGCCAACCCAGGTCTTCTGCCTGGAGGCATCAGCTTCCATGCGCAGCGCTGCACGTTCCGTGTGCTCACGGCGGCCAATGCAGGTGTCTTCGTCGAGCTTGGTGATGGCCTGGTCCACAGCGGGTTCTTCTTCGACGAGTGCTTCTTCTGGTGCTCGGATGGAACAGCCCCAGTGGTCATGGGTCCGAACGGTGCTTCAGGCGGTACGGTAAGCAACGTTCGCTTCCGGGACTGCGCGTACATCCTTGGTGGTACGGCGACGCTCACCAGCGACCTCCAGTACAACACGGGGCTCATTGCCATCACGGGGGCAGCGGAACCGGCGAGCGTCTTCACGGTTACCGACGTCACCTGGGAGAAGTGCAACGCGACCGTAGTGACGTCGCTCGCCAACTCCATCTTGTTTTACATCAGCCCCGTGGCGCCGGGGAACACGAACCTCGCGCACCTGACCAACATCGGCACGGTCACGATGGACAACTGCAACTGGTTGTCGCCGCTGGCCGCCAGTGCCTTCTCGCCGGGATTCATCTGTGCGCAGGTCATCCGGATCCGAAACACCAACTTCACGGGCACCCAGCATGGAGGCAATGCGCAGACCGTCTCTGCAGGGCTGGCCGTAGGCAACACCTTCTCCGCAGCGGACTGGGGTCAGTTCACCTTCTCGATCGGGTTCTCCGGCTTCTTCATTCCAGGAGACCTCGGCTTCGAGATGGACAACGTCTCGTTCTCTGCGTTCAACCAGCAGTCGAGTGCGTGCGACGTGCGCTTCGAGCTGCCTCCTACACCGACCACGCTTAGCCGGTCCACGTCGACGAAGATCAAGAACGTCAGGTTCAGCAACTACGTGACCACGGGCAGCGGTGCTGCGCCGAACTATCGACTCAACATCGACAGTACGTTCGGCATTTCAGGAGAGGTCAACGCCACCCTCGAGAACGTGGTCATCCAGGGCATTGCAGGGTCTGGGACAACGCGGTGGGCAACCAACGGCGTCTTCGGCATCCAGCCCATGTCCGGCGTTGAGCTGGTGCATTGTTATTCGTCGTACTTCCGTCCAGGCTCTGGTTCGAACCTTGAGACGGGCTACTACATCAACTACGGCGCCGTGAGTGCGTCCTACGGGATCGTGCTGCGCAACTGCAAGGCTCTGAGCACCGGCGTCGGCCTCGTTGTTCCGACCGGCTCGAGCAGCAGCGCGACGCTGGACAACTTGAGGATCCTTGGCGGCGAATACTCCAACAACGCAGGGGCAGGCATCCTGCTTGGTGGTTGGAACATGGGGGACGTGCAAGTCATCGGCACCCGCTGCGTCAACAACGGCGGCGTGGGCATCATCGGCATCTTCCAGACCACAGGAATCTACAGCACCGTTCTGGACCAGATGATCTCCATCCGAGACAATTACTGCCTGGGCAACTTCTCGGATGGAGCGCAGATCGCCATCGGGGCTGAGGGGCAGGTTCCTCGGTTCGAGATCTTCGGCAACAAGTGCTTCAAGGCAGCGGACGGATCTCTTGCGCACATCCAGGTCACAGCCAACCTCGCGACCACACCTACGGGTCTCGGTACTCCGGGCGACTACCCCTTGCTGGGAGTCGAGACGGGCATCGCCGCCTTCGGAAATGCAGCCAGCACGGACCTCGTCAGTGGGCAGAACATGATGTTCAACCAGGCCGTCCTGCTGAGCCCGTAGTATACTGGTTGTGTGGAGGCTGCTCTCTTGGCCGACCTGACCAACATACTGACACCCGCAGTCGGGTTGTTCAGCCTCTTTCTAGTCATCGTCTCTTTTGGTGTGCGCCGTCTTGTGGAGGCCATCTGGCCTTCTCTCTCGAAGTCGACGCCATTGACGGTGGAGGAGCGCGTGTGGGAAGAGTTTGTTCTTCCCTTCTTGCCGTGCCTCCTAGGTGCGCTCCTCGCGCGCATCATGGTCTTCTACCCGCTGCCTCAGGTGGCCACGAGTACACCCGGCGCGCGCATCATCTTCGGCGTGGTCACTGGCTGGTTCGCATCGTCGACCTACTCGAGCGTCGCCTTCGTCGTGAAGAAGAAGTGGAACGTGGATGTACCTCCACTCGACCTCGAGTAGTACTGGCTTCTCTTTCCGATGAGCCAGCGGTAGGTTGTGAAGTTCCTATGTGCGCAGGGTATAAGCGCCACGGCGCAGACACGCGCACGTGGAGGTCAGCATGGCAAACAAAGTTACGATTTTGAGGGGCACCGATGCCCCGACCATCATTCCCATCGCGGAAATGAGCCTGTCGATGATGGGCGTCGAGGGCATGCTGGAGTGGGTCCGTGAGCACCGTCCAGAGTGCATTCCGGAAGGTGCCGAGGATGGCATGGTGCTCTTCCCGCACGGCGGCATCGATGAGGCGACAGGCCGAGAGCTCACCGCTAACGAGCTGCTCGTCGAGCTCGCGGGACGAAAGTGTTACGACTCCTTCGGGGACAAGGCAGGGCGGAAGAGCAACGCCGAGTACATCGCCAATACGCAGCAAGGCGACATCCCGCATGCCAGCATTCTCTACCACGCGAAGATGAGCTTCTTCTTCGCGGGCATCAGTCGCCGGGTTAGCCACGAGATCATCCGCAACTACGTCGGTGCGGACCGGAGTGAAGAAGGCAACCCGAGCCAGGAGTCGACCCGCTTCACCCACCACTACGGCTACTTCATCGAGCCACCAAAATACACGTCGACCGCGTTCGAATACGCCACCGACCACCATCGCGGCTTGATGCAGGACATCTTCCGTCGAGCAATGCAGTCGGCCTATGAGCACTACCTCGACGCTGTGCAGGTGGAGTGCGAAGCGTTTCATCAGCACTACGGCAGGCCGCCGACGAGCCTCGACAAGAAGCGCATCTACGAGGCCGCCTCGAGCTTCTTGCCGCACCAGGCGGAGACGTCATTCATCTGGACAACAAATCCCGCGGCCATCATGAAGTTCGTCAAGGAGCGGGACAATATCCACGCCGACCTCGAGATCCAGCGTTTCGCCCGCAAGTGGCGGCGCATCTGTGGGGAGCGTTGGGCGAACCTCTTTCCCGCAGGCTGGGCGAACAAGGAGTAGAACATGGACAAGACCAAGTCGAATGGGCAAGTCGGGCACGCTCTTCCTGCAGCAAGCGCTCTGCAGCCGCCGCCTACCAAGACGTCGGAGCCCGACCCGTTCGACCAGGTCAGAACGCTCATCAAGAAGATGGGCGACAAGCGCTACGCAGAAGGCTTCCGCAGGGCTGCAACCATCGTTGCCCGCGCTGTGGGCCAGCTTGACGGTGAGTCCAAGGGCAAGCTCTCCAAGGCTCTGGACTTACTAGAAGAAGAACTTCACCAGGCAGAAGTAGTGGCCCAGTGAGGGGAGGGCCTGCGGGCCCTCTTTTTAGCCTCCAGTGACTGCGTTGCCAATTCACCTGTGGAGCTGGTAGCCTTTTCGCATGTACAAGCTGCCATTCCAAGGCACCGTAAGGTCGGTCGTACATGACGCGGATGGCATCCACGTCGACATGGTGATCGAGGATGCGGACGGGAAGAACGTTCACGCGTACCCGTTCACGACCGGCCCGAGGCGGACGGCGGCGGAGGTCTGCGAGATGGCGCAGGCGGCCGTGAGCCAGGCTGCCAAGTCCTACCACGCGCGCGACCTCGCGACGCTGGGCGAGTCTTCTGGGGAGGGCGCGACGGACGAGGAGAAAGCCGAGCAGGAGAAGAAGCGGCTCGACGAGCTCGAGGCGCTCAAGGGTCGGACCTTCACTGGGAGCATGACGCGATGAGTGCACTGCCGTTCGGGATTCGCAGGGTTGGGCGTCCCTACGTCGCTCGCGCCGACGTGAGCCTCATCGGCGTCGAGATCGACGCCCTGATGCGCGGGCACATCAACGAGGGCGTTGCGCGGCGGCACCACGAGGCGAAGCGCAAGAGCAGCACGACGCGCGACCGCATCCTGCGAAGCGCGCGCATGCGCCACGTCGAGTTCGGGCACCACCTGCCGCTCGGGGCCGTTGGGGCCGCGTACCTCTTCGACAAGGGACGCGACGGCTTCAACACGAAGGCCCTGTCGTGGACCGGCGACACGCAGAAGGCGATCCTGATCGACGCGACTGCGAGCACCGGAAACTCGCTCAAGCTCATTACGAACGTCACGAACGCGAACCCGGCTGTGTACACGTCGGCGACCCACGGCTTCTCGAACAACGATGTGCTTGTGTGCGGCGGCATCACCTCGTCGGCTGGTATCCAGTCCGCGAACCAGACGGGCCTCGCCGCATCGGTCGCCACGAACACCTTCGACCTCAACACACTCGAGGGTCTCGCGGTCCAGACCTCCGGCGCGTACGCGAGCGGAGGCTACGCGGTAGACCTGACGCTCGCGCAGTTCGTCGTCGACATCCTCGGCACGCGCATCGGGACCGACCCGACCGTGTCCGGAACGACCTCGAGCCGCGGCGTTGCGAACGCGACGAGCCCCGTGACCTGGACGACGGTGCCTGCGGGTAACCCTGGGCAGTTCATCTGCTTCTACGACGCGGCGGGCGGCTCGGACTCGACGAACAAGCTCATCGCGTTCCAGGACGGCAAGGTGCGCGTCGTCGTCGACAAGGCGGTCGTCGCGACCGACACCGTCATCTACGTCGAGCCGCTCAAGGCCCAGCTCTGGGACGGATCGACGGGCGGCGCCCCTGTGTTCCACTGGAGCGACGGTCACGCGAGCACGCTCAACGCGGCGGCGAACCAGGGTGACCGCTCGATCACCATCACCTCGCAGGCCGCGGGCGGCGTCGCCGTCGGGTCGACGGCCGACATGAGCGACTTCGGTGGCGGTCTGCCCGTGACTCCGTCCGGCGGAAATATCAGTTTCAATGTCGGCTCGATCTACGCCCCGACGACGCCGACCGGCATCTACAAGCTGTAGGAGGAGGCCGCGGTGCCCGGCCGCTACGCAGACTGGGTCAAGGAGACGACGGCCACCACGGGCACGGGCACGTGGACCCTGGCGGGCGCCGTCACTCCCGGACCCTGGATCCCGTTCTCGACGGCGTTCCCGAACACGACGTCGGTCGTCGCCTACTCGGCCTCCGACGGGACCAACTGGGAGACGGGCATCGGCCTCTACACGCTGAGCGGGACGACGCTCCAGCGTCTGCTCGTGACCTCGTCGAGCAACTCGGGCGCCCTCGTGAACTTCCCTGGGCCCACGACGACGGTCGCCTGTGCGAAGCTTGCTGAGACGGAGTGGGACAACTCGTACGCGGCGGCCTTTGCCTCGCACCAGTACCCGAGCAACTAGGAGGCAGGACGTGGCAGAGAACACCGAGGCGGTTCAGAAGTGGCAGCAGGAGATGCGGGCCTGGGCTGCTGAGCGCACGAAGCTAGAGGCCAACCGGCCCATGATGGGCAACCTCTACGGCTGGGTGAGCGGGGAGGAGTCGGACCGCGCCGAGCTCGAGAGTCTGGGGCTCGTGCTTGGACCACACCACCCGTCGGGCGTCTTCATGGACTGCCTCGCCGACCCGCTGTCGATCAGCTTCCTCGAGCCGCTCGTCGGGCGGTTCCACTGGTCGATGGGTCCGACGCGCGACCCCTTCCAGCGCGTGCCCGACGTCGGGGCGATCCGTGGGCGCTACGAGGCGTCGCTCGCTTGGAACGCGTCCGAGAGGGCTCGCTACGCCAGGGAGAAGGAGGAGGCGGACAAGATGGCTGCAGAAGAGGCGGCTGCGCCGAAGGCTGACCAATGACCACCGCCAACACGCAGCCGCAGTGGGCGGCGAAGGCGAACGTCGTCTCCGCCATCATCACCACGGGCAACAACTCGTCCGAGGGCGGCGGCACCATCGGCACCGACACGTTCCTCCTGACCTCGGCGGGAGCGAACGACTCGGAGCTCGACGGCGTCATACTGATGCCGACGTCGACGGCGGCAGCCACGAGCACGCAGGCCTGCGTCGCGCGCTTCTACCTCTCCACGGTCTCGAGCGGGTCGACGACGAGCAGCAACACGAAGCTCATCGGCGAGCAGTCGTGCGCGTCGCAGGCGGCTGACCACGCGACCAACCAGACGACGCCCGTCGTCTGGATCCCTCCGTTCTCGCGACTCCCGACCGGAACGTTTCTCCTCGTGCAGCAGAGCGCGTCGCCGGCCGCGAGCACGCAGTGGGACGCGACGGCCTTCGCGAGGGACTACTGACCGATGCGCCTCCGCGAGAGCCTGGCGAGGGCGTACCGCTACGATGGTGGAGGACGCCTGTGGACGCCGGATCGCGACCGGCTCGTCGCGCTGGCGCGAGCCCCCATCCCGCGGCAGCACGAGGAGTTCTGGTGGCACTGGGGGCGCGGCGAAATGCCGCCGATGGACCCCGAGATCGGCCAGGCGCCGATCCTCATGCCGTTCATCATGGCGGCGCTCGGCGACGGCAAGCCGAACCCGAAGGCGCGCGAGGTCCTCATCCCGGGCTGGGTCCCGAACGGGAGCAACTGGTACAACTCGTGGGTCAAGCCGAAGTCGGCATCCAGCGTCTACATGGTCGCGTGCGGGGGAGGCGGAGGCGGAGGCGCTGGTCTGACGGCGGCGACGCTCACGGCCAAGGGTGGTGGTGGTGGAGGAGGATCGAGCGGCGTCACCTCGATCACCTTCATGGCGACGCTGTTGCCGTCGGTTCTTTGCTATTCGATCGGTTTGGGTGGCGCGGGCGGCTCAACGAGCGGCGCCACCGGATCGTCGCCCGCGACGACGTACGTGGCAGACTCTCCGGCGCAGTCGGTGGGCGGCCTCCTTCTGATCAGTGCCAACAGCAATGCCTCGGGTGGTACTGGTGGTGGCGCTTCTGGAGCGGCTTCGGGAGGTGGCGGAGGAACAGTCGCTACAGCGGCTAGCTTCTCACCTCGCGGAGTCTGGTCTGGGTCCGCGGGTGTGCAGGGATCAAGCGGCGGAAACCCGGGTACGCCAACCGCGGGCGGCGGACTCACTCTGGGTGCCTCGGGTGTTTTCACCAACGCGGGTACGGGTGGCGGCGCCGCATCGTCAGGCAACAGCGTGAGTGCTGGCGGTGCGCTGACGGGCGTGGGGAGCAACTATCCGGCGACGGTACCGGGAGGTACGGCGGTGGCGGGTGGACCTGGTGGGGCGGGCCGAAACGGTGGCTACCTCTACGGGGATCGAGCGCATCCGTTCTTCGTCTGGGGAGGCACGGGCGGTGGCGCATGCGCGTCGGCGGGTACGGGTGGCACGGGAGGAATGGGCGGTTGGGGTTGCGGCGGTGGTGGTGGTGGTGCGGGAGTGACGTTCGGTCCCGGTGGCGCCGGAGGGAACGGGTTCCTCTACATCGCGTGGTGGTGACCGCGTGCCCATCGCGGACAACTCCATCGCGAGCTTCTCGGTCGCGGAGATCGGTCCGACCGTCTTCGTAGCCCCGGCGGGAATCCCGTCGGCCGAGGGAGCGACCGAGCCGACCGTGATGGCCGTCGGGAACGCGACCATACCGGGGAGCGCCTCGGACGAGGTCCTTGGGGCGCAGACGACGACGGTCGCCCTCTCGGTCCCCGGCGTCCCCTCTGCCGAGCAGGTCGGAGCGGACACGATTGCGGACCACATCGGCACGCTCCCCGGACTCACTTCGGGCGGGGCCGAGAGCCCCGTCACCTCCACACTCACGACGACGCTGCCCGGTCTCCACTCGAGCGAGCAGGTGGGGCCGTCGAACGTGGGCCCGGCACCGTCGCCTGCGGGTCTGCACTCCTACGAGGGGGGCACCGCCCCCGTGCCGGCCGTGGTTCCCTCCATCGTGCAGACGGCGGTCAACGACTTCAGCTCGAGCACGGGCCTCGTGACGTACGCGAAGGCCCAGACCGCTGGAAACGCCAACCTGATCTTCATCGCGTGGGGCGACACGACGAACACGCTCAACGGCGTCCCGACGGACAACTCCGGCAACACGTACACCCTCGTCGGGTCCCTGCTCTACTCGCCCGGCTCCGATAACATCTCGGTCTACGTCTACAAGTGCGCCTCGATCCGGGCCGCCGCCGCGGGTGCGAACACGGTGACGGTCAACTGGCACGCAACGCCGGCCTTCCCCGAGGTCTACATCGTCGAGCTCGCGGGGCAGAACGCGTCGTCGCTGATCGATGCGGCGACGCTGCTCTTCTCTTCGGGAACGAGCAACCTCGGCTCGTCGGGGCCCGTCACCACCGGGTCCGACCGAGAGCTGCTGCTCGGCTACAACTTCAACTACGACGCCGCGACGGGTCCCGGGACGGGGTGGTCGATCGATTCGAACAGCGTGACCGGGTACGGGTCGGTGCTGGAGTCGAAGACGGCGGCGGCGACGGGGACGTCCGCGACGGCGACGACCCCGATCGGTGCATCAGCCACCTGGATCCAGGTGATCATGGGCGTCCTGTCTGCGACGCCGGACGTGGTCCCGCTGATCACGCTGGGGCTGGCGCCTTCCGGGGTGCACAGCGCCGAGACCGTCGGCGCGCCCACGACGACCGTCGCGACGACGAGCGCTGGTATCCACAGCCAGGAAGGGTCGACGCAGCCCACGGTGACGGCCGCGGCGGCGGCGAACATCCTGACGGGCATCGACTCGGCGGAGGTTCTCGGACCTGCCTCGACGACGCTCGGACTTGGTCCCTCGGGTGTCGCGAGCGGCGAGGGGGACGGTTCGTGCAACGTCGGGCCGAACGTCTCCGTGGTGGGCGTGCCCTCGGCGGAGGCCGTCGGTGCGGCGAACGTCGGTCCCGCGATGTCTCCGTCGGGGGTTGACCCCGCGGAGGTTCTGGGACCCGCGTCGACGACGATGGGCCTCGGACCTGCCGGGGTCGCGGGTGGGGAAGTGGGACCTGGAAACGTCGGACCGAGCATCTCTGTCTCTGGGGTCCACTCGGCCGAGTCGGTCGGCGCGGAGAACGTGGGTCCGTCTCCGTCCCCCGCGGGAGTGCCTTCGGCGGAGCAGGCGGGGTCCGTCACCGAGACGTCGACCTTCACCGTTCCGGGTCTGACGAGCGGCGAGGCTCTGCCGCCGGCCTCGGTTGGTCCGAGCGTATCTGCTGCCGGAGCCACGTCTGCGGAGGCGCTGAGTCCGGAGACTCTCTCTATCGCGAGCACTCTCGCGGGCGTTCAGGGAGAGGAAGGACAGGCGGCGGGTGCGCTCGTCATCCTAGACCTCTCGCAACCAGGTGCTGCCTCGGATGAGGTGATGAGTCCTCCGAACGTGAGCTCGGTGGTCGCGCCGGCGGGAGTCCCACCTGAAGAAGTGGTCGGCGAGGAGACGATCACCTCGACGCTAGCGGTCCCAGGCATCGGCTCCGGCGAGGCGCTCGGATCCGAGGTCATCGAGGTCGTCGCGGGGACCATGGTCGGGGTCTACGACGACGGTGTCGGGAGCGAGACGTCCTCGACCACGTCCACCCTCGCGGGGGTCGACAGCGGCGAGGCGTCTCCTCCGGCGTCGACGATGATGGACCTCTCGATCGCGGGCGTCCCGTCGGGCGAGGGTGTGGGTGCGGAGACTACGGCGGCGGTCCTGTCGGGATCCGGGATCGACGGCGGCGACGTGGGGCCCGAGACGTCTTCGCAGACGAGCACCCTGGCGGGACTGCCCTCCGACGAGCAGGCGGGCCACGCGGCGGTCGGCCCCACCGTGGGCCCCGCCGGCGTTCCGAGCGGCGAGACGCTATCGCCCGAGACGATGAGCGCCACCTCGACCCTGACCGGCGTGGAGGGTGCGGAGGGGCTCCCGGGGGCCTCCACGACGTCCGGGACGACGGCGGCGGGCATCGACGGGGGGTCGGTCGGCACCGAGACCGCTACGGCGGTCCTGGCCCCCTCCGGAGTGGCCTCCGGCGAGGCGCTCGGGAGGGAGACGACGAACCTCTCGTGGACCCTCTCGGGGGCCGCCAGCGACGAGCAGGAGGGCCCCGCCTCGACGACCCTCGGCGCGACGGCTCCGGGTGCGCTCGGCGACGACCAGGTGGGACACGGGGTCGTCCACGCAGTTGTCTCTCAGCTTGCTGGCATCGTGAGCGACGAAGCCGTGTCTCCCCCAACGAGTTCCTTCACTGCGACCGTTCCCGGTGTCCCGTCCGACGAGCAGGTGGGCAAGGGTGCCATGGAGACTGGCATCATCGTGACAATGTCAGGCGTTGCCTCGAGCGAGGCCCTGGGTTCTCCTCGTATCTCGTTTGCAGCAACGCCGGCTGGCATTGAATCGTCGGAGGCTACTTCTCCCACAACTTCTACACAGACGACGACCTTGCCAGGACTTGCATCAGGTGAAGCTGTCGGCAGGCCTGTGGTCGGCCCTGTTGTTTCGGCTGCAGGAGTCGTCGGTGGAGATGTGGGAAGTACGACTGCATCGTCCACAGGGAAGCTGACCGGTGTTGTTTCAGGTGAAGTCCTATCCCCCGAGACTTCTACGCTCACTACGACGCTGCCCGGCGTTGCGTCGGAGGAACACGTGGGTGCTGGCGATGTGGCCCTTGTTCTTACTCCTGCAGGTACAGGAGAAGGCGCCGTCGGAGCCGAGACGTTGAGCAGCACCTTTACGCTCACAGGTCTCTCGAGTGCGGAGGTGTTGTCTCCTGCTGAAGTCTCACACGTGTTCTTCGTTGCAGGCATTGAAGGAGCAGAAGGTCAGACGCGCCCGGTTCTCACATTGAGCTTGACGCCTGCGGGAGTTTCCTCTGGTGAAGCGCTGCCGACATCTTCTCTCTCCCTGCTTTTGACGCCTGCGGGTGTAGCTTCAGGCGAAGGCAGTACGCAGCCCTTTGTGGCGCCGCACTATGAGCTCGGTGCGGGCATCTTCGACGATTGGGGGGTAGGTAGTTACTTCCTCGTGATCACGCCGGCGCCCCCAGGGCCGCCACCACCACCGCCTGTCATACTCCTTCCAGGACAGCTTGGGCCTCTGGTACTTCCGGCCGTTCCGAGTACGTTGCCTGTCTCGGCGCGCGTCGTTGGCAAGCCCGCCCCAATAACGACTACACCAGCACTCCAAGTAGCCCCGCAGCCCTCGTCGGACAGCAGCGACAACGCACCCATCTACATCCGTCGAGGCAAGCCTAGCGACGAATAGCTAAGAAAAAAGGCCGCCCTCCCGAAGGAGAGCGACCCTTTCTATTGGTAAGTGTTGCGCTTTAGCCGCACTCGCACCAGGGCAGGGAACTGGATCTCTTCATCAACCAGAACCCCGACCTGGCGGGCGAGTAGTAGGACCGACGCGTCGCTCAGAGCATCGATGGCAGCCTCGTCGTAGCGCAGAATGTCTACGGTCGAGGGGCGTACGCACCCAGGCCACGTGTCTTCGAGTACGGCGACTAGACTTTTCCCGTGGCCTTGTTCACCAGCTGCTGGAAGGTGGCGCTGTCACTGATGGCAGCTCCGAGGAGGTCAGTCATCGACGCGCCCATGTTCTCCTGCATGAAGGTGAGGAAAGCCAGGAGCGTCCAGGTCTGCACCTGCGAGATGGACTGCAGGTACTGGTTGGTCTGCTGCAGCGTCGCATGGACATCGGCGTACTTGGCTTCGAGGGCGGTGACGCGACTGTTCTTGGAGTCGGACGCTTCTTGCAGCAACGAGGTGAGGTACGATTGGAACTGATCGTAGCGAGCGACCTGTGCATCGGCGCTGGCCTTGAGCGTGGTTAGCAGTCCGACGATCTCGACGCCGATGTCTGCGGTGGGTTGCGGTGCCTGTGCGTCAGAGGGCGTCCTCGGCTGTCGGCGCGCTTTGGTCGTCTCGGTTGTGGCCTGCTGGACCTGCTGCGCGGCGGCGGGGTTGACCTGCGGAACTTGCGGAGGTGCCTGCATCATCGCTCCAGGGATGGGAGCGTGCGGCATCACGCCAGGGGGAGCGTAGTGTGGTGCGGGCTGCATCGATTGCTGCGGCTGTTGTGGCACCATCTGCTGCGGAGGTGCCTGCATCATGGGAGGCGGCTGGTAAGGCATCGCTCCGTTCGAGGTGGGAACCGGACCGGCAGGAGGGGGCGCTTGCGCGGCGCCGGGATTGGCTTGGTCCCACTGCAGCAGCAGCTTCAGCACGTAGTCGATCTGCGCTTCCTTCGACTTCATGTCGTGCCAGCTCATCTTCTGCTCGTCGGTCGACAGACCGCCGAGTTTCTGGACGAGGATGCGCAGCTGGAAGGGCGACTCCGTCAAGAGGCGGTTGCGGTCGCGGGGAGCGGTCTGCGGGGTCATCGTCGATTCGGACATGGTCTCTCCTTACAAGGTCTTCTTCTTGCGAAGCTGGATGAGTCGTTGGTTTTCGTGGCCGTTGCTGGTGATGCAGCTGATGACTTGGACGTCTACGCACCCGAAGCAGGCATGCGGGTCGAAGGACTTGGCGGGGCAGGTGATCTGGGTCTCGAGCATCCGCCGGTGGTCGATGAGAAACCGCATGATGGCGAGGCGCCACTCGTCGATGTCATGGTCGATGGCTGTAGAGATCTCTTGGCCGATGATGAGTCGGATGAGTGTCTCGCGCGAGGCGTTGGGGAATACTACATGCCCGTTGCGCCGCGCAATCTGATAGAGCTCACTGTGATTGCAGCGGTTGAAGAGCTCGTAGAACTCGTCAGGTGAGCTGTCGTAGGAGTTCATCGAATGGGGTGCTTTCTTCTTCCATGCTCCATGCGAAGACGACGGTTCGTTCGGGTGTCCCGTAGACTTTCTGCCACATGGAGATCATGGTCTGCGAGTCGTCGATGCCTCCTGCGTCCTTGAGAGCGTCCTCGAGGAGCTTGGTGCGGTTGCCGCCGTCGAAGACCTTATACCTCGCATCGGCCTTTCCTTTCGCGTAGCCCTTGTTCTCGATGTCCTTGAAGAAGAAGCGTAGGAGCATCGCGTAGGGTTTGTTCGGGCGAAAGAAGCGTAGAGCGGTCGGGTAGTGCTGAGCGATGTGCGCCTTGGTCTCCGTGAGGAAGGCTCGACCCTTCTTTGTGAGCGCCCTACCTCCTCTTGGGAGATTGAAGTAGGCCAGGTTCGAGGTGGGCGGGACCCAGGGCAGCTCAAGGCGGATCATCTAACGCCACGAGCTGCCTGCCGCTGCTCCCAAGTGCCGATGGTGGCGCCAGGCATGTTGCCTTCACGCATGCCGCCGGCGGCTTCCGCCTTGCGGTTCTCGATCTGCCTCGAGACGACCTTGAGGTTTCGGTCGAGCGACTCGACCCAGGCGCTCATCTTGAGGTTCTGCTGCGAGAAGTGCTGCTCCTGTACACGCAGCTCGCGGTAGACCGGGTCCATGTTGATGAGGTCCTTCATCTCGGTCGCCGACATCTTGTCCTTGTCCTTCTTGCCCTCGTCGCGCTGCCGGAAGTGGATGCGCTTGGCGGACTCGATGTCGGACATCTCGTTTTGCACGCCCAGGAGGGCGGCCTTGATGTCCGCGTGCAGACGGACGGCGTAGTTGTACCAGCGCAGCTGCGCTGCGTAGACGATGGTGTACCGCTGGAGATCTGGGTTGACGAGCTCCTCCGCGGTAACAATGGGACAGACGACGTCGGGCTCCTGGTTTTCGTGGATGCCGAACCTTTTGAGTCGGGCGTCGACGTCGCCGACGGTGTTCCATCGGCCGGCGATGACTTGGACTTCGGTGTCCGAGATGCCGATGTCCTTCGGTAGCTGGAGGCCGCCAGTCTGGGGCTCTCTCATGTCAGGCTCCTGGTCTGCGGACGTCTTCTTTTCGGCTGGGGGGTCGCTGAGACTGCGTCATGTTCGACGGCTGGCATGTGTACTTCCACGGGCAGAACTCGCAGTAGATGCCCTCATTTCGTTCAGGTTGCTCACCGCGAGCGGCGAAGGCGTGCACGGTCTGGATGCGCGCTTCGATCTCTTCCCAGACTTGCGGCTGCCATGTGATGAGCCACGGGGAGGTCGACGGCGTGTTGTTCTGGTTGCCTTTGTTGATGTAGAAGAACCACATCAAGGGCAGGTCTAGGTTCGCCATGTACAGGTGGGCCTGGCGAACGTGCTCCTTCTTCGGCTCCTTGAGCTTTGCGTACTCGTCCGGTGACTCGGTCTTGATCTCGAGTCCCACGCGCAAAACGACCTCGCTGGTGGCCTTGCTGCGAAAGACGAAGACGCCGTCCGCTGAGGAGAAGATCTGGTAGTGCGCGGCGAGCGGCTGGTGCTTGGGGTTGACTGGCACCTCGTCCTCGAACTCGACAGTGCAGTCCATCTCCTGGGCCATCGACGCCGCCACGCGCATGGCGTGTCCCTTCTGGGAGCGCGTTGCGATGGCGTGGAAGTCATCCTGCAGCATCTTGTGTGTGGCCTTGCCGATTTTGAAGCGCTGCTTCCAGAACTTCGACACCATCGGTTTTCGCGGTACGCCCATCAGCGAGTAGACGGGCTTTCGCAGGCACGGATAGAGCTCGGAGGCGTGGATGCCGGGCTCGCGGTCGTGGCCATCCTGCTCGAGCAGGACGAAGTCGTCGTAGACGGCGGAGAGCTTCTTCGCCATCTCGATGTAGGGGGTGAGGACCTCGATGGGCTTGTTCAGGTCAGCGATGCTCGCGAGCGACATGCAGGAGTCCCTTCAGGTCGTGGAAGTGCAAGACGGCGAAGCGGTCTTTCAGCTTCCTTGTTCCTTGTTCGACGAAGTCAATGACGAAGAGAGGCATCTCTCCTGCTCCTGCCTCGCCGGCGATCTTGTAGAGCTCGTCGAGCTTGAGGGAGAACGATTCGGCCTGCGTGTGTTTCTCTTCCACGCGCAGGCCACCCTTCATGCGCAAGTCGCCCTTGGCTCCCCTCTGGTTGCCGGAGCCTGGCTGGGTGCGGACAGAGCCCTCGCCGTAGACCTCGCTCAGCTCGATAGCCACGTCAAGTTCGAGGCGCTGGGAAGCCTTCTTTGCCTTCTTCAGCGACTTCCTGCGAGGCGCTGGACCGGGCGCCAAGTTCTCCATGGGTACTTGAACGGACAGACCCCCAGGTTCGAAGAGACAACCCTGGCAGAGAGCCCCTGCTTCGCCGGCGTGCCCTTCGACAGTGAGCATGAAAGGGATGACGAGGATGGGGATGCCGTGACTACCCGCGGCGCACTTGGAGCAAATGCCGTTGCGTGCTTCGGCGCTCAGCGATACGCGCATTCGATGCCTGCATCGGAGAGTAGGTCACGGCGTACTGTCAGCTCGACGTCGAAGTTCTGCTTCATGATGTCGACGACGCGTTCGATACCAGCGACCTTCGTAAGTCCGGGTCTAGGAGCACCCATCATGTCGTAGAAGGTCACGAACCCGTTCTTCTCTTCTGCTAGCCCACTTTGGATGGCAGCAATGACAAGCATGCGCTGGTCCTCGGTGAGCAGCTTGGTTGGGTCGTACATCTCGGCAGCGTTGCCGGGGAAGTGGAAGTCGAACTCCCCGGTGATGCCCTCGTGCACGCCAGCCTTGCCTTTGAGCACCTCGTAGTTGATGACCTTGCCGACCTGCACACGCTTCTTTTTCTGCGCCACGGCCTGGCCGAGGGAAGAAGGCTGTGAGTTGGTCTCGACTTCTTCCTTGTCCTTGGCACCACCCTTCACAAGGATGTCGATGAGCTTGCCGTGCTTGGCCGCCCACGCGCCTTGGGGAGCGTAGTCCGGCAAGTACTTGGCGATGTTCGCCGGCGCCTCGGCTTTCTTCGAGTTCGAGCGCACCTGGGAGGTGAAGATGACCGTGGTCGGGTTCTGGCCGTAGTAGCCGGTTGTGCCGTTGAGGTAGTGCTGGAAGAACCTCGTGAGCATACTCGCCGCCGCGGCGCGCTTGGCTGCCTCGTCGAGGTCCTTGCCGGCGTCGGCTTCAGGAAGTACTGCAGAGACAGAGTCCAGGCCTACGATGTCGAAGAGACCCGACTCGAAGCAGGCCAAGATGGCCATGAGGAGCTCCTCACCATTCGCGCCACGCAGGATCTTCAGCTGACCGACGGTTGGTGTCCTAAACTCCTTCAGTTGATCCTTGGTGAAGGAAGGCATTCCGCGGTCCTTTCGTTCGGCGACGCGCTCGGCGATCATCTGCTCCGGGATGCAGATCTGCACGCCGCACTTCCTCATGAAGAAGTGGTCCGGCGCTGCTTCGCTCACGCCGATAGCGAGGCTTGAGCGGAGGCCGTAGAGCCTCTGGTTCATTGCGAGGTACTTGTAGAGAAGGAACGTCTTCCCTGCGCCGTCCGGACCACTCAGGTAGGTGAGCCCGCCCGCCGGGAGCCCCCCGCCTGTGTGGATGTCGAGTGACATGATGCCTGACGGTCGCCGGAGGAAGTAGGTGTTGGGCGCCAGATCGATGTCCGTCATCACCTGGGCGCCCTTCACAGCCGGCTTCTTGTTGAGCGCAGCTTCGAGCTGCGCGATTCCCTTGTTCAGATCTGTGACGGGCATTCGCGGCATGGTCTCTCCTAGGTCTTCTTCTTGTTCTGCTCGAAGGGCTCCGAGCCGTGCACGGGGCACAGCAGAACGTTGCCGTGCCTCGTGGGCTTCTTGCCGCATACGGGGCAGCCATCTGTAGCTGCCTTCTCCAGTTCTTCCTGGTTCACGCCTTCATCCACTCCGAACTTGTCCATGGTGACCTCCGGTTCTTGCTTCCTTGATGGCGACCGTAAGTGGTTCCGCCTTCTTGAAGGACACATAGTACTTCTCGGGGACGTGTACACGAGCAGGCTTCGACTTCTTGTGGCCGATGCGGGTGTAGGTCGTCTGACGGGTACCGCGGCGGCAGATCACCTTCAGCCTCCCCAGCCCATCCATGTTGACCTCCCCCTTCTCTGAGAGTCCCCGGACCACCTCCCGCAAGAACGTGGCGGTGATGCCGGAGACCTCGCTCCTCTTCTTCCCGAGCAGTACAGCGACTTGCGCGTCGATCTGACTCTTCTTCACTCTCTCCATGGTCACTTCGCCTTGTTCCAGCTCGGCCATGAGCCGATAGAGACCTCGAGGGGTACCGCGAGGTCGTTGGGGAACGGGTGCTCCATGATGGCGGTGATCTCGGCTCTCGCCTCGGCCACCGTCTCCTTGGGGCACTCGAACATGAGCTCGTCGTGGATCTGAAGAAGCATCCGGCACCCGTACTTCTTGTCGAGCCCCGCCCGCCAGATGCGGATCATCGAGAGCCGCACCGCATCCGCGGCCGTCCCCTGGATCTGCATGTTCACCGCCTTGCGCTCCTCGCTCCACCGGTCCCCCGCGTTCGGGCTGTTGATGGAGGGGTGGTAGCGGCGGCGGCCGAGGAGCGTGAAGGAGAAGCCCGTCGCGCGCGTCTCCTCGATGGCGGCGTCGTAGAAGCCCTGGACGGCGGGGTAGGTGCCTAGGTACGCGTCGATGATGGCTTTCGCTTCCTCTTTGGTTATGCCTAGTTGCCTGGCAAGCTTGTTCTCTTTCATTCCATAATTGAGTCCAAAGCCAACGGATTTTATGGCATTTCTGGCGAAGAGGGCCAACTCGACCTGGTGGGTACGTGCGGTGGCGGGAAGTTCTCCGCTCTTCACCTTGCCGTCGATCTTCTTCGCCTCCTTGAGGAAGTCGTAGGTGAGCTTCCACCCGTGCTGCTTCTCGTAGATGGGCCCGTACACCATGGCGGCGTTGCCCATGTGGATGTCCTTGCCGTCGAGGAAGATCTGGATCATCTCCCGGGCGCCCTCGGGGTTCTTGTCTGTCACCGTGGCGCAGGCGAGAAGGCGCATCTCGAGCTGCGCGTAGTCGCCGACGATGAGGTCCGTGCCTGCGCCGGGCTGCGCCTGGAAAGCCCCGCGCAGCTGGAACTTGTCCTTCTCTGGGGTAGGGATGTTCTGCAGGTTCGGGTCGCTCGAGGAGAGTCGCCCCGTGCGCGCGACGTCCTGGTTGAACCGTGTGTGGATGCGGCTGTGGGGGTCGAAGTGCTCGTCGGCGCCGTCGATGTACGTGCCGATGAGTTTCGTGAGCTTGGAGTCGCGCAGGACCAGCGCGGCCATGCGGCTCTCGTGCTCGTAGTGCTCAAGGAACCCCTTGTCGATGGAGGGTTGCTTGATGCCGCTCTTTCCCCCCTTGGTCAGCATGAGCGGCTTCAGCCCCTCGTGGTTGATGAAGTAGTCGCGCTTCTGTTCGACCGAGTTCGGGTTGAAGTTGGGGTCTCCCGAGAGCTGCACCATCTCACGCAGTAGCTGCTCGTGCTCGTCCCACATGGGACCTCGCAGGTTCTGCAAGTACGGCCTGTCGACATACACGCCGTTGCGCTCGCAGGTGTAGAGGACCTTGGTGAACGGCACCTCGGTCAGAAAGAAGATGTGTGCCATCGTTGGCAGCTGCGCGGGGTAGAGCGAATAGATGCCCGTCCTCTCGAGTTCTTCCTTCAGCTTCTCGTAGAGGCGCAGTGTGCCGTACGCGTCGTTGGAGGCGTAATCGACGAGCTTGGGCAGGTCGTCGCGGTAGCAGCGCATGAGCATCTCTTGGATGGTCTCTCGCCGCGTGGGCTGCGACATCAGCCCGCTTCTCAGCTTCTTCGGTTGCTTGGTTGGGTCGGGCACGTTGAGCGGGTTGAACGTGTCGAAGAAGTCCGTCCACCGCCATCCAAGGACACTCTTGGCCATGTCCTTGAGCGAGTGGCTCTCTTCTTCGTGCAGAAGCCCGTGCATGACTTGGGTGTCGATGCAGTCGCCGGCGAATTCGATGCCGACGTTTCCCAGCATGTGCATGTCGAACTTCGCGTTGGCGAAGATCCATCGCTTGCTCTCGTCGCCGAAGGACTGCTTGAAGCAGTCGAGCGTTGTGATGGGCATGCACACCCGACGGTGCTCTCCCCAGGCGAGAGACCAGAAGAGCGGCGTGTCCTTCCAGACTTTCAGCCCCGTCGTCTCTGTGTCGATGGCGACGACGTCTTGATCGAGCACTTCGCGGACGAGGCCCTCAAGGCCGTACGTACCGCGGTCGTACCACCCCGCATCGGGGAGGTTGATGTTCCATCCCATAGGCGTGACCTCCGTAAGAAAACAAGAAGCCCCCCACCACACGGGTGGGGGGCTAGAGACGGGCTACTGCCCGGCAGGCTTGTTCCCGTACGGAACCTGGTAGGGGCGTGCGGGAGCTTGCTGCATCGGAGGCTGGTACTGCGGCGGGGTGTAGCCTTGCTGTGGCTGCGGCGCATAGCCCTGAGGGGCTTGTTGCATCGGAGGTTGCTGGTACCCCTGCTGTGGGCCTGTCTGCGGCTGCCGCTGTGGAGCGGTGGCACCGGGGGCAGGCGCATTGACCTTGATGCCGAAACGAGAAGCCTGGTACTCGAGCGAGTCCGGCTTGTACTTCGCCACGAGGTCGAGGGGCTTGGCCGCTTCGGCGAACTGCGCCGGGATCGGGTATGGTTGCGACCAGCCTGAGATCTGCAGGTTCTTCTGGTCGTTGGGCATCGGAATGAGCTGCACCTGCAAGTCGACGTCGAAGAGCGTGGCGCGCACTCCCTGCTGCCCGCGTTGGGCGCAGACGCTGCACTCGTAGACCTCAGTCAGAAGAACCTGCTGCCCACACGAGGCGCACTGGCAGAGGTTGTCGGTGATCTGCAGGAGCTCGTCCTTCTTCAGGTGCGTCGTCGCCATGTCGATGGCGCACTCCTTACAATTCGAGCAGAGCCAGGCCATGCTGTTGATGCTGTTGACCGACCCGCACGTCGTGCAGGACTTGCCGATGTTCGTTTCGGCAGCGCGCAGAACCTGCAGCTGGGTGTAATTCATGGGCCAGTGGCTCATGTTGCCCTGCTTGGTCTCGATGTTGGGTGCGCGGCACGCGTCGCAGCCTTGGCCTTGGCACTTGACCCAGTTGTAGAAGGGTTGGCCCTTGTTGTCTCTTCGCACCTGGCCGTTCGACCGGTCGATCTGCTCCATCTTGTGGTAGCGGGCGTAGTCGAAGACGCAGAACGCGTACTTGTTTTGCCTGCTGATGCGCGTCGAGGTGAAACGACCTTCGGTGTTGCGCGCCGCCGTCTCCCAGTAGATGTCGCATCCGTAACAGGGGGAGCGCTTGTTTCTGTCGTTGGCCCAGGCTCCTGCGCTGCAGATGGCGCCGCGCTGCATGTGTCCGTCGAAATGGTCGACGAATTTGACGAAGGTCGCGAGCTTCTGCACGAGCTGGGCGTTGTCCCCTTCTCCCTCAATGTAGTCCTGCAGGTACTCGCCAGGTACGAGACGGATCGTGTCGATGTCCATCATGCTGGGCTGATACATGTCGACGAAGTAAGGCGGACCGCCCCTACTTGCTCGTTTGCCGGCTTGCTTGGTGGCTGCTGCGGTTTGCTGCCGAAGAGAACCGAACGCACTGACTGCGTTCAGTGTGCGTGCGTCTTTGCCGAAGGCCATGGGAACCTCTTACTTAGGATGGCTGTAGGGTGGATTGCTGTACGAACCAACGCTGAAAGGACTGCGCTCCGAGGAGAGAATCGGTGATGGCTGGAAGTTGTAACTCGCTTGGCTGGCTGCCGTCATACGTGGCGACGTACAGACGTTCTACTGTTTTCACGAGACGAAGGCCAGCATCAAGTTGTCCGCGCTGACCGGCGTCGTTGTTGTCGAGCATGAGGATGACGGTGCAGCCCATGTTCTCGATGAGCTGCTGCTGCTCCTTGGACATGTAGGAGCCGAGTAGGCCGACCACATTGCTTATACCGGCTTGGGTGATTCGCATGACGGCCTTGAAGCCCTCGGAGAGGACGACGTACCGGTCGGCCAGGCTAGTGGTGAAGAGAAGTTGCGGCAGGACTTTGTGCGCGTTCCAGAGAAGGGCCCGCTTCTGGGTAGCTCTCTCTGGCATCCCGTAGTCTTTGTACTCCCAGTCGTAGACCTTGTAGCGCGGGTTCTGACCTTCTCGCGTGGCCCGTCCACTGATGCCTATCAGCCGCCCACGCCAGTCCCGCAGGGGAAAGGTGATGCGGTTGTGTACAGCGTCGTAGCCGACGTCGAACTTGCGCAGAAGGTCTTCGGGGTAGCCTTCTTCAAGTAGCTGCACAGGGCACTGATCGAACAGTCCGAGGAAGCTCTCTGGGAGTACGTCGGTCGTGGGTTCGGTGACGTTGAGGGGGTCGTACTTCTTCGGTGCGTACTTCTCAGCCTCTTCGATGATGCCCTTGTAGAGCATCTCGATCTCGCCGCGAGGCAGGCCCACGTCTCGAAGAAACGAGTACAGGTTCCCTCGCGCGTGGCACGAGTGGCAGTACCACAACCCGCTGAACACGTTCATGGAGAAGGATGGGTTCTTCTCTTCGGTGCCGTCCATCTTCCGGTGAAACGGACAGACGGCCATGATGTCTTCGTTGCCCGACTTCTTCACCTTGCGCAGGTGCTGGTGGGCGATCTGCAGGATGTCGTCGCTCATCTTCTTTCCTAAGCGAGGTTCTTGAGCGCAGTGTTTATCTGGCTATCGACGTTGACGTGGTTGTCCGTGTTGGTTTTGGGTGTTCGGTTTGGAGCTCGTACTGTCTCCTTGTCTTTGCTCTTAGCCTTGCCGTTCTTCTCCTCGACTTCGCTGACGTCGCCTTCTTTGGCCTTCTCGATGTCCTTCTCGGTCAGCGTCGAGTGGTAAGAGAAGTCCACGGCGGGCACAGCGTTGATGCGAAAGCCGTGCAGCTTGAACTCCCGGCTGCCGCCGATGACGATGCTGATGGTCGGCGAGACTTTGTCGTTGATGACGCGTGCGGCGATGGTGGCGTCTTGCGCGAGCGCGTCGGAGTACGCAATCTCGTCCAGGTTTGCGTCGTTGTGACCTGCTGCTTTTCGGTTGGCCTGCATCGTGGCGATGATGGGCACCCCGGTGTGCAGGTTCATCTGCCGAAGGTCACGGGAGATGTTCATTACGCGTACGTGGTCGCTCTGTGCCTTGTTCTGGTCCTTCAAGAGGTAGAGGCCGTCGACAACCAGGAGCTCGGGCTTGTATTGGTCGATCTTGCTGTTCAACCAGGCCACGTTGTCCCCGCCGGCGGGGACGTCGCGACCGCTCAGTACCGTGAGCCGGTCCGAGTAGTACGGGTCGCTGCCGATGTTGTCCTCAAGCTCGATGAGCCGGAACTCTTCTTCTGGAGTCAGCTGCTTGCCGATGGGCGAGGTGGCTTCGCGCAGATTGCTGTAGGCCAGCTTGCAGATGCAGGCGATGGCGCGCATGTACACGTTGTCGGGCGTCATCTCCTTCGTGTAGACCAGCACTTTCTTGTTCTCGTTGAAGAACCAGGAGAGCAAGTAGGCGAGCACCCAGCTTTTCATCGACTTGGGTCTGCCATAGAAGATGACGTAGTCGTCAGGCTGCAGGCCGAAGGTGACGTTGTTCAAGACAGCCCAGGGCCAGTTGGCAACGGCGAAGTTCTCACCGCGGCGCGCAAGCTCGATCTTGCGCATGATGCCTGTGATGCCCTGCTTCAAGGTGACGTCGGTGTTGGCAGCTGTACCGAGCGCGATGAGGTCCGAGATGTTCTTGTGCAGGATGGCGAGTGGCACCGTCGGGTTCTGCGTCGGCACCATGATTAGCTCAGCGCACTTCACGGCGGCTTCGTTGGCCATGGTGACGATGCGTTGGCGGCGCACCTCGTAGCAGAGCGCCTCGAGGCTCATGCCCGGGTAGTCGTCGGAGACGACGAGTGTTGGAAGCCAGGCTTGCAAGACGTTCTTGTCGAGGACGGCGCCAGCCGTCTCCTGCTGCAAGAAGTACGTGAGGATCAAGTTCCAGAAGTTCTTGGCCTCGGTTTGCGTGAAGTCGTCGAGTGTCAGGCCGTAGTTGAGGACGGGGGCGATGTTGCCCGTCTTTACGACGCGTGCGCAGATGGCCAATTGGCAGGACATTCTTCCTCCCTGGGACGTACGGGTAGAGCAACTGCCTTATGCCAACGAGAGGCTAAAAGTTTGCTCTTCGCCGCGCACGACGGACGGTCAACATGCCCTCCTCGGTGGAGAGCGTCAACACGTCCATCGTGCGCAACTATGGCTTGGGGGTAGGAGGAAAAAAGCCCCCAAGATGTTGTGGTGGGTCAGACCGAGGGCACGCGTTCCAAGTGCTCCCCTAGACCCCCCGTACCCCTGCTTTCAGAGAGCACGGTGCCCGCTCCCGTGGGGGCTACGAGCACCTCCCCGCCTCCTTCGAGGTGGAGCTGACCTAGGTCAACCTCCATCAGCGCCCGAAGCTCCTTCAGCTTTTCAAGCACTTGAGGCGACCACTGTTTGTTCGTGGTCCAGCCGTGCGTGTCTCCGGTCTTTGAGTTCACGAAGGCGGCCTTTCCTTCGAGACCGTTGCTTGCTCCGAGGAAGCTGAAGCTTCCCTCGAGCACAGCCACACCGTCGAACCGCGCGTTGCCTCGAATCATGTGACTTCTACTTTCCTGCTGCGAGCAGCGATAGGCCGTCGTTCATGAACTCGACGGCCTTGGTGAATGCGGCCAGACCTGCTTCGTCGATGGACTTGGCGTCCTGGTTGCACTCCATCTCGACGTAGGCCGTGATCTTGACCTCGCCAAAGTTCTGTTGCGTGCCGACCTGCATACCGACACGGGCGTGTGGGTGCGGACCGGGATTCCAGAAGTCCATGGGAGGGCTCGTCTCTTTCTTGAGCACGCGCTTGTCACCGTTGGCGTCTTCCGCTTCTACGCGCGCAGAGCTCACGGCACCACCAGCGGATCGGGCTTGTGGAAGTTCGGGGTCTCCTTGCGCACGTGCTCGACGACGTCGTTGGGGAGCTTGCCTTGCGCGATGCAGGCTTCGAGGCGACCTCGGTCGACGGAGAACTGCGTGATGGTCTCCATCTTCCCTCCCATTGTCAGGAAGTTGTCCCGGCCGACGGCGTTGAAGAGCGCCTCGGCGTTGTACTTGGTCGTGAACTGGTAGAGATCGAACGGTCCGCAGCTGACCTCCTTAGAGCGACAGGCCTTGTCTGCCTGTTCGAGCGCGGTGTTGTAGCGTTCGACGAGCTGCGCCAGTTGGTCGAACACTTCTGCGTGTTCGGTTTTGAAGGCCTGGATAGCGTCCTGCGCGTCGAGGAACTCGACGACTTCGGGTACTTCCACCGGCTCTCTGCGCGGCGCTGTCTTTTTCTGCATGGCTACTCCTGTTGTCCTTCGTCTTCGCTTCGAAGCTGGCTGTGTAGCGCCTGGTCGGCGCTATCGCTTCCATCGTCCGCGCGCTGGGTCGGCACGATGCCGTAGACCAGCTCGCGGTACGTCTCGTAGGTCTTCAGTGCTTTTCGCAGGTCACTGACGAGCTGTCGGAACGGACTGTCGGGCGATTGGTCTTCCAGTTTGCGGATGACGTAGGCCGGGTGCAATGTCGGTATGAAGTGGTACCTGACGAGGTTCTGGTTCGTCGGCGTTACCAGTCCCTGCTTGGTCTTGCGGGCCCACTCCTGCTTCTTATCGGTCAGGTTGGGTGTGAAGCTCGCCCCGGGAATGGAGATCTGGTGCGTGTCGCCGCGATCCCTTGTGATGGTGATAGGTTTGCCGAGCAGCGCCTCGCAGGCTTTGCCGCCGAGCCCGACGATAACGATGGGGTCGACGAGATAAATCTCCTCGTAGAGACGAGGTGCACAAGCGAGGTACTCCGGCGGTGTAGGAGGCTCGTCTTTGTACGCCGGCTCCATCTGCTTGGTCTGGTAATTCTTTCGGAAGACGGGCTGCCCTGAGCCGTCTACCTGCGGGACGCACGAGCGGCACGCCACGAGGTTGGTGATGTAGACCTCATCCATCCCGATACGTTCGAGGATGCGACGCAGCAGCGTGCCACTCTTTCCGACGAACGGCGTGCCTTCCTGTTCTTCTTCTACTCCCGGACCTTCTCCGATGAGCATGATGCTGTTGGTCACGCCCTGGCCGAAGACAAACTGCCCCCCGACATTGAGTCGGCGTTCCCCCAGCGTGCACTTCACGCAGCTGCGCCATTCCTCACGCAGCTCCGGAAGTGTCTTTCGTGCGTCAGGTCTAACCGCGACGTCCATGGGCACGTGCGATGGCGGAGAGAGCAGAGGCATCTGCGAGTTCCACGCGCGGACCGTTCTGTGCCTTTGTCATCTGATCGTACTTGTCCTTCGCGTGCTCACGCGCTTGCGCAACGAAGCCCCGGTAGATCTTTCGATCCTCGGCGTCCATCTGGCTGAAGAAGTCGAACAAGACGCCCGGTCCGTTCTTGATGTGGGTCTTGTATGGCTTGCTTGTGAAGTCGCGCGCTGTGATGAGCGGGTCTCGCGTCATGCCCATCATTGGTTTCCCGTCGGGACCTTGCGCTTGCACTTGCCGTAGAGGCGCGAAGAAGTCATAGGTCGGCATCAGTGTGACGATGTCCGCGCGCACCACGTCCGCGACGGGCACCTCCTTGACGTTACTGCTGTCGTAGAGCTCACTGATGGGCATCATGTTCAGGCCCCACACCAGTCCGATGACGCGTCCCGGACCCGTCGTAATCAGGACCCAGGTGCCCGAATCGTGGTCGTCCTGTTCGTGAACGTGCTGCTCGTCGTGGTTTTCCATGAGGGACTCTTTCTACGTGAGATGGTTGTGTGCCCGATGTTCTCGTACTCGAAGGGTCCACCTTCGTCGTGGGACCACTCTGTCAGGTGACGCCGGAGCTTCTGGCACATGCCAATGAACGGCCCGATGTTGTCCTCGAGGAAGACGGCGACAGGCTCCTTCTTACCCCGCCTTCGCCTCAGGATGCGACCGAGAAGTTGCTGCAGCGAGTTTTTGCTGGAGAGCGGCTCGTTGACGATGATGGTGTCGAGGTTGGGTTCATCCAGACCCTCTCGACCGTACTTCGCGATGGCGAAGGTGACCTGGCACGAGCGCAGCATCCTAGTTCGCTCGTCCGCGTCCACTTTGTGGATCATCAGCCCTGCGGTACCTCCCACCGCCAGGAGGTCCTTCAAGTAGTCCGCACGGGTCTTGTTCCACAAAGACTCGCACTTCTTGTACACGCGGTGCCCCTCGAGCGCCTGCTGGATGAGCGCCAGTTTGGCCTGCTCCGCCTGGAAGTTGGACGGCATCTTGAGCAGGTTGGCTTGGGTGATGTGGTATTCGCGTAGAAGCTTCGCGATTTGGGCGTCGGAGAGCTCGATAGGAGGCACTGTCTCCCCTACGTCCGACGCTGCTGGGAAGGGGATGTCAGTGATGAGGTGGGAGTAGTTGTTCCACCCGGCCAGCATGTTCACTAGCGCGTCGACGCTCTTGGAGAGAACAATGACCTTGCGGTCGTTGGCGATGGCCTGTCGCACCTGGTCCAGAACGAAGTCGACGCGGGAGGGCTGCGCACCGAGGTGGCTCGCCACCTTGCCGATGTGCAGCTCCCCGTTTACGTCGTTGACCGCCAGCTGCACGTGGGGATCTTCCATGTTGAGGCCGACACCAGTCCAGACGAAGTAGATGCGCGGCTTCAAGTCCTGATCGAGGTTCTTGTAGAAGACGGGCCCCAGGTGGAAGTTGTAGACGACGTGCATGCCGTCGTCTCGGTCGGGGGTGGCGGTGAGCCCTATCCGCGCACCGTAAAAAAGATCGGCGGTTCGTGAGAACTTTGGAGCCGCGACGTGATGCGCTTCGTCCCACACCGCTACGCCGAACCATCGGCGCACTTCTTCGGGCATTGTGGGCGCCCACTCTGCGAGTGAGTGGTACGTCGCCAGAACGATGGACTTCTTCCAGTCCCTCTTGGGTCCTTGGATGAGGCCTACGCCTCCCGGCACATCGAGGAACTGCTCGATGGCCTCCTTCCACTGCTTCATCAGCTGGGTTGTGTCCAGGATGATGATGGTTGGAACGCCACGTCGGGCGATGTACTCGAGTGCGACGACGGTCTTGCCTTTGCCGCAGGCGAGTTGAAGGATGCCACCGCGAGAGCGCAGCAGGGACCCGAGGGCCTCCTGCTGCACGCTCTCTCCTGTAGGTACCAGCACGCCGTTTTCTAGCGTGTGGTCGAGCTGTATGCGGCTGTGGATGTCGACCTTCTCGTACAGCCGCGGCCTGCAGTCGATGACCGAGAACTGGAAGTTGCTCGGCTTCCAGAACTCCCGCGGCACTAGAAGGTGATGCCCTGTCTCCTTGTAGAGGCAGAGCACTACCATCTTCTTCTGCTCGAAGAACTGGAAGGTCAGCGCGCGCTTGGTTCCTTCCACGTTGATGGCCGACTTCGGCACCCAGAGCATGCTGTCGAGGTAGCCGGTGTCCGGCTTACGGATTAGAAGGTCCATTCTTCTCCTTGATCCTCCGGGAATCGAAGAAGTGTGCGATGGCGTGGCCCGCTGCTTTCAGAACCGACCGAATGAGCTCTCGCAGCAGTACTGCTCCCAGGCTCTCTCCCGGGAACCTCTCTTCGGGCGTCGAGAGATACCCCGGCATTGTGTAGTTCAGGTGATAGACCTGCCCTGGGTGGTGCGCCACTACGACCTGTGGTTGCGGTTGTGGCTGACCCACGACGGGGACGGTTCTCGGCACGACTCCTGGCTGCGGTTGTTGCTGTGTGAACGCGGCTTGCCGCATCGACTCCGCATACTCGGAGTTTCTCTTCCGCAAGTAGTCCGCGAACGTCTCGGCCGGCGGCGGCGTGACCACCGGCGGCCTTACGAGATGACTCGGTGGGATGACCGTGCTCCCTGCTGCTTGTTTGCTTGCTTGTGTCCGGGCGCCGCAGGAACTGAAGTAGTTGCACCTGTCGCGTACGTTTTGTTTTGTAGTTGGATGAACGTAGCCGGCGTCAGCACCGCCTGCGCACTCTGCGGCGCCGGCATCCCAGTCCTTCCCGAAGCATCCGGGTAGGTCTTCTCTTCTGACATTCGTCGGCATGACCATGCTGTCCTCCTGAGCTAGTCGCCTAGCTGTCCATCGTCCTTATGCCGCCCTTCGCGTTGTGATTGTTCTGGGGTAGCGGGTCGCAAGCTGAGCGGTGTACTATGTCGGCATGCGCACCAGTGGCCTGGTTCTCGACGTCTACGACGACTTTGGCGGGCATGTGCTTCGCGAGATCTACCCGGACTTCTCCGGCGTTCCGGAGTCGGTGAAGACCGCGCAGGCCATCTCTCCCGATGACCGCGTGAAGCTACCTGACGACGACTTCGCCCTCGTGCTCGTCAACAACGGCGAGAAGCTCCGTAAGTACGCGTGCGTCGACAAAGGCAACACCATCCTCGCGGTGCAGTACTTCCTGAAGAATGCGCACAAGTTGCCCCTCGAGGCTCAGCAGCAGACCGCCGAGAACCTCAAGGTGGCTTGTGGCTGGTACGACCTCGTCGTCCCTGAGCCTCTCGAGAAGGTGGCCATCGGAATGCAGGGTGCCATGACGGCCCTCTCTGCCATCCCCATCGCCAAGGGGACGCACCAGGCCATCAAGGAGAACCTCGCAGCGCACCGAGACCTCTCGAATGCCGGCGTGGGCGTCGTGACTCCGTCGATGACCAACCAGTACCTCGGCAAATCCGCCGAGGTGAGCGGCACCGACCTCATGCCGAACCAGTCAACGGCCTCGATCACCAAGCCCTCCACGTCCAAGACTGTGGTGAACAAGACCGCGGCTATTGGTCGCCTCGTTGGCGCTTCGAAGGGGGATAAGGAAGTGCCTCCTGATGTGGTGCGCCCGCCGACCCACGAGCAGCCTGCCAGCCACCCGCAAGCCAAGCACATGAACCCGACAGTCGACGTCTCGAACAAGGAGCCGCCTCGGGTCATCCATGAGAAGAAGGCTTCCCTCTTTGCGCTGCCCGCGGAGCAGAAGTACCCGCTCGACAACTATGCCCAGGTGAAGGCGGCAAGCTCTTACTTTGACGAATACTCCAGGCACATGGCGCCGCCGATGCGTCGTGAGTACGCCGCGAATCTCGTCAAGCGCGCCGCGGTCATCTCCGTTCCGGTGAGTGACCTCGCGCGCAAGTACGGCGCCGACTCGTTCGCGCCCGAAGCTGAGATCAAGGCGGCGTTCGACGCGCGCCGGCTCGAGGTGGACGGTAACGAAGAGGCTCTGGCCTTGCTTGGCGAGGTCGAGAAGGTGGCACGCATTAGGATGTGGAAGGAGGCGAGCGCCGAGACGGCGCAAGCGTTCGAACCTCACCAGGTCGTCGAGCTGCTCGCCGAGTTCGACAAGGTCGCGGGCCTCGACCACCACTACGACCGCACCATCCCGGACCCCTTCTACTCCATCTACGGCTTCGAGAAAGTCGCCGAGGAACCCGACTTCAGCGAAGTGGTCGGCAACGAGATGGTCACGGCAGAGGACCTGCACCGGCTGGCGCGGGTCGGCGCCGCGAGCGTCAAGACCACCTTCGGTCTCGCCTTCCAGGAGAAGTTCCTGGCCAACCCCGTCGGCGTCTTCAAGAGCATGCCGCTCGCGCAGAAGAAGATGATGATGCGGATGGCCAACAGCACGCAGCCTGGCGTCGAGCGCACTTACTACTAGGAGTCCGGCATGCCGGGACCGGACCACGAGCAGGCGTTCCTCGAGGCGCTGAAGTCAGTCGGCCTCAGGCCCGACGCGCGTCCTCTTCCGTCGCTCGACGCTGACTCACAGGAGGTGGTCGAGGGCGCGAGCAAGGACAAGCCGCAGACCACCCTTACTGCACCGACGCCGCCGTCGCACGTGACGGCAGAGAACCTCTGGCGCCATCCCGACGCGCACCCCATCGTGCTCGATCTCTTGATGCTTCGCCATTACGGGCCGGAGTGGCTCGGGTGGGAGGCCGACACTTGGCGACTCAGCATCCCGGACGACTTCCGGACGGCATCGGTGAGCGAGCTCACCATCGCTAAGCTGCAGGCCTGCAAGGCGTTGCATCTGGTCGACTCGTTCTGGCAGCGCTGGGAGGTGTTCGTTGCTTGCATGCTGCCCTTCAACGGCGAGTTCCCCGACTTCACCACAATGCCCGTGCCTTCTGTAGCGCAGTGCTTGGTTGCTGCCGACGTGGCGGCGCGCATTCGCTCGGATGTCGAATGGTCGAGCGAGATGAAGGCCTACTTCCAGGCGGTCTACCAGCACGACGGCATCTTCCTGCCTCTGCCACCCCTCGATGCCGTCGCCCTCGAGACGCCTGAGGAGATCGACCGTCCCGCCCTTCTTCTACGGTGGCCTGACGTTCGCTCGAGCGGTCGACCTCCTTCAGGGGAGACTCCCGTCGACGAGCAGCTACGTCGTCTTCTATCTGCAACCGAGTACCTCGAGGAGAGCCGCGCGCGTTTGCACAGCCAGCTCCAGCTCCATGCCTCTCATTGACGAGCCCGTACTCCAGTCGTTTCGTGAAGGCCTTCGAAAGGAAGCCGCCGGCTTCGACGCGCTCGTTGAACGGGCCGCGCCTCGCCTGAAGAGCCTCGGGGCGCTGGGGGGTGCCGGGTTGACTCTTGGAGCTCTCGGTGGCGCGGGTCTGGGAGCTCTGCACGGTGCCCGTGAAGCAAAAGAGCAGGGCGCTGATGTAGGCGGCACGGTGCTTGGAGGCCTCGGAGGAGCCCTCCGTGGTGCGGGGAAAGGGGCGCTTCTTGGAGGTGGCGCCGGCGCACTGGCCAGCGGCTTCGTTCGTCCGTCGGCTGCAGGGAATCTGACGAACATGGGGGGCCCCGTCGGCGCCGGTGCGCGCTTTGGTCAGCGGCAGGTTCACTCCTTGACTGGGATGTTGTCACCCAAGGAGCTGGAGGGTATCCGCGGTGGTGCGTGGGATGCTCGCGAGCACTTGCAGGGCGCGCTGGCAGGTGGGAACGAGCGTGCGGTGGCGAAGGCCTCGAAGGGCCTGCGTGCCTCGGAAGCTGCGACAGGCGTCGGTTCTGGCATGAACCTCACGAGCATCCCCGGCTACGTGAAGTCGGTGAAGGAGCACGGCGCCGGAAAGGTGTTGGCGGCAGGTGCCAGAGAGCAGATCTCCAATGCACCCGCAGCAGTCTCCGCCCTGATGATCGGCGCTCCCACGGTTGCTGCAGGCAAGGCGCTTCTTGGTCCTCAGGAGGTCGATGCCCAGGGACGTGGGAGGGGGGAGCGTGTAGGGGAAGAAGTGGGGCGCGCGGTCGGCGGCATTGCTGGTGGTGCGATGCCCGTAGTAGGTCAGGGGATTGTGGGTGGTGTACTCGGCAAGGCAGGGAAACTCGTGGGACGCGGTGTGGACAAGCTTCGCTCGCACCTCTCGACGCCAGGCATGACACCGCGCACCCTCGAGCCTTCGGAAGGGCAGCACACGCCCAGTGAGCGTGTCATGAGCCCGAACGCAGCCGGCCAGGCGCCGGAGATCGGCATCTGATGAGTTTCATCGGCGGCGGCGGAATGGGTGTTGCGACCGGGCCGGCGAGCGGTCTGCGGTTCGCCGCAACGCGAGGACGCATTCAGGGCTCACCGGTGCAAGGGGTCAACTACCCGAGCCCTTTCTTCGACGTTGCACACACGTACCTGCCCGTCACGGTCAAGCAACTGTTCAAGTGGTGCCGGTACTACTTTCTCACCAACCCGCTCATCAACGCGACGGTCTTCAAGCTCTCGGAGTATCCCGTCACCGACATCATCATCGACCACGAGAGCCCTGAGGTGAAGAAACGGTGGACGGAGTACTTCCAGGACCACCTTCGCTACCGGGCGTTTCAGATAGAGTGCGGTCTCGACTACCACGCGTACGGCAACGGGTGTGTGAGCCTCGGCTTCCCGTTCAAGAAGTACCTCTACTGCAAGAACTGCGACTTCCGCGACGAAGCCGCGAAGATCCGAGCCAACTGGATCTTCACGAGCTTCCAGTTCCGCATGACGTGCCCGAAGTGCCGGTACGTCGGCGACGCGCTCGCGAAGGACTTCTACTACAAGAACGCGAGCGGCATCAAAACCATCCGGTGGAACCCGGAGGACATCGAGATCACGTACAACGACATCTCGGGAGAGTACACGTACTTCTACACCATCCCCTCGACTGTACGGAATGACATCGTCATCGGGCGCAAGGACGTGGTCGAGGGCGTACCGCAGGTCTTCATCCAGGCCATGCAGGAGCAGAAGGGCGTCATCTTCTCGAAGGACAACTTCTTCCACATGCGCCGGCCGACGCTGGCGACGCAGGACCGCGGATGGGGAACGCCGCTCCTTTTGCCAGTGCTCAAGGACACGTTCTACCTGCAAGTGATGAAGAAGGCGCAGGAGGCCATCCTGCTAGAGCACATCGTGCCCCTTCGGGTGCTCTTCCCGCAGGCAGGCAGCGGGAGCTCGGATCCGTACACGACCATCAACCTCGTCGACTGGCGTGATCAGATCGCCGCCGAGATTGCGCGCTGGCGCTACGACAACAACTATATCCCCATTCTGCCGCTTCCGATGGGCAACCAGACCATTGGTGGGGATGGGCGCGCGCTTCTCCTCACGGCCGAAATTCAGGCATGGTCCGAGCAGATCATGACAGGCATGGGCGTGCCACGCGAGTTTCTGCTTGGCGGCATGAGCTACGCGGGCACCAACGTCTCCATGCGCATGATGGAGAACATGTTCCTCGGGTACATCCTGAGACACAAGGCGCTGGCCAAGTTCGTGATGAAGCAGGTGGCTGCATATCTCGGGTGGCCTGAGGCGCAGATCCGCTTCAAGCCGTTCAAGATGGCCGACGACCTGCAGCGTAAGGCCTACCTCTTCCAGTTGAACCAGTCGAACAAGGTCTCGGACACGACGCTCCTCGCCGATAGCGACCTCTCGCAGGATGAGGAGAACCAGATCATGATCCGCGAGACCGATGCGCGTCTCGAGGCGACCAAGAAGCAGCAGCTCGCGATAGCCGAGATCCAGGGCGAAGCGCAGCTCGTCATGATGAAGTTCCAGGCCAAGGCCCAGGAAGCGATGATGGCAGCGCAGGGTGCGCCGAACGCGCCAGGCGAACCCGGTGGACCCGACGCAGCAGGCGGAGGAGTACCTGGCGGTGAGATGGCAGCCGCAGGTGTGGTACCTGATGAGCAGCAACAGCTAGAAACCGCGCAGCCCGCACCGCAACTTCCAGCAGGGCAACCTGCGAACAGCAACGGCCCGCAGGACTTCCTGTCGAACGTCGCGAGTCAGCTGAAGGGCAACCAGAAGATGACGCCCTCGAGTGGCCTGAACGTCGACCTCCCGTCGTTCGCCCAGGCGCAGGCGCACATGATTGCGCAGATGCCGGACAAGCAGAAGACCATCGCCCTGCAGAACCTGCGCCTTCAGAGTCCCGACCTTGCCGACCTCGTCGAGCAGATGCTGACCGCGATGGGCGCAGCTCCTGCAACGCAGGCTGGTGGCAAGAGCACCGCCAACGCCGTCGATATGCGCCCTCAGCCAGAACAGCTGCCCGCGCGCCGCGCTGGTGGTTGATTCTTGCATGGGCACGTCTCGTGCTCTTGGGCAGCTTCATGCCCAACCTTCGAGAAGTGTTACGTCAGAGCATAAGCAGCCTCGAGCACGCAGAAGCCACTGCTGTATGCGCTGCTGATCGCACGACTATTGGTGCCCTGGCTGTTGTTCAACTGCGACAGGCACGCAGGTGTGGCGAGCCTGCTTTGGCTGCGCGCGCTCGCACAGTTGCTGCGAGCTGCCTGGCGCATGGCGAGGTGCGAAAGCAGCAGGTCGCTTAGCAAGCAGAAGCTAGAAAGAAGGCCAGCCCTTTCGGGCCGGCTACTTCTTTCTATCCGAACAGAGCCTGCAGCTCCGTCACGATGACGCTTGCGTCCGTGGCCGTGACTGACGTCGGAACCTCGATTGTAGCGCTGTCGTGAATCTCGCACGTGATCAGGATGCCGTAGTGCTTGTAGAGGTACTCGAGTACCTTCTCTTTCTGTCCCCCTACAAGCAGTCGCCCGACCACGAGCAGTTGACCCTCGGTGAATTTCGGTTGAGCGGGGCCGTCTCCGCTAGTCGTCATCCTCCTCGTCCTCCTCTGTCTCCTCTATTTCGCCGGCGTACTGGATGGGCGCGTTCCTCTTCTTCGGGTCGTCGCTGATGATAACTGTGTGGCCCCAGCGTGCGGGTGCCTTGTTGTAGTGGCTTGGTACGATGCACCAGATGACAGCGGCGTCAGGGGGCGGCATGCGCGCGACCGAACCATCTCCATCAGTGGTGTACACGATGATGTCCGGGTGTGGGTTGAGTGCGAGCGCGCTCTCTATGGGTTGGCGGAAGTCGGTGCCGCCGCGCCCATACACTTCCGTCAGCTCCTTGAAGAACTGCGCGCCTACACGCTTCCAAGGAACGGAGATGGCCGTGTCAGCATCGGCGAACCAGACCTCGTCGATGCCGAGTGCTTCCATGACGTAGTACGCCTCACGGCAGGCATCCGTTAGCTGTTTGGAGAGCATCGACCCGGAGCTGTCGCGAAGGATGGCCACCTCCGGCAGGTGTTCTACAAGACCTGGCCGCGGCATACCTCGCATGATGGACCGCTTCGCAGGCCTCTGCAGCGAGAAGTCATCGCCGCCGGACTGGATGCGCCCCGTGTTGTCGCGAAGGACCTGCGCAAGCTCGTCTTGCCAGCGGACGTAAGACTCCGTCTCGAAGGTGGTGGCCCAGTCGAGAAGGGAGCTGGGAACGGAGCCGCGGCCGTTCTTGGCCGCGAACTCCTTGATGTCATTCGCCAGCTTCTTTTCGATGCCCTTGATCTCGGCTTCGCTTCGGCCGACGTTCTTCTGTGCATCGAGCTTCGCCTCGAGTCCAGAACTACTGGGGTTGCCTGCAATGCCTCCGCAGCTGCCCTGACAGATGCCCTCCTGCGCTTCTTCGGACTCGTCTTGTTCCTCGCCTCCTCCCGCGTTCGGCTGCGGTGGACCTTTGCCGTCCTTTGGTTGCGCGTTCTTCGGCTTCGGACGCTGACCCGTCTTGTGCTTCTGCTGCAAGAGCAGCTCGTAGTACTGCTCGGTTGTCAGCCCTGGAGGCAAACCGTAGTGTTCCGGAAAGACAGCGGGTCGTTTTGTAGTAGCGAGCTTCCACCCCCCCGCTTTCAGGTCCGGGTTGATGGCGAGGTCGCCGGCGAGGTTGAAGAGCTTCTTGTCTTCTACGAGCGCGCCGCGTACGAAGTGCTCTCGTCGGAAGTGGTGGACTTCGTGCACGATGTCCGCGGCCAGCTCTTCAACCGTACCCTCCATGGCCCATTCTGGGTCGTAGCCGAGGATCATTCTCGGTGTGCAGAACATGGTTCGCGCGCCTTCCACGGGTGTGTAGATGAACCCGTAGATGACGCTTGCGAAGTAGGGCGCACCGAAGACTGCGCACGCCCTCGCCAGTTCGATCTTCTCTTCGTGCGACGTCATCCCTTCCTCACGTAGTTGGCGAGGTTCGTCTCGCCAAAGTGCGCTGTGGGACCCATGGCAGCCTTGGCGATGGCACCGCCTTTCTTGGTGGTGTACCCGGCGCGCATCAGCGACGCGCCGCAGGGCAGCACGATGTCGGCCACGCGGTCCTTGATGGCCATCGCGATGAGGTCCCAGGCCATGACGGCGTACTTCTCCTGTTCGGCCTTGTCGACCTTGCACAAGGCCCATCCGATGGCCGACGAGTAGGCAGCGAACGCGACATCGAGCCGAGATCGATCCGGGTGCCAGCCGTTCTCGAGGATGTCCTTCGGGTCTGGCAGGTTCGCTTTCGCGACCCACTCTGCCCACTCCGCTCCAGGACCGTCACCCACTGCGCCGGTGAGCATGTCGAGCGCGTACTCCTTCATGTCGAGCGCTTCAGCAGTGGCCATGCAACGAAGTGCACTAACCCAGCTGCGCGGAGACGCCCATGCACGCCCTCGGTCCTTGTGACCCGCTGCCGGCATGGCGTAGAGTTTGGCACCGTTGCTCTTGACGAAGCCTGCACCGAGACCCTGGTACTTGGGCCAGATGCTGCCCCATTGTTCTCGTACCATCTCCTCGCCTGCGGTGATGGAGATGGGCATCTCGTTGGGACCTGTGAGCAACCAGGAGGCCCACTTCTCGGGAGACGGTGCGGTTAGGTCGAAGTGAAGCAGGCGGTTGGCCATGGGGGCAGCCAAGTTCCAGCCGCCGGCGGCGTCTTCGGCCTTGTTGGCAGCACCGACGACCCTGACACCAGGAGGTAGGTGCTTGCCGGCGATCTTGCGGTTGTAGACGATGCCGAGACCTGCTCCCTGGACTGCGGGACGCGCTGTAGTGAGCTCGTCGAGAAAGAGAATGCCTCGACCTGCTTCGTAGAGACCTTGGATCTGCGGCAGGTCGCACACGCGCCTCGCACCGAACTTAGCGTCTGGCATCGGAATGCCTGAGATGTCCTCCGGTTGCAGGGTTGAGAGGTAAAGCGTCTCGACAGACAGGTCGAGGCCTTCGCCGGTCTGCTCGATGATGCCTGACTTGCCGATGCCCGGCGGCCCCCAGAGAAGGACTGGACCTCCCCATCGGCAGACAGGGTCGCGCGGGTCGTCTTGCGGCGTGAGCAAAGCAATGGTCAGCAGGTTCTCAGGGTTGGTCGCCATCAGGTTGTCTCCGTGGTCTCGAGTGCAGGTGTATGGCAGCCGCAGGAGCAGGAAGCACCTCTCCAGCAGCGAACGAAGATGCAGTCTGCGCACTCACCGAATTGCGAGACTTCGTCCCACATCTCGATGAAGTTGTCGTTGAGGATGTAGAGGCAGTAGAAGCAGAGCGCCTCAGGCGCAGCGTTTGGTTGGAAGGTCCCTCCCGACACGCCGTTCGGCGACCTACGCGACAAGTGGAACTCTCCGACCATGAAGAGCCCTGTGTACTCACCAGCCCGAATGCTGCTACCGCAGCAGGTGCACTCAGCGATGCTGTGGGGGTCTTCGTTGGGCGGCTGGTCTTCCAGCTCGTCCTTTAGATCTTCGTAGCTGTTCTCCCAGCAGTTGAAGCAGAAGAAGTACGGTGAGAACAGGAAGTCGCGCGCTGGGTCTGTTTCATCGATGACTGGCGTGTACTGAAGCTGGTCGCCGACCTTCTGCAGCTGAACGACCTGCACCAGCCACGCTTCTTCTGTGTAGCGGATGTTTTCGCCGCAGTCCGCACAGACCTGGCCGGAGGGCTGCATAGTCAGCTCAGCCACTAGATTCGGTTCCATCGCACCCTTCTTCTCTCCGAGCGAATCCATCTTCGCTCGAGCGTTTCGAAGCGCTGGTCGGGGAACATCCCTGTCTCCATGTCGTAGTCACCTAGCAGAACGAACAGTTCTTCATGGTCGTCGTTCTTGTCGAGGTGCACACGACGTTCGATGTCGTAATCGGTGGTGATGACGCCGCCGGGCACCTGTGCGCGGAGCAGCATCTCTCGCTCGTACAAGTCGTCGAGCAAGTCTTCATCGTCGCAGCAGAGACCGAACCATCCTTCGTCCTCCGGACCTACGTACTCTTCTTCAGCCCATGGACAGTAGGTTCCTGGCAGCGCCATACCGAGCAGCACTTCCAAGTCGCGCTGGTTACAGAAGCCAACGAAGCCCTTCTGGTCGATGAGCTTCGTCCTCACTCCGTTCAGTGCCCTGCCTTCGAGAGGGGCGAACACGCTCTGCACTTCCCAGATGCGTTGCACGTTGTGCGGGTCGGGTATGCGTGCTCCGACGATGCCGAAGGTTGCTTCACAAAGGCGCGTCCCTGGGATGACCAAGGGCCGGTCCCTGAACACGTTGATGATCATCGCTGCCCTTCTTCCTCCTTTTTGAGGTGCTCTCGTGCCCAGAGGAGCAGGCCGTTGAAGATGCCCGCGACCACAAACCAGAAGAACGTCTTCCTCACTTAGTCACCGAGCTTCTTATCCCCCTGCTCGTCTTCTCCTTGCTCGTCTTCCTCTTCTTGTGGCGGTACAAACAGCGTGTCGATCTCCTCTTCGAAGCGCGCTCCCGAGTTGTCGTTCGTCTTTGGTCCCATCGTTTCTCCTCGAGAAGTGAACGTGCACCTTCACAATTCTTATGCCCTTCGGCGCGACAGCCTTGCACGCGTTTGCGCCTGCGCGGTACGCTGCACGTGCCTCCCTTAGGGCGCACCCGATGGCCTACCTCGACCTGCAGGAAGCGTCCGAGCAACTTCAAGGACGCGTCCTGGAAGGCATCTCAGGACAGTTCCCCCTCAAGGGAAAGTTGCAGACTGTTCACCTCGACAAGATTGAGGTGAAGGACGACAAGCACCCTGACGACATCCGCAGCCAGCACGCGGCGAAAGTGAGCGGGGATACGTGGGCCGTACCCGTCTACGCGCACCTCACGCTCAAAGACAACGCCAGCGGTAAGGTCGTCGACCAGCGACGCATCCGCCTCGTGGACATCCCGAAGATCACGGGACGCTACTCGTACATCATCAACGGGCAGGAGTACCAGGTCGACAACCAGTGGCAGCTCAAGCCTGGCATCTACACGCGCCGGCGCGCGAGCGGTGAGCTCGAGAGCCACTTCAACGTGACCGGCAGTGCGACTGCCAAGGGTGTGCGCCAGTTCGACCTCTTGCTCGATCCTGCGAGCAAGGTCTTCTCGATGCAGTACGAGCCGAGCAAGACGCACATGCCGCTCTACCACCTGCTCAAGACGATGGGGGTGGAGGACCACGACCTCGAGAAGGCCTGGGGCAAAGAAGTGCTCGAGGCGAACAAGAACGCGCGTGGTGCGTCCGGCGTGCTCGATTCTTTCTACCGAACGACCAAGAAGACCGCAGCTCCGGATCGAGAGACTGCAGCGACGCATTTCTACGACCGGATGTCCGCGTCGACGCTTCGTCCTGACGCGACCGAAGTCACGGTCGGCAAGCCGTTCACCAACGTGACGGGTGAAGCGCTGCGCCTCGCGACGCAGAAGTTACTGAAGGTGCACGCTGGACATCCTGAGGACGACCGCGACTCACTCGTCTTCAAGGATCTGCGTACGGTGGGCGACTACGCCAACGACGCCCTTCGCTACGCCAACCGCAACATCCAGGAGAAGACGTCGCGCAAGATCAACACCGCCAAGGACATCCGAGACGTCATCAAGTTCGACTTGTTCAACCGGCCGCTCAAGGAGTCCTTCCACAAGAACAGCTCTGCGCGCGTACCGTCTCAGTACAACCCCGTCGAAATGATCTCGTCGGCGCTGCAGACGACCGTGATGGGGACGGGCGGCATCAAGAACGAGCGCTCCATCACCTACGACGCCAAGTTCGTCGACCCGAGCCATCTCGGGTTCCTCGATCCCATCAATACACCGGAAGGGGAGAAGACGGGCGTCACGCTGCGCATGCCCATCGGGATCAAGAAGGAGGGACACGAGGTCAAGATTCGTCTGCACAACCTTCGCACAGGCGAGACGGAGCTCGTCTCGCCCACGAAGTTTATGCACGCGAGTGTTGTTCTTCCTGATCAAGTGACCTGGGAGGGCGGCAAGCCGAAGCCCATCGCCAAGACCGTTCGAATGAGCACGCCCGGAAACGAGATCCGAGACGGCAAGTTCGAGGATGCCACTTACGTGATGCCGCACGCATGGCAGCTGTTCAACCCGACGTCGAACCTCATCCCTTTCCTCGGCAACACGAGCGGCGGGCGGGCTTCGATGGCCAGTCGTCAGATGGAGCAAGCCGTCTCCCTCGTACATCGGCAAGCACCACTCGTGCAGGTGGGAACGGGGATGAAGTCTTCGCCGACGTTCGAAGGGATGATGGGGCGGCAGTCGTCACATGCGTCCCTTGTCGACGGCAAGGTCCTCGACGTGAAGAAGGACGCCATCATCCTCGAGGACAAGGGCGGACAGAAGCACGAGGTGCAGCTCTACAACAACTACCCGCTCAATGATGCGAAGGGGGTCATGCACTCGACGACTCTCGTGAAAGCCGGAGACTCGGTGAAGGCGGGGCAGATCATCGCGGACACGAACTACTCGAAGAACGGCGACCTCGCGCTTGGTACCAACTTGCGCACCGCGTACATTCCCTTCAAGGGATACAACTTCGAGGACGGCATCGTCATTTCAGAGAGTGCTGCCGAGAAGCTCTCGAGCGAGCACTTGCAGAAGCACTCGCTGCCGCTCGATTCGGACCTGGTGCTGAGCAAGAAGAAGTTCCACCTCGAGCATCCAGGTCTCTTTAGCAAGGAGCAGTACGCACGCCTCGACGACGATGGCGTCATAAAAGTGGGCACCAAGGTCAAGCCTGGCGACCCGCTCATCGCGGCGATGAAGCCGTACAACCTGAAAGACAGGACCGGCCTCGCTGCCATCCGCAAGAGCATGAGCGGAGGGCACACGAACAAGAGTCTTCTCTGGGACAGCGACTTCGAGGGTGAGGTCGTTGGGGTGCACAAAGGCAAAGACGGCCTGTCCGTGCATGTACGTACGGTCGAGCCGATGCAGGTCGGCGACAAGATGGCCGGGCGCTACGGCAACAAGGGCATCGTCACGATGATCCTGCCTGACCAGGAGATGCCGCACACCAAGGACGGCAAGCACGTCGAAGTGGCGCTCAATCCTAGCGGCGTGCCGGGGCGCATGAACGTTGGCCAGCTGCTCGAGACGGCGGCCGGCAAGATTGCAGAGAAGACACATAAGCCCTACATCGTCCGCAACTTCGCACCGAACGTCGACAGCTTGGCGGAGGTGCGCGCCGCGCTCAAAGCGCACGGTCTCTCAGACACCGAGGAGCTTTTCGATCCGGCCACCAAGCAGAGTCTGGGCAAGGTGATGGTGGGACCACAGCACCACTTGAAGCTGGCCCACCAGGTCGAGAAGAAGCTCTCAGTACGAAGCGGTATGGACCTGCGCGGAGGAGCGCAGGAGCACTACGATACGAATCTGCAGCCTACAGGTGGTTCCGGTACAGGAGGCCAGTCCATGGGCACGCTCGGCCTCTACGCGCTCCTCGCGCATGGAGCGAAGGCGAACATCCGCGAGATGCAGACGTACAAGTCGGAGGGGCGCGATCCGCAGTCTGATCCGAGCAAGCGTTGGCCGAGTGACCACGACAAGATCTGGGCGGCCATTCAGACAGGTGCTCCTCTGCCCACGCCGAAGCCCGCCTTCGCCTTCCAGAAGTTCACCGACATGCTTCGCGGCATGGGTGTGAACATGGACAAGAAGGGCAACGACTTCGTTCTGACGCCGATGACAGACGAGCACGTGCTCAACCTGGCGAAGAAAGAGCTGCCCAACCCCGCCGACATCCTCTCTTCGAAGCTAGACAAGAGTGGCATCCCGAAAGTCAAGCCGGGTGGCTTGTTCGACGAGGGGATCACAGGAGGCCATGGAGGCCGTCGCTGGTCACGCATTCGTCTCTCCGAGCCAGTGCCCAACCCCATCTTCGAGACGCCCATTCGTGCTCTGACGGGCCTCTCCAAGAACGACTTCATGGCGGTCGTACACGGAGACAAGGGAGTTACGGCGAACGGTCACGTCACGAGCGTCGACGCCGGTGTCACTGGCGGCGCCGGCATCGAGCTTCTTCTGAGCCGCGTCGACGTGAACAAGGAGCTCCCCAAGGCGACCGCGGCTCTCAAGGGAGTCAAGGGCGCCAAGCTCGACCAGGGCCTGAAAAAGGTGAAGTACTTGCGTGCACTCAGCCAGACAGGCATGAAGCCGAGCGAGGCGTACGTACTTCACCAGCTACCTGTGCTGCCACCCATCATGCGTCCGGTCTCGATGCTGCCTGATGGCAACGTACGGTTCCACGACATCAACTCGCTCTACTCGGACTTCGCCAAGGTCAACGACAAGCTGAAGGACCCGGTTCTCTCCAAGAACCTCACCGACGAGGGCAAGAAGGATCTACGCAGCGACTACTACGATGGCGTCAAGGCCATCATGGGCTTCGGCACGTATGCGGAGGTTCCGCACAAGGGGCTTCTCCACGAGATCACGGGGAGCTCGCCTAAGCATGGCTTCTTCCAGGACGTTCTCATCAACCGGCGTCAGGACCTGACGATGCGGTCCACCATCGTTCCGGAGCCCGCGCTCGGACTTGATGAAGTGGGGATCCCCAGGCATGCCGCACTGGACCTGTACCGCCCCTTCGTCGTGCGCGAGCTCAAGGAGATGGGCGCCATTCAGAACGAGATGCAGGGACCTGCGGCTCTCGCCAAGAAGACGCCGCAGGTCTGGCGTGCTCTTGACCGGGTGATGGACAAGCGCCCTCTCCTTCTGAAGCGCGACCCGGCCCTGCACAAGTACAGCGTGCAGGCCTTCAAGGCCCGTCCAGTCGAGGGCAGCGCCATCAAGATCCACCCGCTTGTGACTGGCGGCTTCAACGCCGACTTCGACGGCGACACGATGAGTGCCTTCGTGCCCATCACGCGCGAAGCGCTCGAAGAGGCGCACAAGATGTTCCCGTCGAACAACCTCTTCAGCGAGGCGAGCGGCAAGGTCATGTACCAGCCGACGCTCGAGAGCGCCCTCGGCCTCTACAAGCTGTCGTTGGTTGGCAAGGACACGGGAAAAAAGTTCGACCACCCCGGCAGCATCCTCGATGCCGTACGTAGCGGCAGCTTGCACGTGAACGATGTGGTGCACCTGGGTGGAAAGAAGACCACGGCAGGTCGTGTTCTGCTCTCGAGCGCCCTGCCCGCGGACATGCAGACGCACACGTTGCACAACCTCGACTACCGCATCAACAAAGGTGGTCTCGACACCCTACTCACACAGGTCGCCAAAGAGCACGCACCGCAGTATGGGGAGGCCGTCAACAAGCTGAAGGACCTGGGCAACGGCGCGGCCTTTGGCGTGGTCGACATACCGCAGCCTACGAGTGCAGGTCACAAGCTCCTCTTCAAAACGCTCGATAAGACGCCCGTGGCGATCAAGGAGAAGTCGGTCTTCGTTCCCATGGGAGCGCACACGCTATCCTTGGCCGATTTCACGCCCGACACTCAGGTGCGTGACCACGTACTCGCCCCGGTGATGAAGCAGGTCGACGTCATCGAGCACAACTCGCGTCTCTCCCAGGCTGAGAAGGATCAGCAGGCTCTCGTCCTCTACAAGAAGGCGGACAAGGAGATGCGTGCCTTGCATGAGAAGAAGCAGGACAAGGATCCGACCAACCTCTTCACGATGTACCGTGCGGGTGTGAAGCCGGGCTGGGACAACTACAAGCAGATGGTCATCGCTCCTATGATCTACAAGGATTCGAACGACAAGGAGATCGCGACTCCAGTCACCAGGAGCTACTCCGAAGGCCTGGATCTGGGCGGTTACTGGACGCAGATGCACGGCGCACGGCGCGGTGCGGTCATGAAGGTGCAGGAAGTGAGCGAGCCTGGGTACATGTCCAAGCGGCTCATGAACAACATGATGCACATGCTCGTAGACGAGCACGATTGCGGTACCAGCAAAGGCATCGCGCTCGATATCAACGAGCCGGACATACACGACCGCTACTTGCAGCAGGATTTCTCTCACGGCAAGCTGCACATTCCTGCCAGAACGCTTCTGACACCGGACCTCGTCAGTAAGGTGAAGGCCGCCAAGCCTAACGGAACGCTTCTTGTTCGCTCACCGCTCAAGTGCGAGAGCGAGAAGGGCATCTGCCAAAAGTGTATGGGGCTCAGTGCCGGCGGGCAGCATCACGACCTCGGAACGAACGTGGGCGTGCATTCAGCGCATGCGGTCGGCGAACGTGCCATGCAACTCACGCTCAAGAGCTTCCACATGGGGGGCGTTGGCGAACAACACGGCTCGAAGCTTCTTTCCTCCTTCTCTCGGTTCAAGCAACTGATGGAGCTTCACGACGAGCTGCCGAACGAGGCATCGCTCGCCATGGTTTCCGGGACCATCGACAAGGTGCAGCCAACGGCTACGGGCGTCGACGTCTTCGTGAACAATCGGCGGCACCACGTCGGCAAGGACGACAGTGGTCTGCCCTTGCACAAAAATCTTCCCAACGCCGAGGCACTTGTCGGCTACAAGGCATGGAAGCCTCCTGCTGTAGGAATGCACGTAACAGCAGGAGATCATCTCTCGGACCCGAACCGCACGTTCGCCAACCCGCACCGCATCTATGAGGCCACCGGTTCCATGGAGAAGGTGCAGAACCATCTGTCCAACGAGATCTACGGGTTGTACAAGGAGACCGACATCAAGCGTCGCGCGGTCGAGACCGTGGTCAAGGCAATGAGTAACCTCACCCGCGTCGTCGACCCCGGTGGTCACCCAGATGTTCTACCAGGGGAGTACCGTCCTTTGACCTCGGTCAACAAGATGAACAAGGAGCTCGCGGCGCAAGGACTCACTCCCATAGAACACACCCCCGTGCTCAAGGGCATCACGGCCCTACCCCTCGAGATGCAAGAAGACTGGATGGCGAAGTTGCAGCACGAGAAGCTTCGTGCGACGTTGCTGGATGCAGCAGCAACTGCCGGCGTATCGCACCTCCACGGAACGCATCCTGTGCCGGGCGTGGCTTTTGGGGCCGAGTTTGGGCTGACGAAGAAGGACTCTCTGGTGCCTGGGCGAGAGCACCTGAAGGCTGTACCGTCCCACCACTACTAGCCGATGGCCTCGAAGTTCAGAACGTCCTTCACGCACGTAGAGGGTCACGACCCAGCGCGCGTAATTCAGGGACGGATCACGAACATCAACCTCGTGAAGTGGACGGTCGACGTCAACGCACAGTTCGACCGCAAGAAGTACTTCGACATCCAGGTGGGTGGTCTCTACTTGCACCACTCGAACGGGGAGGGCGTGTACGTCTTTCCAGAAGTCGGCGCGACGTGCACGGTCACCGTCCCATCGGACAGCTCACCGCCGTACGTCAGCATGTTCCTCATGGCGTCCGAGACCATCGACGACGCGAGTGACGACGCGCCGGCCGGTACGACATCACATGCACAGCAGCCTGCCAACACAACCGACGCCACCTTCGCCGGCGGACGCCTGCAGCCCAAGCCCGGTGACATCGTCATGCGCACGCGTGACGGCAACTTCGTCATCCTGCATCGAGGGGGTGTACTGCAGATCGGTGCAACCGAGCTCGCTCAGCGCATCTTCATCCCGCTCAACAACCTGGTCGAGGACATCAGCGAGAACTACGAGCACCACAACTCTGCGGGCTCCGTTGTGTGGGGCATCCAGGAAGGACCCTCCCAGACACAGATCCCCGGTCAGTACATGCAGACCTTTCGGGTCTTCTCGACCGACCAGTTTGCTGATGTGAAGCTCGCTTGCGGCAAGGTCTTCGCGCCCATACCCGAACCGGATGGGGGGCAGAACTTGGCGGAGGCGGGGGTCGGTCAAGGCGATGACGGCAAGGGCAAGAACCCCATCATCTTTGAGGTGACCGTCAGCCCCAAAGGCTTCGTGGCGGAGAGCGGGGAGACAGCGAGTCAGGCCACCATCGCCAACTCGGTCTTCAAGTTCACGTTCGACCGCACAGGCAACACGCTCATGCGCACGGAGGGCAACATGCTCCTCCAGGTCGACAAGAAGCTCACCTTCAAGGTGAAGGGCGACTTCGAGGGGCACTTCGGCGGCAACGCGCAGATGACGGCGGGAAGCGGCTTCGACATCGATGGAGGTGCGTACTCGCACATCAAGGGAGACACCGTTCGTCTGGGGGCGGGACTGACAGCCGTGGCCCGTCTAGGCGACCAGGTCATTTTGCCTCTACTTGTACCAGCCCCAGTCATCCTCACGTTTTCCAATCCGCCTACACCAGGAACCCCGTGTGCGGCAACGATTCAGTGTCCGCCGGCGTTGCCTCTACCCGGCACCATCGCCACAGGTAACAACAAGGTTCTTGCTTGAGCACCGTCTTCATCGCCGACCTGCCCCTTGGAGGTATCAACGTCGGGCTGAGCACAACGGTAGGGCTCATCGGTCCCTTGCTGGCACAAGTCGACCTGATGCTGACGGGTCCCTTCGGGCTCGGTTCTCTCATCGCGGACTTGCAAGCACAGCTTCAAGCTGCCCTTGCGGCGCAGGTCACATTCTCTTTGCAGATCGTCGACCCCATCGCCTACTTGAAGACGCTTCTTGCGTCGGTGTTGCAGGTGCAGGCGAGCATCGCTGCCGCGTTGTCTCTCGGTCTTCCCATCTTGCCTCCGCTCGGTGTGTCCTTCTCCCTCGGTGGTGCGATCTCTCTTCGCATAGGCGGCATCAAGTTCCTCATCGAAGCGGTTCTGTCCGTGAAGCTGCCGCTGGTGAACCTGCTTGCAGGCTTCAACCTATCGGCGGGTCCTCTTGTTCTTCTATCGGTGGGCTACGCTTCGCCTTCGACTCTCGCCAGCTCGGTGGCGGAGTACGCAGCTCTTGTTTCTGGCGGTATCGGTGGCATCCTGCCTTTCGAGCAGGTGTTCGGTGTCATCATGCTGACCAAGGTCCCTTCTGCCTCGGTCGCCCTGGCTGGTATCATCCGAACGGTATAGGAGACGCTCATGGCCCAGCCTTTGTTCTTCGAGCCCGACGTCCACTTCGAGAAGGTGGCCACAGAGGTCATGCTTCCGGAGGACGCGAACGCGTGGCCGAACGAGTTGATGCAGGAGCTGTTCAAGCAGGTTCCTTACGCCGCGGATTTCGAGCCGCACGTGACGATGGACCGCGTCGACGCCGAGCGAGGCTATGGGTTTGGCCACGTCGAGATCCAGAACAAGACGGAGATCCAGCACGGCGCCGAGCCCGAGGCGATGGACGCCGCCGGCATTCGCAGCGCGCGCATTCCGGTCATCATCAAGGACCGCAAGCTCCAGCCACTCGACCTCGTTGTCACAACTGACTCGAAGGTCATGCCGCTCACCGAGCCGCGCCTTCGCCAGGCTATCTTCCGCCCGCAGGTCTTCGACATCACGGGCCGTGGGCCCGGCGACATGTCGATGATCGGCCAGCTCTACCCGCCGTACCGCCAGAACTACGGCTTCGGTGGTGGTGGCGCCACGATGAACGTGGGCATGGGCAAGGAGGGGGAGAACAAGGAAGCCCTTTCCCCTTCCACGCTCGGTTCCTATCTGAAGAAGCAGACTGACCCGCACTCCTTGGCTAGCGCTTCGCGTTCGCTGCTTGGTCGTGGTGCGCAGCAAGTCGCAGGAGGCGAGGCTGCCAAAGGGCAGAAGTACCTGCTCGCTGGCAACATTGCAGCGCAGCGCGCGACCAAGGCAGCCTCCATCCTCGAGAGCATCCTGCCGACCATCAATGCGCGCGACTACGAGGCCTTCTTTCAGAAGCTCGCCGACGACCATGGGCTGCAGGCGCAGTACCTCGCCAACGGCGCGGCTACGCGTGATTCCCTGAAGGTGCTGTCGGAGTTCACGCCCGTCGAGTCGCGCAAGCTCGCCGCCGCGGCGCTCATCCAGCTCAAGCCGACGGTGGCGCAGCTTCGCAAAGAAGACGAGGGCTACTCGCTCAAGACGGCGTCGTTTGGTTGCTGGCTGCCAGAAGAGCAGACCCTCGACCGCGGGCAGGCCGTTCGCCTTCTCGGGGAGAAGGTCGTCCTCGCGGCCGATACGACCGGCTCGGCCACGCTGACGGTAGGGGAGGGCGTGGCGGAGAAGGAGAGCCCCGAAGCGGACAAGGCGGAGCTCGTCAGCCAGTTCGGCATCTACAAGGTGCAGGACAGTCAGGGATGTCACCTCATCGGCTACGTCTTCCCGAACCTCATCGACATCGATGGGACGGCACTGCCCATCGCCCTCTTCACCAACGGCAGCCAGATGGCGCTTCAAGGTGACATCGCCGGCATCAATGTGGGCGGAGGGGCGAGCCTGTTCGAAGGCAAGCCGTCGGGAATGGGAGTCTTCTACCACCTGCTCTCGAACGGACGTGCTGAGGCGACCGTCCCCATGACGCTCAAGGCCTCGATGGATGCTCCCGAGGAAGGCGCGGACGGCGCCGGCGGGGTCGTCTTCCATGCCGAGACGTTCGACGGGCGACCCATCCAGGTCAGCGTCCAGCCGAACCTCGAGGCGGTCACTCCGACGCCGGATGGGTCGATGCTCATCGTCCCTGACTCGTTCTGCTGGCTCCCCCTCGACAAGGCCGAGGAAACGGAGCTCGTCGGCGACCCGCAGGGCTTCAACAAAGAGGCCGCTGTCGCCCGCGCGCTGCACACGGTGCAGGTGCGCTGTGGAGGGGATAGCACGTTCTCTCTCAGAGGCTTCCCTGTCGACAAGCTCGCGCACGACGAGAAGAGCTTCTTGTCGCTCGACGACACGCTGTTTCTTCTCGGCGGTCTCGGTACCGACCTCGGCTACGCACAGAAGAAGCTGGGGGAGGCCGCCGCGTGGAGCACTCCCGTCGACGTGCGCGTTGGACGGTACATCAAGCTCGCCACCGACCAGCTGAACGAGGCGCTCGAGAAGGCCGCGCAAGTGCTCTCGACCATGCCTGACCTCAAGCAGGACTTGGTCAAGGAAGCGGCCGTCATCCCCGACCCGGTTGCTGTCGACACGGTGTTGTCTCTTGGGTTCCTGAACCCTGAGAACCTCGGCGCCTTCATCGCGTACATGCCCGTCATCGACGAAGCGCAGCTCAAGATGTGCGAGCTACTTCTCGCGGCGCGTCTCGGTCTCCGGGAGACCCCCATCCCTGCCCTCGAGCGCGCCATTCGATGCACCGAGGAGGTGCTCGAAGGTTTGAAAATTCTCGCTTTTCAGAAGTCGTGAGATGTTCCGACTTCGTTCGCCAGCCGAATACTTCATCAAGGCGCTGATCGTCCACCCCGACGCCTACACCACGGAAGAGATCAAGGAGCGCGTCGAAGGAGAGGACCTCGACTGGCTGTCGCTCGCTTACATCGATTGGGTGCGCACGCGCATCCCGCCGTGGCCTGCGCCCTTCTACCCCCACGACTGTCTGCACCTGGCTTCGTCGCAGTTCATCCACAGAGAACGCATCAACCGGGCGTTTCAAACGGACCTCTCGATGCGTGCTGCAGGTGAGGCCAAAGACAAACCACGCGTCAGGGAGTTCATCGAGTCGATGATGTTGGCGCAGGTCCCTTACGCCGCCATCGCCGACTGCGTGACGCGTAAGTACAAGACGTACTGCACTGTGGAAGTGCTTGAGGTGTACAAGCATTACTACTGGAACATCGACCTGCTCGACAACGACACGATGCGGATCCTTCTGCAGTGGCGGGTCGACAAGGCGGCCAACAACATCCCGGTCTTCAAGGGCATGGGCCGCGCGCTCCGTGGTGCCTACTACAAGAGCGCCCGAAAGGTCGCGGCCGATCTGCCGCACTCCCCTTCGGCGGCCACCTTGGCGCAGATGCGCCTCGGCATGTCAGGCAGCAAGCAGGACCTCGAGATCCTGCTCTACGACCTGCAGCATGTTTCGTCGCGCCGCGCTGTTGAGGCGGTGTACCAAGACGGACCTGGCGACAGCCAGAAGGCCCTGAACTACTTGAACATCGCACGCGGTAGCTCCGAGATGCTACAAATGACCTCGAACCCGCAGAACCAGCTTCTCGGTCAGCTCGAGTCCATCGCGCTGCGTACGGAGAACAAACCGCTGCCCAACATCAAGGCGCTGAGTGCCGGGCAGCACACCGTGGACCTCGCACCTTTGAAGGATCCCAAGCATGACGACCCAAGCACCCTTGAGCCGGGACCAGGCCCAGGCGAAGATCGAAAGTGAAGCGAAGGGCACACTGCCCGTACTGCCGCTGCACTTCATCCAGTGCACCGACTACACGACCTTCGCCCTCGAGTTTGCAATCACCGAGGGTGACATCGTCTTTCACTTCTACGTGACCGACGAAATCAATGCGCTGCCTGACCCGACGACCTACTGGAAGGAGACCTTCCCGAACACGTTGTCCACGTGCGTCGAGAGCTACTTCAAGGCGACCTACCCCCGCATCAAGGCCGCGTACACCGAGGAGAAGGCAAGCTGGTGGATGCGCGCCTACGGCTTCGGGCACGTCCTCGACCCGCACCTCTTCGTCTACAAGTTCCTGGACGAGTTCGACGCAGCTCTGGACGGTGCGGTGAAAAGCTCGAAGTAGTTCTTCTTGAAGCCCGCGTGCTTCACACGCCAGCCGGCCGTCTTCAAGTACTCACGGACGTAGCTGTTCAAAGCCTTCTGCGTGCGCACGCCGACATCGTTGCGGTTGAACGCGCCCTGCGCGAGTTGCAACGTGATGTGGAAGCCCTCTCCTTCAGGCACCAAGGTAGCGTTGCCTGTGAAGACAGGGCCCGCTCGTTGCACGCTGGCGAAGAGGTTGTTGAGCATCTCCTCCGGTCTTGAAGTAGGCTGAGCACTCATGTTGGGTACCAACTACCACGGGCACAATCATGTGCCGAAGTCTTTCGAGCTCGATCTCGAAGCACTCGAGGAGGAGCTATCCGACGAGGAACTCTACAACGCGGAGAACGGCCAGCCTTGGTGCCCAGAGCCAGACCTCTTCGACGACTTCACGTTTCTGGATGACGATCGCAAGGCTCCTGCCGTCATCCCGGCGGTGCTCCCCTCACAGTTCACTGAGTTCGCCTTCCGCATGCCGCGTGTCGACGGCATGGGCTACGAGAACTTTACCTTCGAAGGTCGCCGGCACATGCGCCGGGTCTACGACACGCCAGCCAAGCGCGTCCTCCTCTTCTGCGGACGGCAGGTTGAGAAGTCCACGCTGCTCGGCAACCGCATCATTACTTACTCGTGCATGGTGCAGGGCTTCCGTACGCTTTACGTGTCGCCGTCAGCCACACAGACCAAGACCTTCTCAGTCGACCGCATCAAGGAACCGCTCGAGACTAGCGACATCCTCAAGGCCTACACGACCACCCTCCTTCAGCAGAACGTCTTCGAGAAGCAGTTCGTCAACCGCTCGAAGATTACGATGCGCTACGCCTTCCTGAACGCCGACCGTACCCGAGGCATTCCTGCCTGGTGCCTGGCCGTCGATGAGTTGCAGGACGTGCTCTCGGACAACATCCCCGTCATCGAGCAATCACTCAGCCACGCTCCTGAGCAGTGGCGCCGCTTCCTCTACGCCGGTACGCCCAAGGGACTCGACAACGTCCTCGAGTTCTACCGTAGCGGGACTTCTCGCGGGCGAGCCATGAGCACGATGGGCGAGTGGGTTGTGCCTTGCGACCGCTGCGGCTCGGCCGATGGTGCGGGTCGCTACTGGAACATCCTGGGGGAGAAGAACATCCAGAGGCGGGGTCTGTCTTGCGAGAAGTGCGGTCAGCTCATCAACCCGATGCACGAGGATGCGCAGTGGGCCGAGATGCAGGAGGGTGGCATCTTCGAGTGCTACCGCATCCCGCAGCTGATGGTCCCGTGGCGGTCGTGGGACGAGATCATGCTCGACTACGGACGCTACGACCGCGCCAAGTTCTACAACGAGGTGCTCGGCGTCTCGTACGATTCAGGTCTTCGTCCGCTGACACGCGCCCAGGTCAAGGAGTGCTGCAAGCCCGACTTGCACATGAACATGGACGCGCTCGATGCGTACCACTCACTTGGTGCAGGGCAGCCTATTTTCGCTGGAATCGATTGGGGCACAGGCGAAAATACGTACACGGTGCTTTCCCTCGGCACGTACGTGCACCAGCGCTTCCGCATCTTCTACGTGCATCGCTTCACAGGAGAAGACGTCGACCCCGAGCCGCAGCTCGCAAAGATCGACGAGATGATGCAGTACTTCAACGTGCGCCTCATCGGCGCCGACTACGGTGGCGGCTTCGATCGCAATGACCACCTGACCCGGAAGTTCGGTCCAAAGCGCGTACACAAGTACCAGTACATGGCGCGCGGAAAGAAGAAGGTCTTCTGGAACCAGAACTTCCGCCGCTGGCAGATGGTGCGCACTGAGGTGATGAGCGACATCTTCAACGCCATCAAGCGCCAGCAGGTGGACTTGCCGTGCTGGGAAGAGTTCGAGGATCCCTACGGCAACGACTGTCTGAACATCTTCTCGGAGTACAATAACGCGCTGAGGATGCTGCAGTACACGCACCGTCCGGACCGGCCCGACGACACATTCCACTCCATCCTCTACTGCATGATGGTCTCGATGATCCTCGTGCCGCGTCCGGATATAATCAGCCCCATCAGGGAGATGCCTGGTCAGGGTCCGCTTCGTACCGGGTACCGCGGTCCCATCGATCAGGGCTAACCAATGAGGGCGTTCAACTCATCGACCGCACGCGCGCGGCCGTCGAATACGATGCCGGCGGTTTCTACCCCCTTCACTCTGCGGCAGTGCATGTAACTCACATGGCGTAGGTGGTTTCGGCTGGCGCGGAAGATGCGCACAGGGCGTGTCAGTCCGTAAGAATCCAGCTCTCGCAAGATGGCGTTCGCTAAGTCGTGGAACACCAACCACGGCTCTACGTCCCCAGTCAGATGCGTGACGAGCTCAAGGTAGACCTCGTCCATCGAGAAGAAGGTGTTGGTCCAGAACTGCAGCCAGTCGGCGTCGTGGACGCTCGAGGGTTCTACACCGAGCTTCACCTCTTCGTAGAGCGAACGCACCGAATGCGTATCACGCGCGAGGGGTAGAAGTTCCATGCCCAGGTGCGCATAGAGCTCCACCATACGCTGCTCGTTGCGACGGGAGGTCGACAGCGCAGCCAAGGCCAGCGCTTTCACTTGGGCCAGGTCGAGTCCTCCATCACCTGTGGCCTGCATCAAGGCAGAGACATCGGAGCGTAGAAACACGACCTTCCTGCTGCCGGCAAAGGAGTGCGGCACGATCATGTTCTTGTGGATCATGTTGTCGAGCGTGCGTACGGACACGCCCAACGTCTTCGCTGCTTCGACCTTGTCGACGTAGTCACTGGGCGGTTGTCTTCCCATGTTTTTAGCCCTGGTCTATTCTAGTCCTTGTGAAGGGACTGGTGAGTGATGAGTGACCTTCCCCGGCACGGCCTGATGCAGCAAATGAACGCACACTCCCACTCGGGCGAGTACCTCGAGGTTTTGGGTAAGAAGGCGGCTGCCGACTGGACTGCGGGGGAGCACAAGACCCTGACCGACGCTGTCGTCACCACGGTCAAGCAGGCGCAGCTCTCTCCCGAGCAGGTGAAGAGGGTAGCGGAGTTTGCCAACACGGCGGCTTACCTCGAGGCCTTCAAGAAGGAAGGCGCCACGCACCATGTGGTCGACTTCCCGGGCGGACCCGCCGACCCGGCGGTCATCCTGCAGGACCTGAACGATGGGGGTGGGGGCTCGGTCTTCGATCGCGGCACCGGAGACTACGACGCACCGCCGAAGACGGCCAGCATCGAGTCGGACGTCGCGGAGCGTGAGCTCGGTGCCATCTTCGGTGCGGACCTGAAGACGGAGCTGCCTTACGCCAATCCGCACTCGGAAGTCATCGAGCTGAAGGACAAGCTCGCCGGCGCCGAGGACCATCTGCAGACGCAGCTCGATGGCCTAGAGGTCATGTACGCCGACCTCGGGGACCGGGTGTACCACCAGGTCAAGCAGGCGGCGCTCTCTGACGTCAGCCTGGGTGATGTGATGCAGGCCTGGTCGACGGTGGCTCCGAGCGCGGATCACATCAAGGTGGCCTTCTCCTTGATCACGCCGCGGCTGCTGCGTGACGGGGTCTTTCACACGCTCGAAGCCGCGGTCGCGTCGGTCGACAAGACCGCCAGCGCCAGGGTGGTGAACACCGAGCACCCGCTCATCGTCGAGTTCGAGGAGTTCTGCACGGTGCTCTCCAAGCTCGCCGAGACGCGCGGAGCGCAGCGCGAGCTCCGCCAGCACGCCGCGCATCTCGATCACTACCTCAAGCAGGCGTCTCTCGCCGACATGTACAACACAGCCTCTCGAGTGAGCACGGGGGCAGGCAAGGCCATCCGCCCTTTCGTTGAGAAGACAGTCGGCCCTACAGCGGGTGCGGTGGCCGAGAAGGTGGTTTCACGTTTGCCGGAAGCTGCCATCGGCATCGGTGGCATGGAGGCTTACACCCACATGCAGAACAGCCCGAGCCTTCCGGCGCGTGGCGCGCGAGGCGCGGTCGACCTCGTCGCGCGCAACATCCCGGGGACGACGGCGCACCTCCGGCACAAGTACGAGGTCCAAAGTGGGCAGTGAGAATCCCGTCACGGAGTACCTGAAGACGAAGACGGCCGCGTCGTTCGGGCAAGGGCTCATGGCAGGCTCCGGCCTCAGCAACCCGGGGCGCATGGGCGCCGCGCTCGGCCGTGGTGCCATGGGCGCCGCCGGCGCGCTTGCCGTTGGGGGCGGAGTTGCTGCTGCCGGGGCGATCTACGACGCCGCCACCAAGAGCCGCGACTTCCGTGCGATGCTCGAGGTCAACCCGGATGTTGCAGCCAAGCACGAGGAGGACCCTCGGCTGGTCAACCGGATGTTCTCGACGCTGCGCACATTCAACCCGCAGTTCTCGAAGGACCCCACGGTGGCCGGTAGCTACGTACGTCAGATGATGGAAGACCCCGTGCATGCGGGTGGCAAGGTCGTCGAGACGTTGAACTTTCGCGACAAGATGCGCTCTCCGATGGGGGACATGGTCACGCGCGCCGCGCTTGGCGGCAAGAAGAAGTAACGCGCGTTCATGCTCAAGGTTGCCTTCTTCCAGGGCGAGGACGAAGACGGGCACAACGCCATCCCGCTGTTCGGTCCTTCTGCCCCCGTCTTCGAGAAGACGGCCGCGCCTTACTTGCTACCGGAAGTGGTCCGGTACATCGATACGCTCAAGCCGCAGAAGGATGCGCAGTACGTGCTGCTCAACGCCATGGGCGCGGGCGAGTACTGGGGCTCGAACATCAACGGCGACTACTTCCCGGAGACCGCGCTCATTCACCGTCCCGACGAGTGGACCGGCAATCCGCTCATCGACAAGATCCGAGCGAAGACTTGGCCGTACGGGTTCCCGACGTTCTACTCCGCTCACCCGTACGCGCACCATCGGAACAAGGACGCCTCTCGCGCCTTTGGTGAGGTGGAGCTCGCCGCGTGGAACCCGCGAATGAAGCGCGTCGAACTCGTAGCGCGCGTCGACTCCGAGCGCTGCCAGAAGTTTGGAGGCACTGGCGTCTGGGACAAGCTCCAGGCAGGTGAGTACCCGGATGTATCGATGGGCTGCAAGGTGCCCTTCGACACGTGCAGCATCTGCTTGGACTGGGACACGTATCGAAAAGCGCAGTCCATGTTCTCTCCTGGACGAGACAAGGCACCTGGTGACGCCGTGCTGCGCTACCACAAGGCCCTCATCCAGAAGAACGGCAAGGGCATCCGTGGCGTGTCCATCACGCGCAACGACTACTGCGCCCACGCCAAGCGCGCAATGAATCGCATCCTGCCCGACGGCAGGAAGATCTTCGTCTACAACGACTACCCGAGCTTCTTCGACATCAGCTTCGTCTTCATCGGCGCTGACAAGACAGCCAAGACGATGATGAAGATTGCAGGAGCAGGACAGAGCTACTGGTTTTTGAGCGGCGCCGAGCTCGCGGAGAAGCTCGGCTATTCCGATGGAGACGAGCTTCTTCTGCCGGAGTTCGCTCCGGAGGGTGTTGTTGGCAAGACAGCCAGTGCACCGACCGACGCACTCAAGATGGCCTTCCTAGGCAAGCAGGCGAAGGACAAGGACGCCGAGATCGTGAAGGACGTCATGCCGAGCCAGTTCGTAGGCAAGGCGGTGCCTGTGCTCACGAAGAATGAGAAGGACCTGCCCAAGGAAGTGCTCGATGCGCTAGGCGCTTCTTCTTTGGAGAGCGCCCTCTCCACGCCATCAGGGCTCGGGATGGTGCTGAGGCCTCGGGAATTTCAGCGCATCATCCTCATTCAGATGGGACAGCGTCCTCTCGCCGACAAGCTGGAACGTGAAGGCACCGTCTTTCCAAAGAGCGATGAGGCTCTGCCCGTACCCATGGGAGAAGAGTTCTTCTCTCCCGTTCTGGCGCGACTCCTGATGTCTTTGTTGTCGTCTCGGTCAGCACTAGGACCGGCTGTCGAGAAGAGGGTACTGGTTGCCTCCGAGCCCCTCAAAGAAAAGCGCTCGTCCGCTTCTTCCCTTTATTCTCCACTCTTGCGTAAGATAGGGTCTGCGTACAACGCGTACCGAACCGGCATCATGGAACTTGTTGCTCACGCTCAGTCACTCATCGCTTCGACGGCGCTGCCGTCCGATGAGCGTTTGCACAAGCTCGCAGCCGCAGAGGTGGACAGCCTCTTCACCCCTCTGTCGGCGGGCTACTTGAAGCTCGCCTTCTGGGATGAAGTGGGAGAAGAGACACAACACGCCGTCGTGGAGAGGGGATTCCCCTCGAGGAACACGCAGGCCATGCGCAGCAAGATTGCTGGAGGATACTGAATCATGACCACCATGGACGCATTCCTCGCCGAGCACTACGGCACCAACAAGACCGCGTCGGCCCCCGCCGAGGACCTCGAGAAGCAGGCCTCTGTGGAGCTCTTCTTCAAGCTCGCGAGCGCGCAGAAGATCGACCTCAAGTCGATGCCCGACGAGCAGGTCCAGGCGCTCTACGACAACTGGGTCCAGAAGTCGGCCGAGTTCCCTCCTCCCAAGCACGAAGAGAAGAAGGACGAGGAGAAGGAGAAGCGCGAGAAGGCCGAGAAGGAGCACGAGGAGAAGAAGGCCGCTGCCGAGAAGGTCGCGGAGGCAGACTTCCTCGGGCGCACCATGGCCCACGCCTACGTCCAGGAGCTGCGCAAGATCGCGGCCGACGCGGCCACTCCGGGAGCTGCTGCGGCAGCCGCCGCCGGCACGCCGAAGGTGGCCGAGATCCCCGAGGCCTTCAAGGCCCACATGAAGGGCAAGGAAGAGGGCAAGCCCGAGGAGAAGAAGGAAGAGAAGAAAGAGGAGAAGAAGGAGGCCGCGGCTTCGGCCCTCGATCAGATGGCCATCGAGCAGGCGAAGAAGCTCGCGGCCGACGGCGGCTTCGATGCGGACCTCGCCGGCCGCGAGGTCGCTGCCGTCGTCACCCTCGGCCTCGCTCCCGACAGCAAGAGCAAGGTCGCCTCGGCGCCCAACGTCGACGCAGCTGTCGGTCTGCGAGCACTCGAGCTGCTCGAAGCGGCGGGCTACCCCGTCGAGTGGAAGTAACCAAGGAACGGTGAAGAATCGTGGGAGGTTTCGGTCATGTCCCATCTGAAGAGCGCCGCGGACACGCTGGCGTCTTCCACAGGTGCGACCGCAGCCTCCCCGGTTCCGACCCCCAGCATCGACCCGACCTTCGCTCCCGGGAAGCGGGGGCCGGCGGGGGTCTCGCCGCGGCAGAACTACTCCCGGGTGAACACGGGCGCTCCTCCACAGATGGACGCGGGCGCCTCCGAACAGAAGTCCATGGCCCCTCGGGGCGCTGAGATGTTGCCGAAGCGGGCGTCCGCAGGAGAAGAGAACATGGCTGGATCGATGGCTGCTCGTCCGATGCTGCAAGACCTGGTGAAGCAGGCGATGGTCGCCTCGGGTGACCGCGTGCGCGTCTCGGAGGAGGCCCGCATTCAACAGGAGAAGACCGCCGAGGAGAAGTGCGCTTCGTGCGGCATGGACAAGCACGATGGGGCTTGCAAAAAGAAGACGGCCTCGTCGTCGGGCGTGAAGCTCGGTGGCTTCGATGTCGAGAAGCTCGCCAGTGCGCTCGACTTCTGCGCCGAGGTCCTGTTGAAGGAGGGCGCGAGCCTCGCCGGCCCCCACAACTTGACCGAGCACCTGCAGACGAGCCCTTCTGGCGTGTCGCAGGCGACGGCATCCAAGCCTCTGCCCGATCACAAGGGTCAGGGTGTGCACACCGTGCCGATGCACCCTGGTGAGCAGAAGGCCATGAAGTCCGAGCACGGCGGCACGCAGATGGAGAACAACCAGGCGCACCCCGTCGCTGGCAAGATGATCGAGACCAACTACGGCAAGAAGCACGCGAACGTCGTCTCGCTCATCCGCGCCAAGATCGCGTCCGACGAGCACGAGAAGAAGGAGACCCAGGGACTCGAGGAGGCCAAGAAGGGCCTCGAGACCGCTGAGGCCGCGCACAAGAGTGAGCCCGAGAACAAGGGCAAGGAGGCGGGCGCCGCGCCCGTATCGCTCGTCGACCACATGCTCACGCGGGTCAAGCAGGCAGAGGACGCCATCAACCCGGCGCAGATCTCCGCGGGCGCCGCGGTTCCCCCGGACACGTCCGCAGCGGGCGAGTCGGGAGGCGCTCCCGCCGGCGGTGCACCGCAGGGACCGACTGGACTCGTTGCATCGTCCGAGGCCGCGCGCGACTACACCAAGGGCACGGCCTACGCGAACCGGAAGAACGACCTGCGTCAGTACTTCCAGGAGCCTGCGCTCAGTGCCGAACACGACAACGTCTTGCAGGTCGCCTTCGAGAACACAGGCAAGGCCGGACCGAAGATCGCCTCCGCTCCCGAGGAGAAGGTCATCGTCACTCCCGCCGCGGCCAGTGTGAAGACCGCCGCCGCGCGCGTTCTTCTCACCAAGCTCGCAGCATCCATCGACGAGAAGCAGGCTCCGGGTACTTCCACCCGTGCGGCAGCGCCTGGTAGAGTGTGAAGGAGAGCACATGGATAAGATCAGCCACGCTCAGATTGCGGAGGTTCTGACCGATGCCTCCGCTGCGCTCCGAGCGCAGGGCGCGTACATCGGCGAGCTCGAAGAGAAGCTCGCTTCGAAAGACCGACGTGACCGGGTCGAGAAGCTCGCGAGCGAGATGCACCGCAAGGGCCTCGAGCTCGACACGAGCGTCGACGACCTGGCCACCCGTCTGGAGAAGGCGGCCGAGGCGGGCAAGCTCGACGCCGTCGAACAGGCCGTTGACCTCGTAGGCCCCGACATGGGGCAGAAGCTCGCATCACTCACGAACGACGCCGAGTCGGGTTCGTCTCCCGCCACATCGTCGGATCTCGAGCGGTTCATCGTCGGGGGCGTGGGCTGAACCGCTCCGACCAACGACCAACGGATAGGAGAAACTAGGCCATGTCGACTCTGCAGAAGATCAACTTCACGCCCGTCTCGGACATCCTCCTGGTTCAGCGCAGGGACTTTCCCCTCTCTGACCCCACGCTGGCGAATCCACTCAACGCCGTCGCACTGGTCGATGGCGAGTGGATGACGCTCAACTCCTCCTACCAGATCGTCCGGGCATCGGACATCACGTCCGTCGGCGCCTACCAGCCCGCGGGCGCCGCCTTCCCGCCCCGCAGCTTCCCGCTCTTCGCCGAGCGTGGTCGCTACGACGTGCAGGCCCTCTCCTCTCCCAAGATGCCCATCCTGTGGCGCGGCGACTACGAGTTCGACACCCGCATCTTCGACGCGTCGGCAGTCGTCCATGGTGGCGCGGCCATCACGGCCGTCATGCAGCCGCTGAAGATCGCCACCATCACGTTCGGCGGTCGCAACTTCACGGGCCTGGTCGGTCACGGCGCCCTCTCGGGTTCCGACACCGACCCGGTCGTCGGCTACGTCACTCGCTTGTCCACCAACAACGGTGGGCAGCTCCGGTTCATCTCGGGCTGGCGCTCGTAACCGGAACGACAGGAAAAGAGAGGAGAAGACCATGAGCGTTCCGGCAAGGGTACTCAACGAGCTTTTCACGCAGAAGCTCGGTTCGTCCGAGGGCAAAGAGAAGATGGCGGAGTACGGTGGCTCGTACATCCGCGACCGACTGCGCGAGGTCTCCTACGCCCGAAAGGTGATCCCGCCGGAGCAAGTCACGCGCAGTGACTGCCAGCGGTCGGTCAACCACGACACACTCGTGAAGATCGTGGACGTCGAGCCGCAGTCCCGCGCGCTCACCATGACCTTCCGAGGCAGCCCGACGGCGCGGTTCATCCGCGGCTCGAAGGCAGAGGTCGGCTTCTACACCGTCAGCTCGGAGATCTTCCAGAAGACGGAGCAGGAGCTTCTCGCCTACGAGATGCCCATCACCAAGATCATCGAGGAGAACTCGGTGAAGGACATCCAGGAGGTCGAGGACCGCGAGTTCACGGTGAACATCGAGGCCTCGGTTCAGGCCCTGCAGCTGCAGGCGAATGGCGGCATCGTGACCCCGCTCAACGCCTCGCAGATCCAAGGACCCGGCGTCGTCGAGTTCTCGATCCGCAAGGGCGAGCTCGCGCGTGCGGCCAGCACCAACGATGCGACGGTCCGCCCCGTCCAGCGGCCCGACGTCATCAACCTCTTCAAGTTGCTCGACGGCAACCGCCTGCGCAGCGAACGCCTGCTGATGACGGAGGTCGACTGGGACGACATCCTCCAGTGGACGCTCGAGGACTTCGGCGACCGTCTCCAGTCGGAGACGGCGGTCGACGGGTACAAGTACAACACCCTCTTCGGGCGTGCGTACATCCGTACCGTCAAGACGGACATCCTGCGTCCCGGCAACGTGTACGTCTTCACGAAGCCGGAGTTCTTCGGGAAGTTCTACGTCCTGAACAACACGAAGTTCTACATCGACAAGATCGCGAACATCATCACCTTCCAGGCCTGGGAGGACATCGCGATGGCGGTCATCAACATCGCCTCGGTGCGCAAGCTCGAGCTGTACTCGGCGGACGCGAACCCGACCACGAACGCCGACAGCCTGCTCACGAACTTCGTGCCGGTGTCCGAGGACTCGCTCGGCACGCCGAATAACAAAGTCGACGCCGGTCTCAAATTTCCCAACGTGACGCAGTTCTGAGTCACAAGGGAGGTAGTGAAAAAGGCGGCCTAGTGCCGCCTTTTTCATGCGCTCTCCGGAAACACTAAGACGATGGCTCGTTACTGTTACGGAGAGGGTTGTGGCATAGAGCTCACACCCGAAAACTCGTACGACCCTTCCAGAGGCATCTGTAAGGAGTGCCACAAGAAGCGCGTGAATGCGCGGCGCGCGGCGCTCCGGTTGAAAGGCCTGTGCATTGCTTGTGGAGAACCCGCAGAAGCAGGCAGCCCAACGTGCGCCGACTGTAAGAAGAACACACTGCAGAACTACTACGCCAACCGAGATGACTACCTGGCAACGCAGAAGCGGCGTCGACACCAGCTGAAACTAGAGGCCTTCGCAGCGTATGGTGGGGCATTCTGTAGCTGCTGTGGCGAGACCCATCTCGAGTTCTTGAGCATTGACCACGCTGCCGGTGATGGCGCAGAACACAGACGTCAGCTCGCAAAAGCGCGTGGGTGGAATACACCAAGTACTTCCATGGCTGGTTCACAGATGTACCTTTGGTTGAAGCAGCAGGGGTATCCGTCTGGCTTCCGAGTGCTTTGCTTCAACTGCAACTTCGCGGAGGCGCACGGTGGGTGCCCTCACGAGAGGGAAAGACAGGCCGCTGCTTCTCTCGCCACCCCTCCCACGAGTACACTAGCCCAGGAGACAGGTACATGACCCAGTACGCAGTCCACAGCGTTGTGCGCGCCGCGGCACACCGCACCCACCGAGCGCAGCTGCCGGCGGCCCTTCGCAAGAAGCACTACCTCGGCACCGAGCAGGTGCGCCTCATGCCAGGCCGCCCCCTGATCATCACGGAGGACATGCTCCGCCGGAACCTCGAGGACTTCCGGAGCAAGGCAGCCCTTCACATCCTCGAGGTGCGCATGATGGACGGTCGCGTCGTCGACCTCGCGACTCTCGAGCCTGGGCCTGCTGCACCCACGCCACTGCTCCCCCATCCGAAGCTCGATTCGGTAGCCGACGACAAGCAGGTAGGTCAATACATCCCTCCCTACGTCGGTGACGACACGGCCATGCCGCAGGTCATGCCTCCCGGGCAGAAGCCTTCCCTTCTGACCGACGCCGCCGAGCAGAAGGCCATCGACGACACACCCGACGTACCGGTCCCTCCCTCGCAGGCGGTCGATACCGACGCCGAGCTCGAGGAGGCCCTTGCTGCGGCGCAGGCCGATGGTGAAGAGGGGGGAGAAGTGGAGGGCTCTGCTCCTTCTGCCCAGGAACAAGTATCCTCTGAGGGTCAGCCCCGCAAGGGTAGGAGAAACAGGCGATGAAGGTCTTCAACCTGACGGACGTCGAGACGCCGGTGCTCAAGCAGCACGGCATGGTCAACCACACCTTCGCCGTGGGAGCGCTCCTGCTCGGGCCTGGTGACTCGGGTGACCTGCCCTCCGAGAAAGAGAGCGCGCTACGTACGGAGCTGCAGCGGCTCGTCGGCCTCGGCGCGCTGTCAGCCAACGAGCTGCCACCGGCCTACCTGGCCAGGAAGAAGGCGCTCGAGGTGAAGGCGGCACGCCCGCCTTCCCTTCCACCCAAGCTCACCGAGCCGACCACGTCTCCGGGGGTGCGCAGGAAGTCGTTCGGAGGCTGATCCATGCTCCAGGGCATCCCGAACATGAGCCAGACCTTCCGGGACTTCGTCCAGTTGGTCCGGCTCTACCATCGGGACTTCCATGAGCTCAATCGCATCGTCGCCGGCGAGGAGTCGAGCGACCGGCAAATCGCCTGGGCCGTCTACGACGCGATGGCGGACTTCAACGGGACGCCACACTTCACGTCGTTCACGCTCGAGGACATTCTTCAGCGAAACCAGCATGCGCTCATCTTGCGGATGGCCACCATCTCCCTCATCGAGTCGGTTGGGTTGCTCCAGACGCGCAACCACATCAACTACTCGAACGGCGGCATCAACGTGGGGGTGAACGACAAGACCCCGATGCTCATGAACTGGCTGCAGTACTTCAAGGCCTTCACCGAGCAGATGAAGCAGCGTGTGAAGGTGGCCATCAACATCGAGGGCATCCTTGGTCCGAGCAACTCCGGTGTGCACTCGGAGCTTTGGGCCGTGAACGCGACCTACGCAGCCTACTGAGGAAGAGAAGATGGCCATCAACAAGCTCCGGAAGTTTCGCACCATCGACGAAGTGCAGAACTTCCTCAACGGCGGGATTCAGGGCAGCGTTCTGAAGAGCGCGCAAGGGGGAGGGACTCCTGCCAACATCGGCGCAGGGGTGAACGGCTTGGTTGGTACAACGCTCACCTTCTCGCTGCCCACGGCAGCCAGCGTGACCTTCGTGCGCGCTGACGGAGCGGGTGGCAGTGCCGCGCCGCCAGGCACCAACCCCGACCCGTACACGCTGCTCTTAAAGGACATCAAGGCGCAGATCGAAGCGAACATCGCAGGCACCTTGGTCAACATGTTCGACGGCGCCTTGATCATCCGCGAGGCGACTCCGTCGGGCGGAGTGGTGCTCAAGGGCGGCTCTGTGGGAGGCTACGCCACCGTGGTGGGCACGGTCGACTTGCGCACGCTCTCGTATGGAAGCGGTGGCTCGGTCGACGGTCTTGTTCTGACTCTCAAGCACGACGGTGGGAGCAACCTGGTTGTGACCTTTGCCGCTCCCGCGAATCAGGGCGCCATCGTCACGCAGATCAATGCAGTCACTGTGGCGGGTGGCATCACGGCGAGCATCAATGGCTTCAACCAGCTCGTCCTGCAATCCAGCGACCAGGGTGGGACTGCGAGCATCGAGGTTGTCTCGGGTACGAGCGGTCTTCTCGGCATCCTGGGTCTACCTGCAGCGACTACGGTTGTCACAGGCGCTGCAACGAACACGGCCAACACCTTGCTCGGCTTCGACCTGCTGAACGACACGGTCGGCAAGTTCTACACGCCGGCCGAAGTGACGCCTACAGCGCCCTGCTGGACGTGGGCGTACTCTGGCAACGACAACATGCACGCGGTCTACACCTACGAGTAGGAGCCACGATGAACTTCGAACAGCACCTGCTTCGTGGCATCCCTCGTGCGGAGGCGGCGGACTTTTTCATCCGCATCCGCGGCAAGGACAAGGAGGCCAACGCCATGCCCCTCGCTGGCGGCGCCGCGGGGGCGATGCCCATGACTTCTCCGGCAGCAATGCCTCCGACCGCGCGCGGACAGAACATGCGCGCCCAGCCTCCTCCCGCACTCCCCCCGACTGCGCTGGGGCAGCAGTCCTCGCCAGGGATGAAGATGGCGGCAGGGGACAAGTCTCCCTCGGAGACCGGCAAGGAGCGTGCGCATGCCTCGCTCAGCGCCGAGTTCGAGAAAGAGAAACACCACACGGGGGAGGGCCGGGGAGGCCTCGTCGGCAAGCTCCTCGGGGGCGCCGCGGGCGCCGCGGCGATGCACCGCTACGGCAAGGGCAACCCCGTTGCGACCCTCGGTGGCGCGGCGTTGGGGGAACACCTCGGCGGCCAGGTCGGCAAGCACCTCGGCGCCGGCCACGATCGAAAGATGTACGAGAAGGCCGCGTCGGCGTTCAAGCTCGCTCTGCTCGATGCGGGGATGATCCAGGCGCCTCCCGCGCAGGCCCCCTCGCCGGCAGAGGCAGGGGCGCCTGCCCCGGCCACACCACAGCCCCAGGGCATCGAGCCCCTCCTCGACCCAGCAACCCAGCAGTTCCTGGCCATGCAGATGGCGGGCGATCAGGCGGCCGAGCAGAGCGAATCGGCGTACCTGCGCCAGCAGCTCGAGGCGCTCCGGCAGGAGTCGCAGGCTGCCGTTCAGCAGACGCAGGACCTCCAGCAGCAGCAGGAGATGAGCGAGCAGCAGTCGGTGCAGTACCAAGCGCAGGTCGCCGATGCGACGCAGAAGGCCATGACGGCGCAGGATCAGGTGCTCCAGCAGCAGCAGGCTGCCGCGGCGATGCGCATGGCGTTCCAGCAGCTCCGGGGTACTCTCCTCGAGGCCGCTTCGCAGGAGCCCCCCTCGCTCACCCCCACGCCGGCGACCGACGCCGCCAACGCCGCAGCGAGCCAGGCCGCCGGTCCGAGCAGTGCGCCGGCGCCCACCGCTGGTCCCGCCGGCGCCGCGCCGAACCCCGGTGTCCCCCCGGCGGGAATGGCTCCGGAAGGAGACGACACTGTATCCACTCCGGCGTCGAAGAACGAGCCGACCTTCGAGGGTGCGAGCTCGACGACCTCCATGAACCAGAAGGAGCCGAGCGGGGACGCGAAGACTCCGAACAAGGAGGTCTTGGCATCGGCCTCCCGCCCTTTCGTCGGTAAGACGGCATCGTTGCGGGACCTTCTCCCGCCCGGCGCCGTCGCACGCCTGCCGCATGCTGCTGTGGGCGCCGCGCTCGGCGCGGGCCTGGGCGCCGGCGAGGCCTTCACCAGCAACGAACCCCTCCGTGGGGAGATCTCTGCGCTCGAGGCGAACCCCAACCGAAACTACAAGGACACCCTCGGTCTCGCCCAGCGCCGCGCGCGGCTCACCATCGGGGAGTTTGCTGAGAAGCACCCAGCTGCGATGATAGGGATGGGTGCGCTGGGCGGCGGGATCTCGGGAGCGCAGATGGGCCCCAGTCTCGTCGCTTCGGCGAAGAACAAAGCCGAGCACCTCAAGGGCATCGGCAGCGACATCAAGACGATCATCCAACAACGTGGAGCCGCGTGATGCTGAACGAATTTCTGAAGGTCGCCTACGAGGAGCAGCTCCGCAAGGAGAGCACGGTCGAGGTCATGTCCCTGCTCGAGAAGCTGCCGGCCGAGGAGCTGCGCAAGCTGGCCGATGGCACGCCCGTCGCGCGCCTCTGGCCGCACCTCGAGAAGGCGGCGTACATGGACGAATGCAAGTCCGACGGCACTCCCAAGACCTGGCTCGACCAGTTCAAGGGCACGCCGTTTCTCGACCAAGCCATCGCCCTCGAGCAGGAGGAGCTGCAGGCCGAGATGACCGACATGCAGAAGCGCCAGGAGCGCCGTCAGCAGAACAAGCTCGACGACAACCTCTACGACATGAAGGACCAGATCCGCATGAAGAAGCGCCTGCTCGAGCTGGAGAAGACCAAGGCGGAGCTCGGCGCGACCGCAGACACTCCTGCGCAAGGAGCCGGGGCTCCCGGGCCGGTGCCTGCGGAGGGTGTGCAGGACGACAGCCAGGGTCTCGGGGGCGGTGTCGCCAAATCGGCCGCGGCCGTGCTCAGCGGGACTCCACAGGAGAAGATCGCCTTCGCCGACAACCTTGGGCGCGAGCTCGCGCGGCAGGATTTCGACAAGGCGGCGCACGTCGAGCTGCTGCGTATGTACGGCGGGCACGCCGGTGCGGTGATGGCCAAACAGGCCGCGGGTCTTGGGGGGATGCTGGCATCTGCGGCGCCACTTGCTCAGAAGGCACTCGGCTTTGCTGCGAAGAACCCTGCGATGGCCGGCGCCGCGCTCGGTGCGGCCGGTGGAGCGCTTGCTGGGGGCGAAGGGCACCGTCTCAGTGGGGCCCTCGGCGGCGCCGCGCTCGGGCACGCTGCGGGCGGCATCGGTGGACGTGTGATGGGCGGCCAGTCCCTGGGACAAGCTGCCAAGGGGTATGGAGGCACTCTCATGGGGGGAGGCGCCCCCGGTGCCCGCCGACCCTCACCGGGTGGAATGGCCGACCCCTCCGTCCTCGGAAGTCGATTGCCCACAGGTTCTCCCATGATGCCCCCCAACGTCGGCGACTTCACGCGGCCGACCGGGATGCTCGGGCGCCTGCGGGCGGCGTAAGAAGAAGCTGTGGGCGTCCCGCTCAACGTCATCGAGTTTCGATGTCGCTCTCTAGACGTCGATTACAACGAGCTGTCGTGGAAGCTCGATGACACGAGCGAGGACGTCCTCGACTACACCTTCCAGGTGCAGCGCAGTGAGTCACCGAGCGGCCCGTTCGAGAACGTTTCGGTACCCTTCCAGGACATCTACACGTTCGTCGACAACGTACTCGTGGGAGGGCACCGCTGGCGCAAGTACTTCTACCAGCTGCTCATCACACGTGTTCCGACAGGGGACACAGCGACCTTCGGTCCTGTCACCAAAGACCCTGACGCTGACCTCATCGCCCTTGAGCTCCGGCGACACATGCAGCTTCTCTTTCGGGAGTTCGCTGGACGCCGGTGCTGGGTACTGCCTGCGCGCACGTTTGGTCAGCGCTGTACTTGCTGGAACCCGGTGTTGCGCACGAAGCGTCAATCGGGCTGCCGGCTCTGCTTCGACACGAGCTTCGTGCGAGGCTACTTGTCCCCCATCGAGTCGTGGATGCAGTTCGACCCGTCGGCCAAGAGCGAGCAGAACACCAATGTCGGCGCGCAGCAGCAGTCGAATACGACAGCTCGACTTGTCTGGTACCCGCCACTAAAGCCTCGTGATCTCGTCGTAGAACCGGAGAACCGGCGCTGGCGTGTCGTGCAGGTCAACCAGACCGAGCAAGGGCGTGCGGTGGTGCATCAGGAAGTACAACTGCACGAAGTACCACCCAAGGACATCGAGTTCCTCGTACCGATCAATCTCGACCAGCCGCTCAAGACCCTCTGGCTGAACCCGTCGAGGAACTACACCAACCCGATGAACCTCGAGTCCTTCATGGACTCGGAGATTCCCAGCATCTTCAGCCTCTACACCTCCACCTACTCCAAGCAATGAGCACGCCCACTCTGTTCGCTTACCTGCCGCGCAAAGAAGCCGAGGCACTCTGCAAGATGGCCGAGGGCGAGGCGAAGAAGAATCTGCGTGCGGCAGGTACTCTTCTGGCAGCTCCTGTCGGTATGGGGGTTGGAACGCTCGCGGGCTTCGGTGCAGGGCAGCTAGCGAACAAGGCCTACCGCCACGTCACGGGGAGTGACATCCCTCCTGCACTCACGCTTGCTGCCCTACCCATGCTTGGTGGGGGTCTGGGGCTGGCGTACAATATGGCTCAGGCCCGTCAGGTGGAGGCGATGCGAAATGCCCTCGAAGGTTCCGACAACAAACCCGGCGGGCGCCTTCCCTGAGGACAGCTTCAAGTACTCGCCCCTCGAGCACGCTCGCTCTCTATTTGTAGGCTTCTTCCAGGGTCTCTTCTCCGCTGCGCCGATTGGTGCCTACCACTGGGAGGAAGACTCGAACTCGACGGAGATCTACATCTCCAACGAGAACCCGATTCACGCCGAGAATATCGGGCAGCGACCTGCGGTCAGTTTTACGCGTGGCCCGGTGCAGTTCTATTCACTCGGCCTCGACGATATGCTCGACTTCGACATGCGGACTGGCACGAAGAAGAAGTCCGTTCTTGTGCCTGGAACGATGGTCATCAATTGCAGCTCGCGCGTGTCACTCGAGTGCGAACGCATCGCTTGGGTGTGCGCCGAACAACTCTGGATGCACAGAGAGCAGCTCATGCAGGCGGGGTTCTTTGAGATTGGCCGACAGCCTGCCATCGGTTCTCCTTCTCCTGCAGGTTCCATCATCGTCGCGGATTCCGGCGACGAGTGGTACGTCACGCCGGTCACTTGCCCCTTTCAATTCTATCGGACGTCGCAGGCAAGTCCTCTCGGCAAGAACATCCTCGAGGAGATCACGCTGTCAATTCGATTGAAGCTTCGGGCCATCAACGAGCAGAACTTGCGCGTTGGTGGACACTGTGGACCCATCGAAGCTGCGGGCGCAAACCTGCCCGTGGGCGTGCAGGGGTACAGACCTCCAGCTTTCGCACCTCTTGCGAGTGACGTGTACGGCAATACGCCTGTACCGGGGGCAACTGCCCCTGTTCTTCTCACCGCGCCGCACCCACTGAACCCCGCTCAGCGTGTTGTAGTTCGAGCCTCCAGACCGAACTGTCCGGCCGTGCGACCACCGGGGATGGGGGGTCGGTCTATTCCCATAGCAGCGCCCAGTGTGGAAGAATCGTGTGAGAGACACGATGCGAATGGCACTGGGACGAGCACAGTCAAAGTGTGACGAAAGGAGCCTCTGATGGCGGCCGAACTTCCGCGACCGGGAGTCGAAGTAATTCAGGTGTTCCAGACGGTCACCCCGACCGTCATCACCCCGACTCTCGTTCCCTGCATCGTTGGCGTCTGCCGGCAGGTGGTCGACGTACTGGTGGCTTCTGCGACGGGTGCGCAAACCCTCAACCCTCAGGCTCTTGTGGCCCTGCAGGCCATCGCGCTGTCGATCGCGGGCACGGGTTCGCCTCCGGTTTACGCGGGGCTCAACGCGCTGAACCTCGACCTCTCGTTGAACAACGGGCCCGCCGTCAGCATCGACTTCTCCGGCACGCCGCTGTCGCCCGCGCAGATCGTCGCGCAAGTTCTGCTCGCCTTCGCTGCGGCAGGCGTGACGTCGTTTACGGCTGAGACGGTGAACAGCGGGACGCAGTGGCGCATCCGTTCCGTCGCAGCCAACGCCCTGCAGACCATCGAAGTTCTGTCCACCACGGCGCCCGCAGTTCTTGCGGCATTCGGGTTCGGCGTGAACAAGGTCTACTCGGGGTCCGTCGGCTACGACCAGCACATCACGAACATCTCGTTCGCGAGCTACCCCAACCCGAACAACAACCTCTCGCAGCTCGTCGTCGATCCGACGACCGTGCACGCGTTCTTGTTCCTCGGAGGCCAGGGCAGCGCGCTGATGGAGCTGCTGCAGACGGAGGCTTTCCTCGAGAATGGCATCGGCACGGCTGCGACGGTGACGGGCAGCGTCGACATGACGACGCTGACGTACGCGACGCCGGCGAATCATACGGGTACGACTGACGTCACCGCTTCTGGACTCTACGGTGCGGGCGGTACGCTCGCCGGTGGCGGGACGGGGCTCACCCTGATCCTCAACGTCAACGGGGCAGGTTCGACGACGCTGACCTTCGACGGCGCTGGGCTCACCAACGACGCGAGCGAAGCCGCGATGCTCGCGGCCATCAACACCCAGTGGCCGACGCTCACGGCCACGGTGGTCGCGACGCACCTGGTGCTCACCGACAACACCATCGGAGCCAGTGGCAGCATTGTTGTGGGCTCGGGAACGGCCAACACTGCGCTCGGCCTGACGGCGACCACGTACAACGGCACGGCCGGTACGCTGGACGGTGAGACGCTCATCCTCACCTTCAACGGCGCGGCCTCGCCGCTCACCGTGACCTTCGCTCCCGCGCTCACCATGGCAGCGACGGTGGCACAGGTCACCGCGGTCGTGGCAGCCGTTGCCACGGCCATCTCCACGTCGGTGGGCAACCACCTGCAGATTACCGACCTCACCGTCGGTGCAACGGGAAGCATCCTGGTGGGTGCTGGCACGGCCAACGCGCACCTCGGCGTCGCGCCTGGCACGACGACGGGCATCGCCGGCGTGGTTGCCATCGACAGCGGGAGTGGCGCGGCGACGACGCCACTCCTGCAGTTCCAGGGGGCGAACTTCACGGCCTCGCCTACCTCGGCGCAGATCGTCGGAACCATCGCTGTTCCTGGCGGTGGTGTGCCCAACGGGCAGACGCTCACCCTCGACGACGGCAACGAGCCCCAGACGGTCACCTTCGAAAGCGCAACGACGCCGTCCTTGGTGCTTGCACAGATCAACGCCCTCTTCGGAGCTGTGGCGGGCGGACTTCTTCTGGCCAGCCTCTCGGGCTCCGACCTTGCGCTCACCAACACGACACTCGGCCAGCAGTCCATCGTGAAGGTAGTCGGTGGCACCGCCTGCCCGACGCTTGGTCTGACGGCGGGCACCGTGTCGCGTGGCAACCCCTTCGCGCCACTTCCTGGAGACGTCCTCTGGGTCGACGGCGTGAACTTCGCGACCATCGTGCAGGTCGCGCCGGGCGGCAACACGAACCAGCTGAAGATCAACCGCCAGGTCCCCATCTCGACCAACGTCGGGCTGGCTTGGTACATCATGGCGGAGAACCTGAACGCCGACGCCCCGTCGGCGGGCGTCACTCGGCCGTTCCCGAACCTGGACGTCGACAGCTCGGGCAACATCAAGACCCTGCCGGAGATCCTGCGCAATACGCAAGGCACTCCTGTCCTCCCCTCGAACGCCCAGATCTACGTGGCCTACCACGCGCTGCGACTCGACGTGACGTCGAAGGCGGCGAGCCCCGGACTGCTGCGCTTCAGCGACACGGCGACGCTCAGTGCACAACTCTCCCCGGTCGATACGGACAACCCGCTCGCTCTGGGCATCTACTTCGCGCTGCTCAACGCCCCGAACACGCAGGTCACGGGTCTGGGTGTCGACGAGTCGAGCGGTGGTTCTCCTTTCGGCACGGTGGCCGGCTTCACACGCGCGGCGTCGTTCCTCGAGGCCTTCGAGGTCTACGGCATCGCGCCGCTGACACACGACCCGTCCGTCTCGCAGGTCTTCCAGACGCACGTCGACACGATGAGCGCTCCCGAGAACAAGGGCGAGCGCATCGTGCTCATCAACCCCTCGGTGCCGACGCACTACCTCGACACGCTGGTGGCGTCGGGCATCAACGGCAACTCGACCATCACGACGAACGTGTTCGACACGGGCGTCGCCAACCTCGGCGCGCTTCTTCTGGCCAACGGCGAGAGTGGCGTCGGCCCCTACGCCGTGACGGCAGGCATCTTCCTCGATATCGGTGACGGCAACCACTACAGCATCATCAACGTCGTCGGGTCGGTCGTCACGGTGCAGACCTCGGGCTTCTTGCCTGGTCAGAACGACGACGGGTACTACGCGACGTCGGCGCTGCCCTCGCCGCTCATCGCCGAGCCCTTCGCTGTGCGCATCCGCGGCAAGGCCTTGGTCCTGCCTGACGGTGTGACCCCCGACCGCGACAACATCGCCATCACGGTCCAGAAGGTGGCACAGGGCTACCAGGACCGCCGTGTGTGGTCGACCTTCCCGGACACTTGCGCCGCGACGCTGCAAGGAGTCGAGCAGGTCATCGACGGGTTCTACTTGAACTCGGCCATTGTGGGGTTGATCGCCAACCAGCCACCGCAGCAGTCGTTCACCAACTTCCCCATGACGGGCTTCACGCGCGTCATCGGGTCGAACGGTGTCTTCAGCGAGCCGCAGCTCAACGTGATGGCGGCTGGCGGCAACTACGTCATCGTCCAGGACGCGCCGGCGACGCCTCTCATCAGCCGGATGGCCCTCACGACGGACATGACGTCCATCGAGACGAGGACCGACTCGATCACGAAGGTCGTCGACTTCTGCGCGAAGTTCCTGCGTACGGGCCTGAAGACCTTCATCGGGCGCTTCAACATCACCCAGGGCTTCCTCGACTCGCTCGGCCACGTCATCCACGGACTGCTCGGGTTCCTCGCCGAGGCAGGAGTCCTCATCGGGTCGAACCTGAACAACATCATCCAGGACGTGTCGGCGCCGGACACGGTGCTCATCGACGTCACCCTCGACGTGCCCTTCCCCTGCAACTACATCCGGCTGACGCTGACCATCTAATGGACGACCTCCGTAAACTGGCTGCTGATGTGGTGGGCCGGGCTGCTCTCGAGGAGCGGTTCGGTTCTCCTCGTCTCAGTGCCGTCGACACGGTCCTCCTCCAGAAGTCGGCGAGTGCAGACCCCGAGCTGCTCAAAGTCGCGGCGATGTTCAACACCGGAGACACCCTGAACGTGTACGAGAGCCTCGGCGGAAACTACGTTTCCAAGGTGAGGGAGTAAGACCATGGCCGGCAACTTCAGTGATTGGGCGCCGTACTCGAACTACGTCCAGGCAGGCCTGGTCGATGGGCGCTACGCCAACGCAGGGTTCACGATGCTGGCGGCGGGGCCTCCCCGTCTCGCGAACATCGGTGGGTCGGCGGCCATTGCGGGGGCGGTGGCAGGCAATGGACAAGCGGCCAACCAGGTCGTCTTCCCCATCGGCATCATCCAGAACTTCAACCTCTCGCACACGCGGCAGTTCTCGCGCATCTTCGAGATCGGCTCGGAGCGCAGCTACTTCATCGCCGGGCGCACGGTGGGGCAGTTCGGCCTCGGGCGCATCTACTACCACGGCGCCTCGCTGCTGCGGATCCTGTACGCCTACTACCAGGACCTCATCCCGCCGACCATCGTCCCATCGATGTTCCCGAACGTCGGCGCGGCGAGCGTTGCGAACCCTCACGACGTCATCATCCCGCCCGGCTACGAGAACATCTACGTCAACCTGGCGTCGGACTTGTTCGCGCAGCCCATCGGCATCCTGATGTACATCCGCGACATCAACCTCGACACCCTCGCGGCGGTGTACTTCGAGGCCTGCTACCTGCCGAACCACTCGTGGGCGACCGACGCTCAGGGAGTTCTCATCCAAGAGTCGGTGGCGGTGCAGTTCGAGCGCGCGGTGCCTGTCGCCGTCGCGGCCCTCACCCTCATCTCGAACACGACCTCGAGCAACGCCGGCGGCGGCAACGCCACGTTCCCTGGCCTCCCCGGGTCTTAGTCCCACCCCCACGGAGTAGTCGATGCCGCCTGCCCCTCAGCCTTTCTCGTTCACTGGCGCGCTGCAGCTGGCGGCCGACCAGTCGCTTCCGCAGGACCCCATCCCGTTCAACGGCTCCTCGAGCTTCATCGCTCTGGAGTCGTCGGTCCTCAACCTCGTTGGTTCGGGTACGCAGGCCGTGCCCTTCGGTTCCATCGGAGCTCCTGGAGCCAAGGGGGTCATGGTCCGCTACGACAGTGGGCAGTCGGGTGCGGCCCCTATCCTCGCGACCCTCAACAGTGGCTCGCAGCCGCTCGAGATCGCGCCGGGTGGTTTCCTTGTGTGGATCAACCCCACGCCTTCTGCGGGCGCCACTTCCCTCTCCATTGCCTTCACCGCATCCTGTCAGGTGAGGGTCTGGCTGCTAGGATGAGGCCGCCTCGGGTGCTCCCGACGGCGAGGAGGCCCCTTGGACTGGAACGCTCTCTCGCAACACGGGCTGACCTCTGCCATCACCGCGGTGCTCGCGTTCGCTGGCTCCTACGCGCGCTTCAAGATGCGCCTCAGCACAGCCGAGAAGGGCGTCAAGGAACAAAAGGTCGCGCTCAATGCTCTGCAGAAGGGCTGGCGACTCGAGTTCGACGCGTACAAGGCCGAACAAGAGCAGGAAAAGGAGCATCAGGCCGAGCTGCTCGCTGCGCGCAAGGAAGAGCGTGCAAGCCGACCCGACCCCTTCGAGACGTTCAACGACCAGCTGCGGAGCATGCGCTCTGATATCGACAGGCTAAAAGAGAGAGGCAGCAGGTACGTACGCAACGAAGCCTTCGCTGCGTTCGTGAAGTCCCAGGAGGAACAATGGAGAGCCATCGAAAGAAGCATGGGACAGCTCGAGGGAGTGCTCCGAAACCGCCTGTAGAAGACGATGAGGAGGAAGAGACGGAGGAGGAGAAGACCAGCCCCGGTGTAGACCCAGAGCTACAAGAAGCCATGGAGTCACTCCGTCGGGTACAAGCTGCAACGACGCAGAAGGTCTCCGACGTCACGTCGCTGGTCCGCCGGACCTTGCCTCCGCCTCATCCGCGATGAACACTCCGAACCCCGCCCTCATGCAGCGCTACGGAACCGAGGACGTCTTCCTGGCGAAGACGGCTGGAGTTCCGCTGCTCGCTAGCTTGATGGCGGGGCTTGCCAACGCCGAACTCGCGCACAGCAACCAGAAGGGGGACCAGAAGGCGCGGGAAGAACAAGCCCTCCAGCAGGAAGCACTACGGGAGTACGAACTCGCCAAGCTTCAACAGGCAGAAGAAGCTCTTCGCTACACACCCATCCCTGACCAGGCGATGGTACGTCTTGCTTCTATTGCCGCCGATGCCGGCGCCGATCTGGCGAAGATGGGTGGCATCGGAACTGGGGCAGTACCTGCTGCGGGCAACCTTCTCGCGCAGGGAAAGAAGTGGCTCGGCGGAGGGCTCGGCGTGAAAACGAACCTGGCTCTTGCCGGAGGTACCCTGGCTACTGGTATCCTAGCGAGCAAGGCAATGCACGCTGGGACACGCGCCATGGCAAAAGAACCGACGACCCCTGTCTATGGCATGGGACATCCGGTTCGTGGTGTCGGCTACCAGCTGCCGTTCGGGGTGAACCAATACGGGCAACCCCAGGTTGGAACACCACTCGGGTAAGGAGAGTCACCCCATGTCTGGATCAAGCGGTTCTGGTCTGTTCTCGAAGATGCTGGCACGGCTGCAGCACCTGCTCAATGCGGGCGGGATTGCCGGAGAAGTAGCCGACGTGCGAAAGGACGTCGCCGTGGCCATGAGTCCTCTCGTGGCGGTGACTGTCGAGGAGTACGACTATCCCCCGGCGGCTGGTGCGATCACCTTCCTGGCTGCAACGCTCAGCACTTTGACGTCCTCGGTGACGTACAAGGTCAACGGCAATGCCGGCATCGCTCTCAGCCCTCCGCGCAACGTCGAAGTGGTCGTCGCGAGCAGCGGCACCCCTACGCACATGAGCCATAGCGTGGTGGTCACTGGGATCGATGTGAACGGCAACCCCATCTCCGAGACCATCACGGGCACCAATGCCTCCGGCACGCATGCTGGCGTGAAGTGTTTTGCACGAGTTCTGACGGTGACGCCTGCGGCTGACGGCGGTGGCGTCGACGCGACTTTCTCGGTGCTCAACGGCGTGGTTATCGGCCTGGCCTTCCCGCAGAAGCTGCGCACAGGCCAGGCCGTTGGCCTCATTCGCCGAGAGCTTGCAGATGGCACCGTACCGACGGCCGGTTCTCTCGTTGCAGCGACGACCAATGCGCCCAACGGGGCCTACACACCCTTCACCGCACCGACCACCCAGGCGCCGGCGACGACCACGGGCTCGGCGGACGTCACGGCCGCAGGCCTCTATGGCACGGGTGGGACCCTCGCCGGCGGTGGCACGGGCCTGGTGCTCGACATGACTGTCAACGGCACCCATGCGTCGGTCACCTTCGACGGCACGAGCGCCACGGGCTCTGACTCCGAGTCGAGCCTGCTCGCCTTCATTGCGGTGACCTGGCCCGGCCTGGTCGCCACGCTGACCGGCACTGACCTCACGCTGACCACCTCTCTGCAGGACACCTCGGCGACCCTTGTCATCGCGGCCAACGGCACCAGCACGGCGAACACCACGCTCGGTCTGACCGCCGGCACCTACCACGGCGCCGGCCACCGCTACGCCATCGAGTACGAGTACGACGCGTCGCAGCAGAAGGACGCCTGAGTCACAACCACCAGTAGGGCGTCATCGTTCCGCCGGGCTCCTCGACTTGGGGGGCCCGACCGTCCTCGAGCGCGTCGGCAGCTTCCACCAGCCGCGGCTTCTTCATCGGGGGCTGTGGCTTTGGTGCGTTCTTGGGCGCCTGTGGTGGCCTGTAGGCGGCGAAGTCCATCGTCGCCCGGTCTAGGATGCCCCGCTCGGCGGCGGTCAGCTCCTCGAGCTTGCTCGCGCCCGCGGCGAGCTCCTGCAGCATCAGCCGCGTCGGCTCGTCGTAGCGCTCTGGGTGGTCGATGGAGTCCTGCACCAGGACCTCGAGGCGCCCTCCGAGCAGGCCTTGGAAGAGCGAGACGCTACTCGGCGGCGGCGTCTCGCTGAGCTGCAGCAGCGGGTGCGGGCTCGACGGGTGCACCAGTACTTGGTCCAGCGACGGGAAGTTGAGCCGAGGCAGGTCGGGCAGGACCGCGATGGGGGCTCGGAAATTGGGTGCGGACGTTGTGGCGTCGAAGGGCTGCTTCGAAGGCGGGTTGGTGTTCTTCATCGAGCATGCCCAGGATGTCGTCCTGGTGGCTAAGACAATACGCGGTGATGAGCGCCCCGACCACCTCCCTCTGGGTGGTCGGGGGCTTGCCCTGCAACTCCCTCTCCTGGTTGATGAGGGGTCTGAGCAGACGGAAGAGGATGCAGGCGTCGCCGTTGATGTCAGCAACCAGGCGCATCACAGGCGCGTTCTTGTTCTTCTTCGTGCCCATGGCTTACTACTAGCTCAATCCGACATTCTTTCAAAGCCGATGATGTACTCGAGGAAGTAGTCTTCGACCATCGTTCGGAAGTTGGTTCTGTACTCGCTCGGCGCGTTCGGAGGGAACGAGAAGTCCAGGTCCGACGTCATCTTCTTCTCGGTTTGGCGGATGAGCTCCTTCTTCGTTCGGGGCTTCCTCCAGAAGACCTGCGCCTCCTCCCAAGACTTATGGAGCATGTCCCTCAGGAAGGAAGAAGACACCGCGTTGCCTCTGTGGAAGTGGTGGCGGTCTCCGACGGTCGTTTCCATCATGGCCTTGATGGCAATGTTGCTCGGAAACTCCGGCCTGTTCATGTGTCGCAGTGCGTGCAGACGGTCCTCCATTGTTAGCGGTGAGCCATCATCGAGCCGGCAGTCCAGGCAGTCCGGCGCGCGTGCGATCTTGCCGTTGACCAGGCGTGCGGCGTAGGCCTTCGCGTACTCGTGCGCGCGTCGCTTCATATCGATGACGCCGACGTCGTGCACCTGGTCCGGCACGGCGAGGTCCAGGCCTTTGCTGGTCAGGTGCATCCGGTTGTAGTAGGGAAGCACCGCTGCCGGCGTCCGGATGTACCAGTACGGTTTGTTCTGCCAGACGCTGAAGCCAGACGGCATGTACTTGTTGAGCCGGTCCTTGGTTGTGTAGGCCCAGTAGGTGTGGTTGTCGATGGCAATGTCGCCGTTCGGGTACCAGGTGAGGATGTGCTTCTGGAAGAGCGTGAGATCGATGCAAGGAGGCTCGCCGTTGACCAGCTGGACCCAGGTGGCGTTCTCGAGCTTCTTCCTCTCTAGCCTCTTGCCCGTGCGCGCGTGGTTTAGCGTCGCCAGCGCACGCTCGTAGTTCACTTGGGTTTCACCCCGTCGAGGCGCAGTCGCTTGACGAGACAGTCCTTGCAAAGAACTGTCTCGGGTGGGTCGGTCGACGACGTCATCTCAGGCAACGTGATGAGGGTTGTCGAGGAGCCGTCGATGTCCGTGGTGCGCACGACGCCGTAGAAGACGAAGCCGTCCTCCGGGTGTACCAGCACCGCACCGCAGCCCGTCTCATCGCAGATGAACACGTTTCGTCTTGCCATGGGAGTCCTCCAAAGAGAAAGGCCGGGGCCCGCTTTCAGCAGGACCCGGCCTTTGTCGTGTCTTGGTTGGTTACTGGCCTGCGCAGTTGACGTTGCAGGACGTGATGGTGCCTCCTTCGAGCAGACAGGCGAAGAAGGGAGGAGCTGCGTCGGACATGGACTCCTCGAGGAACGCCTGCGCGCCGGCACCACTGTCGTCGGCGGCAGTGCAGCCTGCCTCAACGAACAGGTCGAACGCGCGCTGCGCAGGAGTGGTTGCCGGTGGCTGCTTGGAGCAACCGGTCAGGAACACAGCTGCCAGGAAGTACAGCGCCTTCACGGCCAGACCAGCGTGGCGAGTGCCGCATCGACGAGAGTCTTCGCGTTGCCCCTCTGGATGAAGGGGAGCTGGCGCGAGAGCGCGTTGTTCGTCACCATCTGCGCGTTGGCGAGGGTGGCCGGCAGCTGCTGCGGGGGAGGCGTGGGGACCGGGATGTTGCTTCCGTAGAACCGGTTGAGATCCGAGATGAGGTCCGCGTAGGCGAACCCGCTTGGCGTCTTCGTGGCACCCTTGGCCAACCAGTCGGGGGTGATTCGCACGGCTGCGCCGCCGCCGGCGCTCTGCACGAAGAGGGCTGCGAAGGCCGCCCAGGTGATAGTGCCGATGAGCCCCCAGGTCATGACCTGCACGCCCTGCGCGTTGGTGCCCACGATGGTGATCTGCGTCGAGTTGTAGGCGCATGAGCCGATGCAGTGACCGTTGTTCGCGTTGGGAGGAGCGACGTCCCAGACGAAGCCGTTCTTGCTGGGGAAGGGGTTGATCCACGCATCAGGCAGACCGACCCAGAGCTTCAAGTTGCCAAGGGCGCTGATGGCGAAGGTCACGAGCGTCTTGTTGGAAGCGTCGACCATGGCCCAGCCGGCGAGCTTGGTACCGTCCGCGTAGGCGTTCTTGACGAAGTAGTTCATCGCGACCGTCGGGTCGGTTCCCTGGTCGGTACTCGGGTCGCTCGGGTTGTACCCTGTGATGGCCGAGTACGCGGCGAGGGTCAGGGCCGGTGTGTACGAGAACAGCCGGCCCGTGTTGCCGGTCATTACACCGACGAAGTGAGCCTCCTCTGCCAGAACGCAGTCACCCACCGAGTCGTTGCCTTCGATGTTCGAGATGACCGACATGGCGGGGGCGCTGTAGTCCACTGAGGCGGGAGACGGCGGGAGTGTGGCTTCGTCGACGTAGTCGCCGAGGTGGAAGCGCATTGCGTGCGGATCGGGCAGCTTGCAGGCCCCGATGACAACGTTGCACTTGAGGTGCGGAGCGAAGACTGTGTGCATGACTCACCTTGAAGTAGGGGTTGTACGAGCAGTTGGATTGTAGCGTCGACCCCTACTGTTGTGGCAAGCCAGATCGCCTCAGCATTCTTTTCCCCGAACGCGGAAGAAGATGTACGGAGCACTCGACGTGCTCCAGGAGGCGCTCGATGCTTCGTGCTGCTGCTGTGGGAATGCTGACTGCTTCTATTGTGTGCCTTCTTCTGGAGATGCACTACGACTTCGGAGGGAATAAGGGCGCACGCGTCGGGCTTTTGTGCATGGGCCTGGGTGCCTCTGTTCTGGTGCTAGTGCACAAGAAGAAGACACCAGCTGGTTGACTTCTGATGTAGGGGGAGTAGTTCTTTCACTTCCACCCAGTGCCGTGGTGCACAGCCGCCCTCGTTAGAGAGACGGCTTGTTCGCTCATCCCGAGCGAAACAAAAGAGGAGACTGCAGATGAACTACGAGAAACTCACCGTCGACAGCTTCATCGAGAACGCCCAGAACGGCAAGTATGCCGGTCTCACGGGTGCGCGAAGAGCCATCGGCAAGGCGACCTGGAACGAGAAGGACAAGAAGCGCGCACACGACTTCGCCGACAAGTACTTCGCCGATGGCAAGAACGCCACCAAGAAGGAGGTCACTCCGCGACCTCAGCCCAAAAAGGCGAAGAAGGCGGCTGCTGCAGCAGCTGCGCCGGCGGTGAAGAAGACCGCCAAGAAGACAGCGGGTCGGCGCGGTCGGGCGCCTGCAACCGAGGCAGCTCCGAAGCGCACTCCCGTTACGGGCGTCAAGGCGTCGTCTTCGCAGCAGGACCTCTTCCCCACCCCGCCTCGCCTCGGTAACGGGGACGACCCCACGACGGTGCGTCAGCACGCCGCCTCTACGGTCATCGCTGCGTACCGCAACACGGGCGAGCTCAACCCGCTCGAGCAGCGTGCCTACGACATCGCGACGGCCGAGTACTCCGAGAACGCGCGGGAGTCTGCGCGACGTCTCGTGGCGGCAGCGCGTGAAGGTCTCACGCTGCCCGAGCGCATCCCGACGCCTCCGAGTGACGATGACGCGAGCTCGGCGATCCAGGGCGACGAAGTCGTCGCGCAGCCGGGTGCGGCACGCATCGTGGTCCCGCCCCAGGCTGAGCGTCAGCCGGAGGCCCCTCCTTCTGCTACCCTCGACCCGGTGGCTCAGGCGCAGCACGAACGGCTGAAGAGGGCCGCCGAGGCAGCGAAGTTCCCCATCCCTCCCGCAGCGCAGGCCCTCGACAAGCAGGCGGCGTCCTAGGCGGTACCGCGCCTGGGTTGCCAGAGAAGGCCCAGGCACTCGGCGTTGTCTCGGATGGTGTACTTGCCTGGTACTAGACGGTCTCCATGGCGCTCGAGCGGTACGATCCACGCTCTAGCGCCATGGTGCGTCTCGAAGAGTATGCGCAGCGCGTCGACCTTCTTCTCGAACAGCGCCAGGCCGTAGGCCTTGGTGCGCACGACCATCTTCTTGAGTGACTGCATCACTTCTTGCGGCGGTGTGTCGTCCTGCAGGCGCATCAGCACGGAGCCTGCGATGGCCTTGCCGTCGTCGCCTGTAATGGTCTCGCTGGGCCAGGCGATGGCGTAGCTTTCGAACTTGCCGGTCCTCTTGTACTTGCCTCTCGCGAGGATGACCATCTTCTCGACCTTGTATGCCAGGTCGTCGTGAATGAAACGCTCGGACGTGAAGTATGCTTCGCCAGCCACGGGGGAGCCAGTATGGACCGAGGTGACGCTCTTCTCCAGGGTCTTCGTCAGCAGCTGGAGCGCTGGTTCGATCCGATTCGGAGGTCGACGGGGGCGACCGGTGTCGAGTTCGTGGCCCGCCCGAACGGCGAGTTCGTGCTGCGTGTGAAGTGGGAGGACAAAGGGGAGCCTCACCACCATGACCGCGTCTTCACGCGGCAAGAAGTCTTCGGGGCGTCCTACGGCAGCACTCCGCTGTCGTGGCGCGTGCAACGCAGGGCGTGCGACTACGCGCGCGACTGCATCCGGCAAGTACTAACTGTGAGAGGAGTCATCTGATGGAAGGCAATGGAGACTTCATGCTCGGGAGCCGCGTGTGGCCCGGCCTCGGCAAGCTACTCGAAGAACAAGGGGAGGTGTCCCAGGTAAGCGGCAAGTTGATGGGCAACGCTGGCAAGGAGGACCACTGGGATGGGACCAACCTGCGCGAGCGCCTAGTCAGCGAGCTCGCGGATCTGTCTGCGGCCATCGAGTTCTTCAAGACCGAGAACTTCACGGCCGGCGACCTTGTCGCCTTCAAGCTGCAGTTCGACGTGAAGCTCGCGCGCTTCAAGACGTGGCACAAGGAAACCCTGGAGAAGAGCCAATGATCCGACCGTCGTTCGAGAGCATCTGCATGGGCATCGCCGAGAGTCTCAGCCGGCGATCTACTTGTCGTCGTACCAGTTCTGAGGGCAAGCTGGTGCAGGTCGGGTGCGTCGTCGCCACCCCCGACTTCAGGAAGATTCTGAGCTGGGGCTACAACGGCAACGCCGCGGGGCTACCCAACGAGTGCGACTCTGACACGCCGGGCCTGTGCGGCTGCATCCATGCGGAGGCCAACGCCGTCGTCAACTGCGACGCACCCAGGGCCACCGAGAAGATCGTCTTCTGCACGCACCTTCCGTGTGTGAACTGCGCCAAGCTTCTCATCAACCTCGGCAACGTTCGCGAAGTGCTCTACCTCAATGACTACCGCATCCGTCGTGGTCTCGAGCTCTTCGACACCGTGGGCATCAAACACCGTCAGTACAAGGACTAGGAGAACGCCTATGAATATCACCACGCACCAGATGGATCCGCGCATCGCCGCCATCCACTACAAGGACTACCGGAAGAAGGTACGTGAGCATCGCGAGGCGCGCATGAAGGAGGCGCGAGAGAAGGTGCTCGCTGCAGGACGCAGCCTGCGCTCAGCGCGCTCGTTCAAGTCGACCATCGAGAAGGAGGACGAGGTCCTCATGGAGTCGTACCGCGTGATGGCCAATGGTCAGCGCATTCTGAACCTAGGGCAGGTGATGCGCGAAGCCGGCATCGCGCGCGAAGGCAAGCGCCTGCCTCTTCTGGCGGTAGCGCAGGCCGACTGGCCGAACGTCATCGTGTCGCGAGATCGCAACCACATCGTCTTTTACAAAGACCGCTGGGTGCCCTACGATCACAACAAGGGTCGGTTCAAGAACGGTGCCATCGGCATCCCCGACGCCATGTTCCCGCCCGAGCTCACCAACGAGCACTGGCGCGAGCAGAACAACCTGCCTCGTCTGAGCCAGGAGAAATTCAAGGCGCTCGTACCGGCCATCCCGGTGATGCTTCGTCCGAAGGGCGAGCTTTCTGGCTACCACATCCTCTGGGAAGCGAAGTGGGAGCACATGGCGCCGCCCGACCCGCTTCTTCTCAAGCACGTCTCGGGGCTGATCTATACCGTGCTCGCGCAGTGGGACCTCACGCCGCTCGAGAAGATGGTGCTAGAGGGCCGGGTCAGCTCGTGAAGCACAATTGGTTTCAGCTTGACTGGATCAAGGACTCCTTCTCGAAGAAGGACGTCTACAAGTGCACCAAGTGCTTGAAGGAGCACACCGTCGGGCACAATGCGAAGCCGCCCGATACAGACGACTGCAAGGGGACGCCCGATGCCCAAGGCACAACCTGACCACTGGTACGGCTACGGCGCCAATGGGGATACCTGTCAGCGCTGCGGTATGAAGCGCCGCCCCATTCGACATCCCAACGGCAGGCCCACTTCTTTCGTGGAGTGGTCTGCCGATGGAGGCAAGACCTGGACGAGGCAGCATACAGCCTGCCCAATGAGGAAGGTCATGGCAGAAAAGAAGACATCGAAGACCCTCGAGGTCCCCAACTGCGAGAAGCTACGCGCGTCACACAAGGACAAGCTCGTCGTTGGTGCGTTCATGGAGTGGCTCGAAGAGAAGAAGTACGTCGTCGCAGAACCTTGCGCGAACAGTCCGTACATCGGCGAAGAGCTGGTGCTGGCTACCAAGAACTTCGACAAGCTCTGGCTCGAGTACATCGAGGTCGATGAACAGAAGCTAGACGATGAGCGCCGAGCCATCCTCGATGAGCAGCGCAAGCTGAACGAGATCTCGCTGGCAGGCCAAGAGCCGCCTTGTCCGGACTGCGACTAGGAGAACAGCATGCGCACGGTTCACAAGTACCCCATCAAGACGGATGAAGACGGCTTCTTCCATCTCGACCTGCCTATGGATGCGAAGGTCCTTCACGCAGACTTCGCGTCGAATGGCATGAGCGTGCGCCCTTGCCTGTGGGCGCTCGTCGACACGGGCATGCCACAGCAGCGGCGTGACTTCGAGGTGCGCCTGACCGGTGACGAGATCCCTAGCCTGCCAGAGGACACAGTCACGGAACTCAAGCACCTCGGCACGTTCATCAAGCGCAGCGAGAACGGCGGTATAGACCTCGTGTACCACCTGTTCGAGCGCGTTCTTCGGAGAGATGTATGACCGTACAGATCAAGTGGGCGTGCCCGAAGTGCGGGGCCGAGCCGAGCAAGCACGGCAAAGGAGGTGAAGACAAGTGCGCTAGCTTGCACAACCGGCGTGGCGGGTGCCTGGGGTTTATCTGCGAGTGCGAAGATGAAGGCACCGAGGATCACGGGCAGGCGTTCGACAACGTTTGCCTCGAGGCTGTGTGTTACCACTGTCGCTGGTCTGGGGAGTTCCCTGTGAAACCCAAGGGACTCGCGCCCTGGGAGAAGAAGGCCCTCGATGCCGGCTGGACGATGCCGGAAGCGAGGGCGAAAGAACTCAAGGAGAAGAAAGACATGATCATTGGACTGTGCGGGCCGGCAGGCAGCGGCAAGGACACAGCGGCGGACTTCCTCGTCAAGAACCATGGCTTTGCGAAGGTGGCGTTCGCAGACCCCTTGAAGCGCATCTGCAAGGACGTCTTCGCCTTCACTGACGAACAGCTATGGGGACCGAGCGAGAAGCGCAACGCCGTGGACGAGCGCTTCAAGAACATCCCGCACGTGTGGGGTCCCATCATCTCAGGGATGTCGATCTGTCAGCGCTGCGGTTGCTGGTCGAGAGAGATCTACGTGAAGGACGGCCAGCACGTGATCAAAGGAAGCCAAGAGCACACGGACTGCGTGCTCACGACGCGTTACGCGCTCCAGCGCCTCGGTACGGAGTGGGGGCGTGATTGCTACCCGGACGTGTGGGTCGACTACGCTCTGCGTACGGCCACCAGGCTCCTGGCAGATGATCGGGATGACCCTAACGGTGTGAACTACTACTCGCAGAAGTCAGGACTACTGTTCGTGGGAGGGCTGCAGAAACCCAAGGGTGTCGTCATCTCCGACGTTCGCTTCAAGAACGAGGTCCGGGCCATCAATGCCGCTGGCGGTGCGGTCTTTCTCATGAAGCGTCCTACGACGCTCGAAGGCGCGGCTGCGAAGCATCTCAGCGAGACCGCGTTCAGCACCATCCCCGAGGACTACTTCAGCTTCACGATCAATAACGACGGCACCCTCGATGAGCTGGAGCGCTTCACAGCTACTGCTTTGGCCTGGGTGCGCGACAAGTAGTACTCTTCGGTCTATGAACCTCACTATTTCGCAGGAGCAGTACGAGGCGCTGCTGGCGTTCGCGCAGCGCGGGACGCGGTGCCCTGACGGGAACATCGATCAGAACAGGGCGCTGGCTTTGGACGCCGCCCTGAAGGACATCGAGTCGTCCAACGGCATCACTCGCTACTCGCTCTGGGTACGGTGGCAGGACCCTACTGCTCCCCTGCCGCCAGGCACCAACTTTCCGAAGACCTGGCCGCCGAACCTGCAGTACTTCATCCAGTTCCTCTCGAGACCCATCACGCAGTCCGATGTCATGGCCATCGTGGCGCAGAAGACGTCGAACGCGGTCAACGTCATGGTGACCCCGGACCCGGCGGCTCTCTTGGGGTGGACCAAAGTAAATGATTTCTTCGTTCAGCCATGAGACTCGAGCAGCTCGAAGAGGCGGAGAAGATCATTCGTCTATGCACGTTCGTGGACACGCCGTTTCTAGACTGGTTGCCGCGCTCCCCTCTGCTCACGCAGCAGGACGGCGCTGCCATCAAGCAGCTTCTCGACGACGGCCAGTTCTACGTGCTGCTCGACTTGAAGCGCGCAGAGCAGCACGGGCGCCGGGCTCTCGACCGGCTCACGCAAAACACCGAGTACCTACGCTCTTCTCTCTACGAGCACCTGCACAGCCTGCAGGTGCTGATCGAGAAGGTGGAAGTAGAAGAAGCCTTGCGTCGAGACCGGGCCGCTCTACTCTCAACCCTCCCACCGCCTGAAACAGAACAAGGAGACGTCGCATCATGGATTTCTGGCAGAACTACGGACCCGGGTTCCTCATCATAGGTGGCATCCTCGCCTTCCTCGCCGTCCTTATGAAGCGGCTACGAAACCCAATCCAGATCGAGCTGCTGCAGGCCGAGGACCGAGCCCGCGCCGAGTACGAGTCCTCCCCGAAGTGCGTCTGTGGCGAGGTCGCACGCTTCCCGGCGCCGGTGCTCAAGAGAGACCGCGGCGGTTGGAACTGGCTGCGCAACTACTTCGCCGCCCCTCCGAGCTACCGTCGGGAGGTCGACATGATGCAGCCTCCGGTCTTCTGCCAAGCGCACGCCCACGTTGCTGACGCGGCGATGGATCAGTTCATCTTCCGTGTGCGCTCGGACTACTCCGCGCTCAACATGAAGATCGCTGCAGACGCCGCGGGCTTCGAGCAGGAGGCACTGCTTCGCTTGGTAGGCGAGAGTCTGACTGACAGTCAGAAGCGCGCGACGCGCAAGATGACGGCGCCCATTCGTGTGCTCCCGTCGAGGACAGGCACCGACGACAGCAGTGAGACGTCGTAGCGCGCATGATGCCGTGCATGAACTGCCACCGTCCGGTCGATCCGGCGGTGGCAAAGTTTTTCGGTGGCAGCAACGACCTGCCTTCCCGCCCTGGCGGGCAAGCCAGCGTCTTCGTATGCCCTGAGTGTTTCGACTTGGTGGAGCTCTTTCGCAACCGAGCCCGCGCCGACCTGCTCGACCTTCTGGCCATGCTCGAGGAGGCCCTCAAGCAGGCCCTCGTGCGAGGGGAGCTCCGGCTTGGGTCGAACCCGCCCCTACGCGACCTCTCGAAGAAGGAGGTCCTCGAACAGATCCTCACGCTCAAGGAGAAGCTGGATGCTCGCAGAAGTGGTACTGGCCCTGGCGATCCGACACACCAACCCGACCGTACCTCAGACGAGGGCGAAGAGGTACGCGACGTGGATTCTGACTGAGTCCAAGCACTACAACCTCGACCCGTGGATCTTCGTGGCCATCATCGACCGCGAGACCTTGTGGGTGCCTGGACTCGTACGCCACGAGAAGGACGGCAGCTACTCGGTGGGCCTTGGGCAGATCAACGCGCACAGCACACGTGAAATTCGTCCGCTCAGGCAGGGGCACACCAACATCCAGCGAATGGGCTGGTTCCTGAACCGCATCCGGGCGGCTTGCTCAAGTGACTGTGAGGACCTCGGCTGGCTCCGGGCGTACAATCCAGGCAGCGCCGAGTACTTCAACGCCGTGCGCGAGCAAGTGAGGACCTACCGTGCCCAAGATGGTCAACCCGCTGTTCTTCGCGTACAGACTGGAATGCACGCACCCTGGGTGCCACGGCAAGGCCGAGATCGAGCAGGCGATGAGCGCCGGCTGGACGCTTGGAATGATCATCCCGTTCGACTCGACGCACCATGACGTCGGAAGGTGCCCTGTATGCAAGAGACATCTGATGAAGGTCGTGAGGGTCCCGCCGCCGCCGAAACCGCGTGGACCTGTCGGGTGGACCAAGGTTCCGACCGAGTAGAGCTCGTAGGAGGCGGCTGGTCAGGGTCCATCGGCTACTGCACCACGTTCTCGTGGGAGAGGCCTTGCCGTAACGGCGGAGTCGAATGGGAGAAGGTCACTTCCCCCTCGTTCGTCTTCTCTCAAACGGCTGCCCTTCTCGTCGCGCAGGGTATGAAACTCTCGGACCTGTTCCCTCCCGACGTGAGCTTCGTGGTTCCACACAAAGAGGGCGACTTGCGTGTGCGCGGTCCCTTCCTGCTGCTCAAAGGCACCTTCTCTCGGCCTAGCAGCCCGCCCCTTCGCCTTCAGGACATGGTCCTGGCACGCGTCAGTCTCGTGCCGGGAGGCATGCCTGACGATGAGGTCCGCGCCGTACTTCTTCGCGCTGTGCAGTGAACCCCGGGCGTCGTCTTCATTGACGACGCCTTTCTCTTTAGCTACTCGTCGTACTCACATCGTGCTGGCAGAAAGGAGCCCATGAGGCGCAACCCTGAGTCGACTGAGGCGGTCAACAAGGACGTGAACAACCCTGTGGTGTTCGGTACCCCTGTTGTTTCTCCTGGTGTTACCGACCCTGCGGCCGTGAGGTACGCGGCCGAAGTCGCCGCCCGTCGAGGGCCGCCGAAGTACACGACGCCCGTGGCCGGAGGCCAGGCGCCTCCCATCCCTCGCCTCGACATGCCTGCGACTGACGGCAGCACCATGGCCGATCAGGCCAACGTGCAGCGAGCGGGCGCGCAGCCACCGAGGACAGGGCTCTTTCAAGACCCCGCCCCGCCGATAACAGCAGCGGCTCCCTCAGCCGCGCGTTCAGGTCCTCCTCCCATCGGCATTCTGCCGGGCGACATCTTGCCCAACGAGGCGAGGAGCGACCCCGACTTCAAGGAAGGGCAGGGGAGCATGTACGCCAGCTCCCAGCCGGCGTTGGCATTGAAGTACGGCGTCGTGCGTAACGGTCAGCGTGTCGCTCCCCAGGCTCTTGGCACGGCGCGCAAAGGTCTGGGGGCCAAGGCCCTTGCCGACCTGCAGACCATCAACGACTTGCAGAAGAAGAGGCAGGGGGCCGAGAGCGAGACCGCGGCTATTGAGCAGGAGGCAGCGGCAGGCGTCGCCGGTGCGGCGGGGCGCTTGGGGAACTCACCGACCGACGGTCCTCAGGCTGACCCGAGCGTGACGTCGTCGACGATCAAGGAAGCCGTGAAGAAGCTCGACGACTTCGACTTCAACACCTTCCGCGAGATGATGATGAAGGACATCATCAACAACGAGGAGCAGCGCGACATCATCGAGGCGCGCCTCAAGCCGCTTGATGTCACAGACCTCGTTATGCGCGGCTTCGTTACGCAGAGGGTCCCCATCGTCCCTGGCAAATTCGAGCCAGAGTTCGAGTCGATGCAGGGTACAGAGGACCTCGCCATCAAACGCCTCATCATGGAGGAGAGTAAGGGCATCGAGATCACCGAGCGCTATCTGCTCGACAAGTTCTCCATGATGAGCGTGACCATTGGTTTGCGCGCCATCAACGGCAACGTGCTTCCGACCCATCGAGACGCGGAGGGCAACTTCGACGAGGCCGCCTTCTGGAAGAAGTTCAACCACGTCACGCGGTTCCCTTTCCACATGCTCGCGTCGCTCGGAGTGAACTACTTCTGGTTCGACATCCGGGTGCGCAAGCTCTTCGTCGCGGAGAAGCTGGGAAATGGCTAGAGACCCCCGAGGGCTGGGCACGAGCAACCCTGTTGTTCGCGTCCCTGCGCGAGCCGCCCCCAAAGGGGTCGCCTCGGGAGTCCATCCTCATGTTGTACGTGCTCAAGAAGGAGCAGATAGAGCACGCACGACTCCGTGCACTCGCGCAGGCCATCATCAGCAAGGACAAGGGCAAGGAAGTCTTCGACGACTACATGAAGGTCGCCTTCCCCTGGCTCGAGACGCAGAAGCAACGCGACAGGAGCGACCACGTTCGCATCCTGCTCGACGAAGTGAAGAAGGGTGGCTTGAGCATCAGGCCTCTATGGCAGGAAACCAAGATGCGTAGCCGGACGCGTACGGTCACAGTGAACCGGGACAGCAAGCCGGCAACAGCAGCGTCGAGAGCCGCGAGCAACAAGCTCTACTCGAAGCTCGGAAGGATCGTGCCGGTATGAAGCCCGACAACAGCAACGGAAACCCGAACCAGCAGCCGAATGCACAGGCCTGGTTCTGTCCTTCCTGCGGAGGGGCCGACGTTACTGCATCGTCCCTCTCCGGCGGGGACGCTCGCTGCAACATCTGCAGTTGGTCAGGCAGGGTGGAGGACCTGCCCACCTTCCGCTTTTCTCACGACGGAGGCACCCCTGAAGAAGTTTTTCAGCGGTTCTTCATCGACGTGCGAAAGCTCATCGCCCAGCAGCAGTTCGCTACTGCTATCGGCTTTCTGCTCATCAAGTGGGGCTTCCTCGATCAGCCCGACCCACGCACGGCCGCGGCTTTCGGCAAAGTCCTGGCTCGCTACGTCGTAGAAGCGGCCAAGGCCATCGTCCAGAGCATTGCCGATACACGCGCAGCCATCGAGAAGGAGAAGCACGGTGACGCAGCAGCACAACCAGGGTGAACCTCCGCAGCCGAACGGCCTCATGTGCTTTCTGAACATGGAGCGCCCGTGCGGAGCAGACTGCATGGCCTTCGACGCTGTGCCAGAAGGCGCCGACTACAAGGACAAGCAGTGGGCCAATTGCATGCTGCTCGTCAACGCGCACCGCGGAGGCAAGCACCTCATCGTCCTAGCCCAAATGGGCACGGAGATCGTCCGTAGGGCGAAGACCGAGGCTGCCGACCGTTCGCGCACCACCCAGACGCCTCCTCCTTCTCCCAAGGGCGGCGGATGATTGACTGCACCATCACGGGCATCGCACAGGAGCTCGACTTCGAGCAGAACACCACGGTGACCTACCTCACCCTGGTCCTGCCGAATGGCAGCTCCCTGCGTGTGGCCGTGGATGACGAGGCCGCGGCGACAGTCATGGAGCAGCACGTTCAGGTGAAGGGGCAGCCCAAGTCAGCCGTTCGTGTTCCGCCCGCTGTTCGCAAGGCAGCCTCGGCTCCGACGCCAGCACCGGTACCAGAAGACTCAGTCGAGCCTGAAGAAATCGCGCCCGCTCCTGCTGTCGTGGAAGATGTGGTGTCAGAGGACGGGACTCCCACCCACGTCTTTGGTGGGCAGGACGCTCCGTCTGACAATTCCGCTATGTCAGAAGAAGAGCAGCTCCTGCTCAAAGAAGGCAGCCCCACGGTTGTTGCGGCGGAAACAGCACCTGCAGTCAAGGTCACGACGCGCAGGAACAACAAGCGCGTGGTCAACGGCAAGCTTGTCGTGCCATCGCGCACTGTGCCTGCAGCGGAGAAGGGCTACCCCGTTGTGCCCAACGCCGGCGTCGACGCTTCTACGTTCACAGGTGGGCGGGACCCTGACGAGGACGGGGTGGGCTCGGTATGATCGTCGTCGTCTGCCTACCATGCAAGTCTGCCATCCGGGTGATGCCTGAAAGCGTCGCCTCGATGGAGAGCGTGCGCGAGCTTGACCAGCTCGTCGGCACCCGCAGTGAGTTCTGGCCGGACAAGTATCTGTGCCCGCTCTGCAGCAAGCCGGCCCGTGGCCTGAAAGAGCGGGAGGTTGACGCGGAGGTTCTCTCGCTCATGACCGTACAGGAGGCAACCCCGAAGGAGGCCTTCGCCGCCTTCAACGGCCTCGGCTTTCCTGACGAGCACCACTGCTCTCTCGATACCGTGCAGGCACTGCTCAAAGAACAGCCGGTACGCCGAATCATCGGAACAGATGTTCGGGGGGCGGAGCGCACCATCATCGACGCCCTCGAGCTCTGGGATGGTACCAGGGTGTACTTCGGTGCTGGAGCTCAGGGGGCGGTCATCTACCGCATCACCCGTCCCGTCTCGTACGCAGGCAAGCAGCTGGAGAAGACTTCATGAGCGTGGAAGTAACGCTTTCCTACAGACGCACGCCCGAAGACCGCTCGACAGGCGACATCAAGAGCAACGAGAACGGCCTTGTTACCGAGGAAGGGACCTTCGAGAACCTCGAGTTCAAGCGCATGATGCAAAAACTCGCCTCGGTTCTTCTCTGCTTCCCGGAAGAACAGCCTGTCGGCGTAGTACTTCAACGCACGGACCGAGAAGGCCTCTTGCCGTACAAGCTCGATGACAAGACTGTGGAGCTGCTGCGCAAGGACACTGTGGCGGCCATTCAGGCCATGGAGTACCCAACCCACAGTCCTTCGAGCACGGTGCGTCGTGTGCGTGAAGAGCGGCAGCTGCGCATTCAGCCGCCCATCCAGGTTGGACACGAGGCTCTCGTTGACTCGTTCGGTGACGTGGTCTACTTCCGCGTCAGGGGTCACGAGCTCGAGTGCCCTGGCTGCGGCTTCTGGGGGATGTTCACGTCTCCCGGTCTTCTCGCAGATCCTGAGCGCGCAGGTCAGGTCTTCAAGACCATCTTCGTCTGCCCGAAGAGGTGCAAGGAGCGCTTCGCTGTCACGTGCCAGCAGGCTCTCGGTTACATCGACACCGAATACCTGCTCGAGCGAACCAAGCTCGATAGGTTCTACTTCCCACGCGCCTGGAATGGAGGCAGGTCGTGGATTAGTCGTGAAGGCCTCCAGAAGAAGTACGACGAGTACAAGAAAGAGAAGGAGAGCACGTCATGTTCGCAAACGATGGTGGAGTAGCGGGTCGTCCTACGGGCGTGGGGCAGTCGGCAGGTCAGCGTGGTGCGATGGCTGGTGGTAGCCGCCGCGTGACCAACATCGCGCGGTCCGAGGAGTTCGCGGTTGAGTGGGTCGACGACGATGGGCGTACGCACATCGAGATCATGCACCGCATCGGAGGTGTGTGGCACCGCGCCCCGAACGGAGAGAACTACGCCGCCACCTTGAAGAGGATCGCGGCCGACTCTTGGCTGGTGAAGCTGCTCGAGGAGCGCATCGCCGGCGAGAACATGGCCAGCATCCCGAAGGAGGATGCGGTCGACGTCCTCGGTGAGGACACACCCACTCCCGCCGCCGGCGTTGCGAAAGGCTGATATGCGTGTCAGGCCTCTTCTCGATTGGCTGGTCGTCAGCCTCGATCCGCTGCCTGAGACGACTCGAGGAGGCATTGTCCTCCCTCAGAGCAGCAGCGGCGCCGAGAGGCAGCGTACGGGCACGGTTCTCCGTGTCGGTCCGGGCCGCTGGCTCTACGGCAAGAACGCTCGCCGCCCTATGGGCGTCAAACAAGGAGACCGGGTCTGCTTCTTTCGGGAGAACCTCGAGCACCAGCAAGGCAAAGCCATTCAGCGCGTCTTGCAGCAGCTGGAGGAGGACATCGGGATGATCCGCGAGGACGACATCCTTTACCTACTGGAGACGGCATGAGACTCGTCGTCATCACCGAGACCAAACCATTCACCGTTTCCTTCAACTTCATGTGGGCGCCGACGTTCATCGGCCTCGACAACAGTCTCAAGAAAGAACTCGAGGAGCGCATCGGACCCGAACTCGTAGGCAAAGAGGTGAGCGACAAGGTCCTCGACGAGGCGCATGACAAGATTGTGGCCTTCATCGTTGAGAAGTACAGCGCCATTGAGGGACTGCGCGACTACCTCGACGCCATCAAGTTCATCCAAGAGCGATGAGAGAAGGACGGCTGCAGCTGCGTATCGATGACCGGCTCAAGGAGCAGGCGACCCGCGTCGTGAAGCGCAGGCACACTACTCTGACCGCAGTCATCACGCAGTTTTTGCAGCAGCTGGTAGAGTCCGATGCGATGGAGCGACGCGTCGGTGTGCGTGATCACGAGGAGCAAGTCTGATGGCGGAGTACGAGGAAGTCGAAGGGTCTATCGAGGTCCCCAAGAACGTAGGGGTGACCGGGTTTCTCAAGAGCATCGAGGCCATCCTCAAGCAGTCGAGGGTGCAGTCGGTCTCGGTCGATGCTCGTGGCAAGGTCACCTACCGGCGCTTCGTTCGAGGCGGCGAGCAGTCGGAGCCTCTTTCGGTCGACTTCGAGACGCTGCAGCCCCACTCCATCATCCGAAACAGCGAGGTGCTGGAAATTCCCTCGGAGCAAGAGAACGCTGCCGTAGTCGTCGGCCGGCTCTTTCATCGGATGTCGGTCGACCAGCTGAATCCTGTGGCCTTTGTTGGCGGCGCCAACACGCACTTGTGGCAGTGGTACAAGGGCTGGACGGGCATCGAGTGCGTGACGCATGACGAGTTTTTCGGCGTACCCTTCTTCACGGACCGCCTCATCGAGGACCACGTGCTCATTCTCTGCGCGGCGTATTCCAAGGCCGCGGCTCTCATCGACACGAAGAAGAGCTACAAGGTTGCCATGCAGCAGGTGAAAGAATGACCCCTCTGACCAAGGCTGTGCTCAAGGCCGGTGTCGTCTCACCCGCGATGCTCAAGGAGATGCAGCGCTTCAACCCGGCGCTGAAGGGGGAGGAAGCAGCCGAGGAGCCGGTCGACCTTGACACGGCGTCGTCGCTCATCGTGTCGGCATTGAACAGCGAGGAGTACGTCCTTGTTCGGGAGACCGACCTCGAGGCCGTTCGTCAGTACCTTTCGACGACACGCACCGGTCTTCTCCATCTGGACAGTGGGCAGCAGGACACCGATGTCGACGTCACGTACGGCAAGACCCCGCTCGGCGAGTACATCATCGCGTGGGTTAGTGACTCCATCGAGACGTTCTTGACCAACGGCCTCTCGTATTTGGAGGAAGACGGCAAGCGTGTGTTCTTCAAGGACGTACGCGAGCTGTTCTTCGGAGACAAGAAGGCCTTCATGGTCTGCACGGCGTCGACGGTGGAGGCCCATGGCGACCACAGCTAAGGAGCTCATCGCGGCGCTACGCGCCAAGGTGGGGTTCGAGGTGGTCGCGCAGAGTGAGACGCCGGGACAGCTGCGTCTTCTCGGGCGCATCCCTGACGGCCGCCTTGGGCTGAACGGCAACAACTGGAAGATCGTGATGTGGCGCCTTCTCGAAGCGATGGAGCGCGGTCGACCATGGAAGGTCGACCTCTCGAAGTCGTACTTCATCAAGAAGGAAACTAACCGTATGGTGTACGCCTGGCGCATCCTTCTTCAAGGCGAGGGCATTGCGGGGCACTACGCGGACATCGCGAACATCATCAAGACCTCTCCCTCGGCACGCGCAGAGGTCATGGAGATTCCGCTAGGCGGTGTCGACTCGGACAGGAACAACACGGCGGGGGGCCGTCGAGGCGCCGGGCCTTCTGGTACAGTAAAGGTGGGCCCCGAAGCTGTCGCAATGAAGCAGCGGGGAGGTTGAGCCGTGCCGGTCATCACACAACAGGTCAAGTACGGGGAGGACAACCCGATCGAGGCAGCCCCTACTCTGTCCGAGGAGGACATTGAGACGCTCAAGCAGCGAATGATTGTGCTCGAGAAGGAGCTCGCCGCTCGCAAGATCGCCAAGTACAAGATCGAGCTGTTCTTCAACAGCCGACGTACGGGTAGGGCCGCCCACGCCGGCGCGGTCTCCTTCTGGGAGAGCGGCGCCAAGCTGCATGGCGGCGGCGACTGCAAGATCTACTTGTGCCCCGGTAAGACTTTGGGTGTGAGCGACTGCCAGGGCCTCATCCCCGATGCGTCGCAGGGTTACGGCCACCTCGTCTGCCCCTCCTGCCAGAAGGTATGGAAGGGCACGCAAGTGCATGGAGAGATCTTCGCACGCCTGTCGACCGACAACTGGGCCCGGCTTCTTTACAAGTACTTCGTGCGCCTCGGTCACAACGCGGACATCTACGTGAAGGTCCCGAAGATCGACTTGCGCAAGGCCGCCACCCTTGAGCAGAGCAAGCAGTTGATGGGCGAGCAGCTCTCGGTGGCGCGCGCCAAACGCGAGGTCTTCATCTATCCTCTGCGCAACATCATCAAGGACACCTCTTCTGGTGCTAACCTACTGGGACGCTTCAAGGCGCTGCTATCCGCATGAGTGAAAGCAACGAAAAAAAGAGGAAGTTCAGGGCGCACAACGTCTCTTTCCTCGAGCACATCCTGCGCATCATCAAGACGGACTACGTCGACGGTGACACCGAGGCGAAGAAGACCGTCATCTGTGAGCAGGTGGAACCCGCCGACCGTATCGTGGCGCAGGAGTCCATCCTCTACTGCATGAACTTCATCATGGAGAAGCAAGGCATGGAGCTCGATGAGCGCGACGCCTTCCTCACCATCCATCGAGACGAACTCGTTCCCAAGCAAAGGACCCAGTCGAATGACGCAGCAGCGCCGAAAGAAGGCAAGAAGCGCAAGCGCAGCAAGACCCCACCGCCCACAGGCGGGGAATCAACCTAGCGTCTTCGCTGCCATGCAGGCGCTCACCGAGCGCGTGAAGCAGCTCGAAGACGCCTTCAACACCAACACGAAGGCCTTCTCCGACGGCATCCAGATGATCGAGGCGCAGCAAGAAGTGCTGCGGCGGGTGGCCCAGGACCTGTTCAACGAGCTGCGGTTCGGTATCAAGGGGCACATCCCTGTCACCGAGACCAACGCCATCAACTTCAATGCCTACCTCAAGGAGTACATCGAGGAGCTCGCGGCGGCCGAAGCGAAGGCGGAAGCCGAGAAGACCCACGTGAAAGAGCACGTCATCGCGGCGGCGAACGAGGGCGAGCCCATCATCTTCGGAGGCGACTGATGAAGATCATCCGCGGCACCAAGGACAACAAAGGCAACGTCTTCCAGAAGACACCTGAGGGCGGTGTTGGTCGTCAGCGTTGCATGAAGTGCCAGAACCTCTGCACATCGCAGCGACTGCCTGACGGCAAGCAGGTGATGAAGTGCGGCGGCTGTGGCGCTGCGTACACGGTCACCCCGCTCGGCGCTCCAAAAGCTCCACGTCCCGGCGCATTGCCCACGCGCGCTCCTCGATGAAGTGTCCCGTGATCACGAAGCCGTGCTTCGTGTAGAGCTGGAACGCGCGATGGTTGCTCTTCTTGACCGTGAGAACCGTCGTCCGGTTCTTTGCCAGCACGTGGCGAAGAAGTTCGGTGCCCACACCAGAACGCTGCTGCTGGGGGTCGACGGCAAGCCGGGTAATGTCGAGCAGATAGCCGTCGTCTCGGACCAGGATGTAGCCGAGCACGGGGTTCTCCGTCGCAGCCTCGAGCACGAAGCCTTGCCCCACCTGCAGCTCGCGCACGATCATCTCCTCGCTCATCGAGTTGGAGAAGAGCATCCCCTCGAGCCGGAGGATGCCTGGGATGTCGCGGTCGAGTGCTTGTCGAAGCATGGGAGGCTAAATAATAGCGCGCAGCCCTCGCGGGCGCGCGCTATTCGTCAGCAACTACCTCCCTCAGACCACACAGCCACCGAGTGCCGCACCGTGGTCGTGGCCTTCAGACGTCGCACTCGATTCAGCTCCTTGACGAGCTCCAGTTCGTGCCTGTCGATGGCCGCTTGCAGCTGCGGTAGACGCTCACGCCGTGGGCGCGCCTGGCATTGGTGTAGGGCGGCCGTCGCTTCGCGCTCCTGCGCATCAAGTGTCTCGAGAACGTGGAAGAGTTCAAAGCCTTTCAACATGGGGACCTCCATGCTTCTTATCCCCGAACCGCAGGAGGATTTGTGATGCTGACGGTGGTAGTAGGAGCTGTAGAAGAAGGCAAGACGCTGGAGAGCACGGTCGAGGAAGACATCCGTGCGTTCGAGACGTGGTTCCGCGCCAAGGGCAACGACCCACTCGTTCGATCCGAAATCGCGATCTTGAAGACCTACTTGTACTTCAAGACGCACAACGAAGGAGATGAAGGCGATGGCCCGGAAACAAGTCGTGGAGATCGAGTGTTCGAGGTGCCAGAGGGTGGAGACGCGGCCGGGGGTGGAGCCGGAGACGGTTCCCTCTCCGAGCCACGCGTTCTCGGCGAGACTCCAGGACGCTGAAGGCAAGGAGTTCGTCGTCTCCTTCGAGGACCTCTGTGGGCCCTGTCAGCGCACCGTGCGCGCGCTGCTCGAGCAGATCGGCAAGCGCATAGAGGGTGTGTCTCCGGACCGCAAGGCGGCTCCCAAGAAGGACCAGCCGGTGGCTAAGGAAAAGGGGGCAGCCAACGGCTCCACCCCCCACCCTACTCACTCAGCCGCGGCTGGTACAGCTGCCTCTACTAAGGGAGCAGCCGACCGTCGGTAGACCCTGTTGCCGTTTTGGTCGAAGCGACCATCACGGTTGTCCATGAAGATACCTTCACCTGTCCACTGAATTGACATCCAGGGACTGGCCCCCTCCAGTGCACCGTTGCGCTGTATGCGGAAGCTCGCTCCCTTGTGCATGACGAGCACGACGTCGAGGTAAGCGACCCCCTCGTTGATGCGCTCGAGCTCTTCAGCTGTGCAGAAGGTGAGCACACCATCGTCCGGGAAGGCGTTGTACGCCCTCTGGACTTCCGGAACCTTGCGCCCTCTCAGCTGCGTCACGTACGAGTTCGAGGTAAGCCTTACCTTGCCGCCAACACCCCCGGCAGTCACTACGCGTACCAAGCACTGCCTGTCGTGTAGCCTTCCGTGCTTCTTCTTCCCTCTGAACAGGATGAAGCCGTCGCCGAACTCGACGTTCACGTCTTTGAGTGCGTGGGGATAGTCGGGATCGGTGTTGAAGCAGTCCTTGACGCAGTCTGTGATCTGCGTGTCGAGCAGGAGCCGCATGGTGCAGCCTGGTGGCGTTGGTAGGTATGGGGCGACGTGCCCTTCTTCTCCACTCCCGATGAGTACGGGGATGCCCTGCTTCACTTCTTCCATGACCTGAAAACAACGCATGGTCTCCTCCTAGCGTCGGCAGACACTCTGGTGTCCGCCAGAGGTCTTATGCCGCGCTAGGAGGAGACTTTTGCGTCAGCTCGCAGCTAGGAGAGCCTGTACGTGAAGCGCGCGCTCGACCGTGTGCATTGCGGTGCTGAGCGTGTACTTCGCCGCAACGTCACGTGTGCACCGGTGCGCCGCCAAGAGGCGGTTGTATGCGATGCGACCCGTTCGCTGGTCGGTGACCCTTCGATGCAGCTGGCAGCCGTGTGCTCTTCCCGTTCCGAGAGGAAGGTCAGACAGAAGAGGACGGCTTCGTTGGCAGCGTCGTACCTGTCGTTGTCGAGTTCCGTGGTCATCGTGTTCATGGCGTCCTCCTTTCTTCTTGTAGATGTACGTTCTGTCGCGCGGCACCGCAAGGGTAAAAAAGAAGATGTCAAGTGGGGAGCAGTAGGCACAGACCCTAAAAAAAAGAACGGCGCCCACCCCCCACGGCCAGGGGGATGAGCGCCGAGTGAAGGCATCCCGCGCAGACAAGAAGGAGGAGGCCCTTTGGGAGCGGTGGGACCCTTCAGTAGTCTTATGCCGCGGCGTGAGGCGCTTTTGCTGAACCCCTGAGAGGCTAAGTGAAAAGTGCCGCCCCGAAGGGCAGCACTCTCACCCAGCCGACCTACTTCTTCGGCGTGCCGGGAACGACCTGCTCGACCTTGACCGTGTCCGGCATCAGCAGCGCCTGCATGCCAACGACGACGAGGCCGGTCACGATGCCCGTGGCCACGGCCGTCGCGCCAACGCGGATGGCCTCGGCCTTGAAGCTGTGCTGCCGGTCGAACCTGCCGACCAGAGCCTCGGCGGCGTTGGCCATGCGGTTCGTGTTCCGCTCGACGGCGTCCACCGCCGGGTGGCTGCTGTTCTCTTCGTTGCGCGTCCTGTTCGTCTCCTGAGTCGTGGCTTCCATGTGGATGTCCTCCTTCTTGGTTTGGGTGGTCGGAACTACTGTCCTTCCACTGTTCTTATCCCCGGATTCTCTCGGCTTTTGCTCCGAGGTCAGTCCGAGGTACTCCAGCTGCCGTCTCTGCTGCGCACTGAGCTGCGCGCGCAGTCCAGGTTCTTGTCCTTCCATGGCCGTGCCTCCTACGGTGGGCAGTGCGCCCCTATGTTCTTGTTCCCTTGTGCCCTTCGTGTTTGCTACGCGACCGCTCCACAAGAAGAGCAGGCATGCAGCACGCCTTTGCGCCGTAGCGTCTCGGCCAGCTCCAACCCAGCGACGACGTCCGGGTGTGTGACGATGCGATGGAGCTGCTCGCGGTCGACCACGATTCCGATGCTCACCGGTTTCACTTCGCGTGTGCCTGCGAGCAGGCTGGTGAGCCTGTGCAGCCGTTCGAGGGGACGGTCGAGTGCCAAGAAGGCCTTCGCCACCGACCTCACGCACAGGATGCTGATCATGTTGTTCTCCTTTCTTCCTCACGGGACCGTGATGCAAGTCGCCATGGCCGTGACCGAGGGCACCGGCGAGATGCCGGGGTTCACGTCACACTCCCAGTAGCTCGCCGTCCCGGCAGGGTTGTTCGTCGGTTCCGAGAGGATCACCCCGAAGTCCTCCGCCGAGCAGCCGCCGTTGAGCAGGATGTCGTTCACACCTTTGCAACTCGCAGCGGCGGTGCCCGTGCCGTTGGTGCCACCGACGCTGACGGTCGTCACCGTGTAGATGCTCGCCTTGCTGGTGAGCAGGCCAGGTGCGCCCGCCGCGCCGGCGGGACCCTGCGGTCCTTGCGCGCCCGCCGCGCCCGGCGTCCCCGCGGCGCCCGCGGGACCCTGCGCACCGGCCTGGCCGTCAGATCCGGGGCTGCCTGCGGGACCTTGGGGACCGGTGGCTCCTGTTGCTCCTCGAGCGCCGGTTGCCCCTGCTGGACCTTGGGCACCCATCGGACCGGCAGGACCTTGGGGACCCACCGCACCGGGGTTCGAGCAGCACTGGCCGGACCCGACGCTGCCGCTGCTACTTCCACCGCTGCTGCCGCTTGACGGGTTGTCCCCCGTGCCTCCCGCGGCAACCCCGCAACCACTGACCAAGAGAAGTACCGCCACCAGAAGAACCTTGTTTGCTTGCATGGAATTGCCTCCTTCATCCCTCTTATGCCCCTTTTGGCTCAGGAATTGAGGAACCGAGCCCGGCCCCTCGTGGTAGGGTTACTGGCGCCCGATGCCGCTCAGCAGCACCGAGATCGCCGCCATGAACGGCTCTTTCCAGAGCCAGGCGATGAACAACCTCCAGTACGCGTCCGCCATTGGACAAGGCGCCGGGGTGTATGGGGGTGGGGGTGGCTACCGTGGTGCCGGTGGCGACCGCGCTATGGGCAGCGCCATGGGGATGGCCGGAGCCGTCGGCGCGCCCCTCATGAGCGGCGCCATGGGCCTCATGGGCCTCGACCCCATGTCGATGGGGCTGAAGGCAGGGATGAGCGCGTTCGGTAGTGGAGCAGGCCTCGGCGGCGCAGCCCTCGCCGGCGGAGCGGTGGCGCTGCCGTTCATGGCGGCAGGTGCCGCGGTCTCGTACGTCGGCGGGCAGATGTACGAGGGGGCCAGCCAGCAGTCGAACCTCAACGCGCAGCTCCGGAGCTCCTTCAACTTCCAGAACAGGCAGGGGGGGACCGGTTTCAGTCGGTCGGACATGACCTCCATCGGGTCCGCCGTGCGGGAGATGACCGAGCAATTCGGCCCCGGCGGTGAGATCGCTTCTTTCAAGGAACTCTCCGGACTGGCCGGCAAGATGGGCCAGATGGGCTTCGCCCAAGGGGTCCGTGACGTCAAGGACTTCACCAGCCGTTTCAAGGAGATAGTCAAGTCCCTGAAGACCATGGCCACCGACCTCGGCACGACGCTCGAGGGGGCGATGGAGTTCGCCCAGGCAGCCAAGAGCTCGGGTGTCTTCGGGGCGAACCGTGCCGTCGGCTTCACGGCCGCTGCGCGTCAGGCGACCGTGTCGGGTGGGCTCGCACTCAGCGAGGTGACAGGGGCGGCCAGCATCGGCTCGCAGATCTCCCGTTCCATTGGAGGCCTCGGGCGCCAGGGGGCGATGGCTGGCGTCCGCACCATCAGCCAGATCGGCACCGCCCAGCAGATGGGCGTCCTCTCGGAGGAGGACATCTACAACACCACAGGGCAGACGGGTGCTGAGGGGCGCCAGTCCTTCGCCGCAAGTGCGATGGCATCGTCAGGCAGGTTCCTTCAGAGCGGGCGCGGACGTCGGATGCTGGCCTCAATGGCGGGCAAAAACGGCACCTTGGACGAGGACGCTGTCCAGCAGATCCTAAGTGGGGGGATGAGTATCTCGGAGACGATGCGGCAGGACCGCGCCCACGTGACAGGTGCGGGCGCGCCGGTGAACCGGGCGAACTTCATCCGGAACGAGGGACGCCTGCGCGGCGCTGCGATGGAGCGCCTCGGTGGGTTCCTCCCTGCTCTGCAGCTGCAGGAGTGGGCGGCGTCCAAGGGTGTCGACATCAACGACATGGACGACCGTTCGATGCTATTCGCCCAGCGTCAGCTCGGCATGGGGCGAGACGAGGTCGACCAAGCCGTGAAGATGGCCAACGCGATGCCGCAGATCCTCGAGCGCGAGCGGCGCTCGGCGTCGCAGGACCAGTACTTCCAGGCCTTGTCGACGGCGCGCAAGGGGCAGGGCATTGAAGGCGTGAAGCAGAAGTTCGAGCAGGCCAAGTCGCTCATCAACGGCAAGCTCGAGAAGGCTGGGCAGGACATCTTCAATGCCGGCAGCGAGGCCGTCGACAGCTTCTTCAACAAGCTCTTCGGCACCTACGTCGAGACGTACTCCAAGGACATCGATGACAGCTACCGCTCCATGCTGAGCGGGGGTGCGCAGGGCCGCGGCGCCGCGGCGCGCGCTTTCGGTGTGGGTTCGACGGGTAGTGTGGGGTCGCTGCTGAACCGCGGTGCGCGTCAGGCAATGGGTACAGGTGGCGTTGGTGGTGTTGCCACAAAGGACCTCGCGACAGCGCTCAACACGGGAGGCCTCTTCCAGAAGACGGGAGCGGAACAACTGCGTGAGGCTGGCTTCGAGACGCGCGGCATGAATAGCCAGCAGATTCAGTCGAAGCTACAGAGCATCCAGACTGCGCAGCGCGCTGCGGCTACGGGCTACAACGAAGCCGCCCTGGCCATCGGGTCGCAGGGAGGCAAGGCCGACTTCATCCAGGCGGCCTACGCCATGAAGAAGGTTGAAGGGGAGGGCGACGCGCGGGTCGACAGTCTCACGAAGCTCATCAACGAGCAGGCGAAAGGCAACCCGAACGACCCGAACACGGTGGCCGCACGCGCCATGCAGGACCAGCTGCGCGGCAAGTCTGACGCCGAGCGTGTGGGCCTGCTCGCGAACTACGAACGCGCGCAGGGCATTCAGGGCAAGGCAGGTCTCGCCGCGCGTTACGGGCTTCCTGAGGGTGGCATGGTGGGCATCCTAGCCAAGCAAGGCACTGCCGGCTTTGGGTCCATGGGGGAAGAGAACGCCGCCTTCGCCAAGGCACTCGGGTTCGGCAGAAAGGGCAGCGTGAAGGAGATGCTGGCCGAGGGAGGCATCACAGCCGGGCTCTCCATGCTCCCTGGTCTCGGACCCGTGCTTGGAGGGCTGCTCGGCGCAGCCTCCAGCGGCTTTGTCCACGACATCATCGGGAGGGTCACGGGCAGCGGCGAGCGAGAACAAGCCGCCGGGCGGTTCATCAAGGGAGAGGCCTTCCGCGATCTGTCCGCAGGGCTGCTCAGCGCGGACCGCAAGGTGTCTGAGCAGGCCATGGCTTCGCTGCAGAAGGACATCGCCAACCAGACCGGAGAGGACACCCCTGAGACGGAAGTGAAGCGTGACATGTTGCAGGCGGCGAAGTTCGCCACGTTCATGAGCGTGGGCAACCCAACGCCTGAGCAGCAGGCAGCGAAGGCCAAGGAGCTCGGCGTTCCGCTCGACAAGCTGAAGTCTACGCTTGGTGGCATGGCCACGGTGCTCGACACACGCCAGAGGAAAGACCTGGCAGAACAAGGTCGACGTCTGATGGTCAGCTCTGCACAGGAGAAGGACCAGCTCTCCATGCACGGCATCATCGACGCCGACGGCCGACTGACAGGAGCCAAGACCAAGGAGCTCACAGCACTTGGCGGGGCTGCTCTCGAGTTCGCCCGCCTCTCGGTTGGCATCACGGAAAAGGAGGGCACCTTCACAGGTACCGGCTCTGACGCAGACCGGGCCATCATGGGGAGTATCTCTGATGATGCCTCACGACGTGGTGACATCCTCGAGCACATGACTGTCGAGCAGAAGAGAAAGGCAGCCAAGGCGCTCGCAGGAAGTGAGGGAGCTGCGGAGCTCAGTCGGTCAGCCGCCGAGCAGCAGAAGTTCATGACGATGTCGAAGCGCTACGGAGGACAGGGAGCTGTCGCGCGCTCGCTCGGCATCTCCCTCTCCCCCGAAGAGCTGAAGAACCTGAACCTCACCCGCCCCGAGGACGTGAAGGCCTTGCTTGGTCGTGCAGGCTTGGCCAGCGAAGAGAACGTCGCGTCACTTTCGGGAGCCGTAGGCAAGGGAGCAGGTTCCATCGCCGAGGTCCTTCGTCGAATCAAGGAAAGCGCGGCGGGACAGGAAGCCGAGAAGAAGCGTAGCGAAGCCTTTGAGAGTAGTCCCGAAGGCAAGCTCGCCGGTGAGATGAAGAAGAACAGTGATAAGGCCAACCAGTTCCTCGAGGCACTTGTGAAGGGCAACACCTTGTCGCTGGCCGCACTGAACGAGATCAAGAAGAACGGCACAGACAACCCGGAGGATAAGAAGTGAAGTCCCTTCTGTTCACCGGCGACCTGCCGTTTGGTGTGCCTCCCGGCTGCTCGCCGTGCAGAACGGAGGTGTCCATCGTCATCCGCAAGTTCGGGCGGCTCTACACCTTCAAGCTTCGAGACAAGACTTCGGTAGAGGACCCCTACCTTGTTCTCGTCAAAGCCGAGGCCTTTGCCATACAGCAAGGAGAGCCGTACGCTGGCAGCGCCCCTGACCGAAGTCTTCGCGACGTGTTGGTGAAGTCGAACGTCCAGATCTGAGGCGACCATGGCCGTCTTCGTCGAACTCACCACAGACGCCTTCGCGAACAACTTCAACAAGAGCAGCTCTTCTGCAAAGGCTGCCCGTCGTGCGGGCACGTCACAGGCACGCCGACCGCTTCGAGGCCTCGAGGTCAAGGACGATACGTACGCCGTCCTCAAGGTGGTGCAAGCCGATGGCACGGAGCTTCCTCTGCTCGATTCCGGGTCCTTCAGTGGGACGTCGACCTCGTACACCAACTTCATCTTGCAGTCGGTGCGCGAAGCGCGGATGGAGAAGCACCAGATCGTCGAGACTTTTGGTGAGCCTTACATCTTCTTCTTCGGGGAGAGCCCGCGCTTTCTCGACGTGACCGCGGTCCTCGTCGACTCGCTCGACTTCAACTGGTATGCGGAGTGGTGGGAGAACTACGACCGCTACCTGCGCGGTACGAAGAGCGTCGAGATGGGCGCGCGCACCTACCTCTTCTACGACGACAACATCGTCGAGGGGTACATGCTGATGGCCCAGACAGGCAAGTCGGCCGAGCAGCCCTTGCAGGCCTCGCTCACCTTCCGCTTGTACCTCACCAACTATTCGAACATCACCATCACCGGTGGCGCCTCGGCCGACCCACGGTTTCCTACGCGCCCCGCCTACCCTCCCGTCACCATCCCTTCCGACGGCACGCCGGCCAACTCCGTCGACCCCTTCTCGCCTCCAGCCACAGGGTTTATCGCGCAGAACGTCGACGAGTTCACCGGCGCCGAACCTGAAGAGCTGCCGCCGCTCCCACCATCGGACCAGCAAGACCAGGAGCAGGACACGGCAGGTCAGCCTGACGCAGCGGACCTCGGGCAGACGGCCGTGCAGCAGCTGAGCGCGTATGGGGCGAACATCAACAACCCCAGGGCCTTCGGCTTGCTCGGAATGGGGCCCTACTTCTCGACGGCCACAGGGTTCGGTGTCTTCGGCGCCGTCGGCGCCGTTGCCAGCTTTGGCGTCCTGGGCGTGTCTTCGTTCGGCTCTGGCTACCGCGGCGGGATCAACGGCGGCATCGGCTTCACGGGCGTCTTCACGCAGCAGACGGTGGCAGCGGCGCCGGTGGCTTCTGTCTCCCCCTTCGCAGGGCAGACACCTGTCTTTGGTGTGCCTGGCCAGCAGCCCTTCTTCGGGTTCCCTGGACCGCAACCTGTACTCGGAGTACCAGGTCAGCCCTTCTTCGGCATCCCTGGGCAGACGCCTCTCTTCGCCACAGGTTTCCCTGGGCAGCAGCCGCAGATCTACGGCAACGGCGTCATTGTGCAGGGAGGCGTCGTCTCTGGCACTGGCATTGGTGGCGGCATCCCACTCGGGATGAGCGGCGGCATCGGGCCCAACGGTCCAGGCACACTACCCCAATTCACAGGAGGCAGTAGCTACGCCTACCCGAACGGCTACAACTCCTCAGCGGGCTACGGCGGTGGGGTGTCAGCGTACGGCGCGGCCATCAGTGTGGGAGGTGCGCCGAGCGCATTCTCCACGTACGTCGCTCCTGGCTCTCTTGTGGCAGCAGGCACCGTGCAGTCTGGGTTCTTCATCGGTCCAGGTGGCGTCTCCTCGTACACAAACACGACGGGGGTCTTTGTCTGATGGCCGGTGGTGTCGGCCAGCGGATGCGACTTCGCCTCTTCATCGAAGGGGTAGAAGTACCTGTCATCGCCGCACAGGTGAACGTCGTTCCGAACTCGCCGGCGGCGTGCTCCATCCAGATCCCTCCGCTCGTCTCAGGTACGAACATCTTCCCTCGTTCGCTCGTGCACCTCTTCTTCCTCGATTTCTATGAGGTGCAGTCCCCGTTCACGACGCAGACTGGTGCGCCCAACACGAACACTAACCAGAGTCCGACGGCGTACGAGAACGTCAACAACCCGGCGCCTCTCACGGTGGCGCAAGCGCCTGGTGTGGGCGATGCCCAGGACATCCAGAACGCGCGCTACAAGCTGCTTTTCGGTGGCGAGGTGGTCGGCTTTCAGTGGACCAAGAACGCCTCGAACCGCTCGCTTGTTCTTCAGTGCCAGGACTGGAGCAACTACTGGGACTACGCCTACCAGTGGAACAACACCGACCTCTTTGGTCCGGGCGTCAAGGCGATGTTCTCTGGAGGTTCGACCAACCTCTTCACCGACTTCCTCGAGGACGAGGGCTCGGCCATCATCCGCATCATCCAGACACCGAGTGTGCAGTACCCGAACTTGAAGGGTCTGCTCGGTGGCATCGTGCACCTGCTCGAGGCCATCGGTGGCAGCTACTACCAAGGCAAGCAGTTCGCCGGTGAGAACATCTTCTTCTCACTAGCCGAGCTCCGTCTGCACATCACCCAGATGATCACGGCTTACGAGAACGACCCGACCGCGAGTCGCCTGCTGGCCGCTGGCTACGACTCACTGCTCGGTCGTACCCTCGGTGACCTTGGTCAGCAGGTCTCCATTCGTCAGGCCATCAATGCGCTTATGGGCATCATCTTTCACGAGACCTACGCCCAATGCTGCCCACTCTACGTCCCCGGCTCGGGCAACGTGCCGTCCGGTAAGACGCAGCTGAGTGTTAGGCAGGATGCGGACTTTGGCTTCATTGCGACCAATGCCGATGGCCTGCTGCAGTCCATCTCGCAGGTGCAGTCGACCTTGTCCTCTCCTTCTGGAGCAGGGACGAGCGACGAGCAGCAAGCGGCCGTTCTTGCATCTCTCTCCGCCATGAAGTCGCTCTGTGACAGTACGACCAACATGATCACAGGCAAGACTGTCGCTGGCGCCAAGTCCTACTACGCCAGTGCCTCTCGTTCTCTTGCCCAGGCGCAGGCCAAGGCGCACAACTGGCGGCCGGGGGCGAACCCGAACATCGTCTCGAGCATCAACAGCGACCTCTCCAATGCCCAGACGAACTTGCAGAAGGCATCGAACTTCACCGTCTCGATGACCACCAAGCAGGTAGTCGCCGCGCGTCTCAACCAGCAGATCTTCCGCCCCGATGTGTGGTTCAGCGCCCCGCCGTGCTGCAACGTGATCTTCCCTGAGCACTACAACTCACTCAATTACGCGCGCTCTTTTCTTCAAGAGCCGACGCGCCTCCTTCTCAAGACCAACGACGAGTTCTTCGGTGAGGACGAACTCTTCGACCAGTTCTACTTCGCTCCCAAGGGCTTCACTCTGAAGACGGGAGGCCGGGAGCTGCAGAACATCTTGAGCAACGACCTGCTCGACCACGAGCTCTTCTCTGGCATCCTGCCGGTCTTCGAGAAGATGGGGGAGCTCAACATCTTCGCCGCGCGTTCGGGCACTGTGAACGGCAAGGTCCCGAAGATCGGTCTCGCGCAGCGCTCGTGCAACTTCCTCTACTTCAAGTACCGCTTCGCGGCGCGTCAGCTGACGCTCTCAGGCAAGTTCAACCCGTACCTGGCATGCGGGTTCCCGGCCCTCGTCATCGACAAATACGTCGACCAGGACACGATCACCCTGCGACAGCAGCTGCTCGCGCAGAGTGGGGGACCGACACCGGAGATCAACCAGCTGCTAGGCGCACACTTCCTCTGCAACCTGACCGAGGTCTCGCACAACGTCAGCCAGAACGACGGTACGACAGCACTCAACTGCTCTTACGCACGGCAGCCCGAGGAGTCGGTGGAGTTTCTCGGCGTGCTCAGGCAGGACCAGACGGTACACAAGCGCTTCGATACGGACGCGACGCGCGTGTCGGTCGTGGCCGCCGTCGATCCGCCCAGTGTCAACTCGCTCGGTCCGAACCTTGGCAACATCACCGCGGTGCAAGATGTGACGGCTGCGTACTCGGGGCAGGACTTGTCCACCGCGCAGAAGCTGCCGCTCTATCAAGGGCCGGCTCGTGCAGGTACGACGCAGGCATCCCTAAGTGTTCCCATAGGGATCACTGCGGCGGCAGGCGACTACGGTCAGGGTGTTGTGAGCCTCATCGGAAACCCGACTGCGCTCGTGACTTTCCGCGCCTACCGCATCACCGAGAGCATCCCGCGCTACAGAAAGGAGACCGTCGACCTGCCAGCCGAGGAGTACATCCGGCCGGGGTGGTACGGCGACATCTGGGCGCCGGCGAAGATTGGTCAGGCTTACCAGCAGTTCTTCCAGACGAGCGCCATCACCGACCAGCGCCAAGTCACGCTCAGCAACTTTGGTTCTGTCGGTGTGCAGGGAGATCAGGCGCAGCAGGCCCTATCGACGCAGCAGCAAGCCGTTGATGCTGACGATCCGAACGCCAACGCACCTGGCCTGCTCGCCCTCGACAGCAACTCCACCATCCAGGATGCTGTCGCGTTCATCGTCGAGACCTACTCGCTCATCAAGCAGCAGCCGGGTCTCGACGTCGACGAGTACATCCGGAGCTACAACTGGCGCCCCATCGCGAGCATGGTTGATCTCTTTGGGAGCAGTGACCTGGTACTAGATCAAACCGGACAGCATGTGGTGCAGGGCATCGAAGGGATGCACTCCCGCGCGTTCGGCCCGTACAATGATCTGTTCGGGCTCGTGACCCCTGATATTGAGAACGTGCTCGGGATAAAACGTGGGTCGACAGTGGCACAGAAAGCCGATACTAGGGGCAGGAAACAAAAAGCAATCCAGGACTACGTGGCTGCTCTTCAGTTCGCGAGGGCCATCCTCGGGTAGTAATAGGCAACATCACCAAGATGCCTCGGTCCTTCTTGCTGGAGTTGCACTTGCCGCAAGCCGGCACGATGTTCTCGGCCGTTGTTCCGCCCCCGCGAGAGACAGGGATGACGTGCTCCTGTGTCAACTTCAACCCCGTCCGCAAGCAGTACGCGCAGGTCCAGTTGA